AAACTGATCTTCCTGTGGTTGCAATACCTTGAGTCGCAGTCGCTGCCCAAGGTGTTCGTGTATGGGCAGGATCAGCGGCAGGCGACCGCGATGGCCGACGACATCGCCTCAATGCGCGCGTCCGGTATTGCGGCGTTCAAACGGCCGCCGCAGGGTGAGAAAACGTTTGAACTGCTCGAATCGTCCGGGAAGGGCGCCGACCAGTTCAATGAGGCCCTGTCGTTCCTTGAAACATGGCAGACCAGCAGTGTGCTGGCCGGGTTCATTGGCTTGTCCAGCCTGGCCAGCCTCGGCCGCGGTTCCCTCGCCCTGTCCCAGGATCAGTCGTCGTTCTATTTGAAAAGCCGCCAGGCGGTCAGCGCGGAAATGTGTGAGTCGTTCACCCACCAGGTCATCGCACCCCTGGTCACCCTGAATTTCGGGCCGGATGCTGCGTATCCGCGGCTGACGTCGGGGCCGCTGACCGACGACAGTGAAGCGTCACTCGTCACCCTGTTCCAGGCTTTGGCGGTCGCGCCGAGCCTGCGGATCCCCGACGGGATCCTTGACCTGATCACCGAACGCCTCGCGTCGGTGCTGAACCTGGACCAGGACCTGGTCACGCAGATCATCCAGCAGGGCGCGAAGGACCGCGAAACCCAGGCCGTCGCCGCCGCCCCACCGGGCATGCCGAAACAGGCTGCGGCGGGGATCGGGCAGCTCGCGGGTGCGACCGCGGCGGCGACGAAACTGGCCCGGTCCGCAGTGAAGGCGGCTGGTGGTGAGCCGTTGCCGGAGGATCTGAACGCGCCGTACACCCCGCCGCCGCAGTCGGGCACCGGCCCGCCGAAGTGACCGGCCCGGCAGCTACCCTGTACAGCCCGTCGCGGGCGTTGTGGATCACGATCCGGGCCCGGTTCGCGGACTGGCGGCGGCGCACAAGGGCACGGGGGTCCGGTCCGCAGGGCAACCGGGGTAACTGGCCGCCGAGCTGACGCCTGAGAGACGGCCAGCCCCCTTCGCTGCCCACCGGAGGGAGGTGAGGAATGGGCAACATCACGGTTGGCCGCTATGCGGATCCCGCATCAGCCGGCTATCAGGGGTGGCTGGAACCAGACGGCAAGTCGTGGATCATGTTCGTTGACCGCGACGGCAGGCCGGTCGTCTTCCTGGATCGCGACCCGGCAACGGGCGCAGTCAGGTAGCCAGTAGCGGGCTGCGGGATGAGCAGCCCCACCCCTAGACCGTGATCATGGGGGGGCAGTTGTGACCACCACTGCCACCGCAACCCAGCCGGCGCAACCCGGGCAGGCTCAGCAGCCCCCCGACGACAGCCACCTGATCGCTGTCATCGTCTCAGCACTGCTGGCGTACTGGACGGTGGCTGAGGTCACCCGGGCGCTCAGGGCGCCGCTCAAAGCCGCGGGGATCGGCACCATGGCGATCGCGGCCGCGGCCGGGCTCATGCTGGCGTGGCCGGCGGAGTCGATGGAAGGCACCGGGCCCGCCTCGAGGTGGGTGGTGCGGCAGAACATGCTCCGCCGCGGCTCGTTTTTCCTCAACGCCGCGAGGCGGACCCAGGTCGCGATCAGCCAGGCGCGTGCGCACGGCCAGCCGGTCAAAGCCGCAGCCGCGCAGGCGATCGCGAACGAGCGCAGATGGTTCGGGCAGCATGTCGCGGCGTCGGCGGCCCGCGCGCAGGTCGGCTCCGCCGTCGACGGTATCGCCTCGCAGCACGGTGGCCTGGCCGGCTGGCAGGCAGTCAACGACCGCAAGACGACGGCGGGCTGCCGTCGTGCGTCCGGTAAGAACTTCCGGGCGGACCGGCCGCCGATCGTGGAAGGCCGGCCGTCGTTCCCGGGCGCGGTGCATGGTGCGACGTGCCGGTGTTACCCGGTGCCGCCGTTCAGGGACGCGCCGGTGATGGACTAGGGCGCGGCCCATGTCACGATGAGCGCATACCCAGCTGCCCCGTCGCCCGCCTTGACGTGCCCGAACGCTGCGCCCCGGCCGCCCTGCCCGATGGTGACCTCTACCCGTTCCGGCAGCTGGCCCGGCTCGAATGAGCCTGAGTGCAGGCCGCCGTCTTCCCCGTCGCGGCCTGTTTCCCCGATGCCTACCGTGCCGCCTCCGCCGCCTGGGCGGATGAGGTAGTCCACGCGGACCGCGCCCGGCGGCTTGATCCACGTACCGGACTGGGCGAAATACTGGATGTCTGGCTCACTCATGGCCGCCAGTATCCCGGGTCAGTTCGTCGTCTGGCAGATCATTGCCGGCCGCGGCCGCCGCATCGACCGCGGTGAGCATGAGGATGATGACGGCGGCGTGGCCGCGGATCACCCGCTGGGCCAGGATGTTCATCACGGCCAGGACGATGACGACGGCGAGGTCGGTGATCAGTTCCAGGCGGTCTAGCGGCGGCCGGAACGCCAGTTGCCAGACGGCGACACCGGCGCTGAGGGCGATGATCGCGGCGCAGCCGCGGATCACCCACCGGCCCAGCTGGATCGCCCCGGTTGTCAGGTGCCTGCGGGTAGGTGCGGTCACGATGGGCCATCCTCCCACCACTGCACCTAGCGTGCGTGTACCATCACCGACCGTGAGACTAGGAAGAGGCGGCGGCAGCGGCCGACACCGCCGCGACCCCATCGACACCCCCGGCGGTGAAGCACCCCGCGGTGTCCGCATCCTGCACCCCGACGGGACCGAATCCGCGTGCGACGTGATCCGCGCACCCGAAGACACCCCCGACGGGCTCGCCCTCTGGTACGTCGTCCCACCCGACGGCGTCAAGTTCAACCCTGGCAACGGCGACCGGCTGGCCGTCGCGGTACTGACACCCCACACCGCGATCGCATTCGACGCGATCGCCGCCCTCGTGACGGCACCACCCGCGGACCTGAACTAGATGAACTGGGCGCTGTACGCCGTCGCCGGCGTGCTCGCGATCTCAACCCTGATCGTCATCGCGCACACAGGTAAGACACCAGCCGACCCGGCGAAACCCGGCGGCGGCCAGGCCGCCATGATCACCATCGTGAACGCCGCGATGATCGTCGTCGTGGTCATGGCCGCGATCCGGCTCAGCTGACCACATGGCCGATAACGAGACCGGCCGGTTCTGCACCCTGACCGGGACGACCGATAACGAGATCGACCTGACCGGCGCGATGACGCCCGCGCTAGCGGCCGACGACCTGCTCTACGGCGTGCGCCAGGCGGCCGAGCACGGTGAGGTCACCTGGGTCAGCAAGGACGGCGAGCGGATCGGCGCGATCGTCCCCGCCGGCGTCGCAGAGTTCGCGCAGGCACCGAACGGCTGGCACAGCACCCATCGCCGCGGCGAGCACTAACTGACTAGCGGTTCCGTCGCCGCGAGGACCATGCCGGTCAGGATCAGCGCCCACGCGGTCGCCTCATCCGGCAGTTCATCGGTGCCCGGCGGCAACGCCACCTCCGCAGCCGGGCCGTAGCCCGCCGCGGCGAGCTCACCGATCAGGGCCTGCGGGTCGCTTCCGCAGCCGACACACGTCCGCCCGGACCCGTACTCACCGGCGAGCGCCGTGTTCCCATCCCGGGCGATGCACGGCGTCATGTCCGATTTGGCGTACGGGCACGCCACATGAGCATGGTCGTCGTCGTACCGGCCGAACCCGGCTATCCCTCGCACCATCCGGCTGATCATAGGGCAGGTGGGCCACGGTGGGTGACCCGGTCGCTACAACCACCCCGCCACCCGCCGCATCCATCGCCGCGAAGGTGCGGGCGCAACTCGCCGGTGACTTCCCACCCGGTGCCCTCGCATGGCTGGACGACCTGACATGGCGCGGGCCCGCGCTGGTGCCGCTCCGCTCACTCGACTACACCAACGCGGGCCGCTGGGCGGCGTCGAAGGACCCGGCGAAACTCGCCCGGTTCGTGTCCCGGATCCGCGCCGGCTGGCGGAAACCCGCCGTCCTCATCCACACCCCCGACGGCCGGCTGACCCCCGTCGACGGGCACACGAGGCTGCTGGCATGCCGGCAGCTGCATGTGCCGGTCCCAGCGTGGATCGGCTACGCCAGCGTCAATCACGGTCCGTGGGAACGGGCTCACGCCCGGCAGAATCCCTGACCGCCCGGCGCCGCTGGCCCGTGAGCCATCCGGCGAGCGTGAACCCGCATGAGGATGCCGCGAACCCGAACGAGGCAGCACCCGGTGCGTGCCACATGGCGATCAGGCCGGCGATGAGCGGCACCACGGCGATCACGGCGCATCGCCACCAGGCGCGGCCGATCACGTACAGCCGTTCCGCCGCTGTGAAGTAGGCGGGCAGAGGCAGCCACAGGCGGATCACCAGCAGCGCGGCCAGGAACCCGGCGGCCACGGCGGCGAGCTCAACAGCAAACCATCCTCCGGTCATGATCCGATCTTGCCATTGCGGAGGGTGATCGTGGGTGAACAAGCAGTGCTGTACCAGGCCGCGCCGTTCCCCCACGGCCTCATGCGCCTGACCGAAGCGCTCCGGTACAAAGACGGCTGGCGGTTCGCCCTGGCCGACATTGACCGCGGCCAAGGCTCCGAGGGGCTGACGCTGGTCATCACGATCACCTGCCCCGACTCCTACCACCCCGACCAGATGACGTCGGTCGTGCATTACATGCCGGTCCCGCCCGCCGCGTTCGATGACCGCTCATGGCGCCGCTGGCTGTTCGACCAGATCAGCGACGTTGAGACCCATGAGCGGTGCGAGTTCTTCCAGATCGACGGTGAGCGTCCCTTTGCTCCGAGCCACGGACACGGCCAAAATCCTTACCTGGTCAGGGAACTGGGCACTGAGGAAGATCGGCGCATGTCGTTCCGCGGCGAACTGAACCCGGCGCCGGGATGATCGGCCGCCGCGTCCCCACCATCGGCGGGATCGAACAGCCAGGCGACTACTGCGGCCCCATCACCGGCTACACCGGCGACCTCGAGGCGTGTTTCTTCCTCAAACCCAACGCCCGCGACACCGACGCCACCGCCGGGGCGCGCAGCATCCAGCATGTCTGTTTCCCCCCGCACACCTACCGGGAATGCGCCGACGGGTCGCTTGAGATACGCCCGTCGATCAGCAACCTGACCGCCGGTGACATGGACGGATCCAGCGACGACGGCTGGCACGGCTGGCTGGATGAGGGGCACATCTGGCGGCTCGCGTGAGCGCAGTCGCGGGCTGGGAGCATGAGGCGCGCGGGCCGGGCGGCAAGTGGATAGAGCTGTACCACGGGACGACGTCAGCGAAGGCCGTCAGCATCAAGGCGAGCGGCATGACGGCCAGCAGGTACAGCCACTACAACAGCACGCTCACGGTCAGGAAAGACGAAGCGGGCTACTTCGCCGGCGCTCACGGGGCGGTGGTCACCGTGCGGATTCCGGCGGATCAGATGGACGAGTACACCGAGGGCAACTCACAGGGCCTGGTGTCGCTGCGGAAACCGTTGCCGCCCAGCATGATCCACAAGGTGGACCACATGGATCCGCGCGATGCCAGACTGGCCCGGCCGGCCTCTCGCCGGATGATTGACCTGGTCGGCCCGCGCGGCTACGTGCATGGCTGGATCAAGGTCGGGGCCGGCGGCGAGCTCCCCCAAGGCCAGCCGGACGTCCGCGCCGCGAACGCCGCCCTCGCCAAAACCGGGGTACTCAAGAGGGCCACGCGGCAAAACATGAGCGTCGGCGGTGGCCTGGCCGTCGCGGGCGGCTCGAGCGACACGGAGCGGCCGGTCGCGGACGCCCTGACCGGCGCCACCCAGACCGGCAAGGACCACTACGTCATCCCGACCGCGATGGGCCTGGCCGCGACCCGGTCCAAGAGCGACACGACGTCAATGTCCGGGTACATCCAGGTCACCCCCGCCGGTGACGTGACGAAGATGGAACGCCCTAGCTTCGGCAAGCCTGCTGTGCCGGTCGCCCGCCTCTCAGACCACACCGTCGCCAGCGTCCTTGACCGGCAGCTGTCGAAGACGGTGAAAGCGCAGCCGCGCACCACCGCACCCAAGGCTGCGGTGAAGGATCCGGACGTGGTCCCGCGCAGCGCAGTCGCCCGCCTGGTCAAGGACATGAAGGCCAACCCGGCCCTGCTGACCCCGGAGTACAAGGCGCGGGCCAAGACGGTCGCGGGGAAGTCCGGCGCATCGGACCTGATTCCGTCGGACTGGGCCGGCGATCAGCCCGCGCTCGAGTTGTCCGCTCAGACCGCACGGCTGGCCAGCACCCCCGCGCCAGCAGGGAAACCCGGCGGGCCGGGCCTGTACCGCGTCAAAGGCATGGAACTCCCGCCGTACTTCCAGAACGTCCGGAACGCGCTGATCCGGTCCGGGCATCCGCCCGCGGAGGCGTACCAGATCACTTGGGGTGCGATCCGCCGCTGGGCACGCGGCGGCGGCAAGGCACACCCCGAAGTCGTCGCGGCCGCGAGGGCTGCGCTCGCCGCGCTGGCCGCTGATTCGGCTCGTGCCCACGCTCACTCCAACCCCGCGCGGGAGGCGATCACGTTGGCTAAAGTCGCCACCGGCGCGCAGGTGAACATTGCGACGGGCGCGACGGGGCCGCTGTCCCGCCCGCCCTCGAGCGGCGGCAAGGGCGCCGGTGGTGGCGGGTCGGGGTTCGATTCGCTGCATCCGCGGGTCGGCGCCGGGAACACGGGCGGTGGCCGGTTCGCCAAGAAAGGCTCCGGCACCACCGCAGCGTCCGGGTCGTCTGCGAAGACAGCCAAGGCCAAGACGGCTGCGAAGCCGAAGGCTGCCGGGAAGACGGCCGCCAAGACTGCGGCAGCACCGGCGGCGGGCAAGGCGACGACGCCGAAGATGAACGCCACCCCGGCCAAACCGAAAACCCCGGCGAAGGCGAAGGCTGCACCGAAGCCAGCGCCGAAGCCGACGGGCCGCGCGGCGAAGCTACAGCAGAAAACCCAACTCCAAACCCAGGCCAGGAACGACCGGGCCAAAGCGAAAGCGATCAACGTCCAGATCGCGCAGCTGACCGCCGCGATCCACACCGCCGTCAAAGCCGCCGCCGCATCCACAGCGTCCACCGCAGCCACGAAAACCGCTGCCACCGCCGCGAAAACAGCAGCCGCGACCACCACCGCGGCCGCTAAAACCGCTGCGACCGCGGCGACGACCACGGCGACGACGACCGCGTCCACGACCGCGAAGACAACATCGTCGGTGCCGGCGATGCGCGCCAAACGCGCCGGCCTGCGAGTCCAGGCACACACCCTGGTCGTCCGGGCGAACACGCTGGACAAGCAGGCCGCCGCGATCCACCTCACCGCCGCCGGGCCCGCCGCAGCGCTCGAGCTCGCGGGCGCGGCGCCGTTCCGTGAGGAACTCGCCCGCCGGGTGCCGGCCGGGAAACCGGGTGGTGGCCGGTTCGCTGAGCCGGCTGACCGGCTGACCCGGCATGCGACCCCGGATCAGACCGCCGTGGCGGTCAACCGGCTCGCCCCGGATCAGCGTGCGGTGTGCCGGGCGACGGTACTGCCACCACCGGGTTATGAGTGGGGCGGCACGGACCGGCTCATCCCCACGTCCGGCGCTGATCTGGCCGGCTCAGCGCGGGCGATCGAGCTGGTCGGCCCAAAAGGCTATATCCACGGCTGGATCCGCCCCGGCGGGCCAGCACCGCCGACACCGGCGGCGAAGAAACCCGCGACGGTCGGGCATGTCGTCAAGGCGCACAGCCAGTCCACCGCGTACACCGACGCGAAGTTCGCTGAGCTGGAAACGCAGATCGGCGCCCTGCACAAGCAGATGGCGGACATGCAAGACAGCAAGGAAACCCACGACGCGAAACTGAAAATCGCGTCGCACATCGGGGTGGCCGCTGCTGGCGGGATCCTGTCCTGTCCGTCGGGACTCAGGAAGCCATCGACTTCGTGAAGAGGCTGTGATGCAACCATCTGAGCAGCCGTCTGAGATTTCACCGGACGTGATTAGTGCGGCGGTCGACGCGATGACGCAGGCGTTCATCCAGAACGGCGCTGACCCTGATGACGCGAAGGTCGCCGCGGACTATTACGTCCGGGAAGCGATCCGGCAGAACAAGGTCCCCGGTTTCGAGACCGGCACCACCGGCCCGCCCAGCTAGGGAAGGCGGGTCGGCCGATGATTGACCTGGTCGGCCCGAAAGGGTATGTCCACAATTGGGTGTTCGTAGGCGTTCCCGGCGCAAAGGCTGCCGCGCCCAAGGCGTCCGGCCCCGCTGCGGCGAAGGCGTCAGGGTCACTGCTGGACGCGTACAAGGGCTGGCGGGACAGCCTGACACCGGCTGAGTCCAAAGCCATGTCGTTCTACCAGTCACCCGGGTTCGCCCTGATGAACGGCCAGTTGCGCGGCGTCGACGGTGGCCATTTGAAGGCCAGTGAGCATGCCACTGATGCGGACCTGGCCCGGGCGCGGCAGGCAAGCAAAGGCCTCGCCGGGGCCATAGCGAAAGCACCGCCGCTGCCCCGCGACACCACCGTGTACCGGGGGTTCGACGCCGGCCAGTTCGGTGACCTGACCCCCGGCAAAGTGATCACCGACAAGGGGTTCACGTCGGTGTCGGTGAACAACGACGCCGGCGCGGTCGGCCGCGCCACATCCAAGGCACAAGCGGTGATCACTCTCCCGGCGGGCACCAGGGCGGCCGCCGGATCGGTGCGTGAGCTCGTGCTGCCACCGGGATCCAGTTTCCGTGTCGTCTCCGCCCAGAAACGCGGAAAGGTGACGCATGTTCGGCTGGAACTAGTCCCGCGCGGCGGCAAGAAGCTGGCGAACCGCCGCGGCCGCGCGCTCGAGTTGACCGGCCCGAAAGGCTGGTCACACGGCTGGATCCGCGACGGCGACACGGTCACCTACACCGGCAACCTCGGCGTCGGCCGCGCCGACATGGCCCAACTGTCCGGCACCGTCGCCGGAAAGTACGTGCCGTCCGCAGCGATGATCCCGAAGTTCATCGCCCACCTGCGTGGCAAAGGCATCACGGTCACCTCGAGGCGCGCGCCGGCCGAGTCGCTGCGGGCGACGCAGACGACCGGGTCGATGCCGATGATCCGGGGCATCGCGGACGACCTGAAATCCGGCAGGCTGGCCGACACGAAACCGATCGTGATCAGCTCTGACAACCGGGTGCTAGACGGGCATCACACCTGGGCTGGGCGGGTCCTGGCCGACTCCGAAGGCGGCCGTCCGGATCTGCCGCCGGGGATGCGGGTTGTGCAGGTCGGCATGCCGATGGCGGACCTGATCGGTGAGGCACGGCAGTTCGGCCGGGCCAGCGGTATCGCGCAACGCAAACCGGGTGAGATCGGCAACCCGGCGTTCATGAAACCGAAGGTAGGACTAGCGGCGCGGGGGGTCGCGTGAAGACACCAGGACCGCAGCGTGCGGCCGGCCGCCGCCAACTCGCGGCCCGGAAGCAGGCCCTGCCGGGCGGGTCGTTCCCGATCCCGGACGTCGCCTATCTCAAGAAAGCGATCCGGTCGGTTGGCCGCGCACCGGCGTCGAAACGCCCGGCGTTGAAGGCGCTGATCCGCAAACGGGCCCGCGAACTCAAGGCCGCGAACACGCCTGGGGTCAAGGGGACGTGGCCGTTCCAGGCCGCCAACACGCACGGGAAGGTGGTTGACCTCGCGATGGCGACGATGACCCGCAAGATGCCGGTGGTCCGCGGTGCCGCGGATGTGCAGCTGACCCGGAGTGGGCCGGGCAAGGTCACCGTGATGCACAAGTCCACCGGCTTCAAGGTCGGCACCCTCGGCCAGGCGGGGAAGGGCTGGCAGGGTGTCCACGCGTCGGGTGCGAAGACACCGCCGTCGGGGTCGATGGGCGGTGCGGTCGCCGGCCTGGTCGCGACGCACAACCAGCTCGCCCGGGGGAAGAAACTGCCACCCGCGCAGCAGGACGGTACCGCCACGTACGCGCATCCGGCGGGTGACGGGATCGACCTGGCTGGTGCGCTGCCCCATTCCACGCCGGCGAGCTCGGCGTCCGACGGGCCGCGCGTCACCACCGCCGGCGGCAGCGGGCCGGCTGGGCTGACCGGCGAAGCGGCCGCCGTCTACGCGAAGCTGATCAAGAAGGGGCTCAAGCCTGGCCAGGCGGCCGCGCTCGCCAGACGCGCGGCGGCGATGCACGCGAAGGCGGCAGACCCAAAAGCCTCAGCCGCGTAGGCGGCCGGACGGTAGACCTGGTCGGCCCGAAAGGGTATGAGCATGGCTGGCGGTTCGTCGGGATCCCCGCCGACTCGCTGACCGCGCACACCGACAAGTCCGGGAACCTGACCCCCGCCCGGGCGGCGCTGCATCAGAAAATCGTGGCGCGGGCGCTCTCTGGCGCACCGAAGTCGGCTCATCCGGTCGCGACGTTCATGGGTGGCGGTCCCGCGTCCGGGAAATCCGCGATGCTCAAAGCCTCCGGCAGCCGCGGCCGGCCCGCGGGGGTCACGATCGACGCCGACGCGATCAAAGCGCAGCTACCCGAATACCAGGCGATGACCAGGGCGGGGAACGCCGGCGCGGCCGCCTATGCGCATGAAGAGTCGTCGGTGATCGCGAAGAAAATCCAGGCCGCCGCCATCAAGGGCGGCCACGACTTCACGTTGGACGGCACCGGGGATTCCAGCTACGCCAAACTGGCCAGCAAGGTCACCGCGGCGAAAGCGGCCGGGTACAAGGTCCACGGCCAGTACGTGACCGTCGACACCCCCGCCGCGGTCGAGCGGGCGACCGCCCGGGCGGCGAAAACAGGCCGCATGGTCCCCCCGTCGGTGATCAAGGAAATCCACGCTGGGGTGTCCGGCGCGTTCCGCCAGGCCGTCGCGAACAACCTGTTCGACACGTCCGAGCTGTGGGACAACAACGGGTCTAGCAGTAATGCGATTAAACTGATAGGGAGCCAGCGTGCAGGCGGCCAGTTCACGGTCGCTGACCAGGGCGCTTATGCGCGGTTCCTCGCGAAGGAAAACGAATGATGGCAACGCAGGGCCGGGGTGAGGTCGCGGTCGCGATGGCCCAGGCCGCCGCGGCCGGTAAAGACTTCGCGGACGCCGGTGTCCCGGACACGGCCGCGAACCGGGCGCTGTACGCCAAGATCGTCTCTGAGGTGGATGCGATCGACAAGGCCGGGCAGGTCGCGGAAGTGCCGTTCGACCACGCCCTCATGTGACAAAAGCCGCTCCCCGCGAGGGGGAGCGGCTCGCGCAGGGCCGCCGGGCTTGGGTTCAGGACAGGAAGCGCAGGCGGATGACGCAACCCTTCGCGGGATGCGGCAGGTCGTACTCAAACGAGTTGGCGTCGATAATGCGGGCATTGCGGGCCTTCGGCCATGGCTGGCTTAGTTCGGTGCCGTCGTCGTAGCCTTCGGCGTCAGTGGTGAAATACCAGTACGTGGGCGTAGACCTAGTTACGGTCCGCACGGTGCCGACCAGCACGGGCCGCTTAGTTTGCGCAACCACCTCCAAGCGGGTGCCCTCCGTGGCGCGGCGCTTTATGTCTGCCAGAGTCCTCATGTCGTAGATCCTTTCCTCAGGCGGGTTCAGGTGATCTTGCGGATCGGCACGACCATCGCACGGAACCGGCTGCCGATCTTCACCAGCACGGCCGCTCCGGGCAGGCCGGCACTGAACTCCACCGACACATGCCGGTCCGACTTCCTCTTCTTGCCGGAGAACACCTCATCGGATTCGACCTTCCCGAACAGGGTCAGCCACTTCTGGCCGAGGATGAACTCAGCAGGCGGCTCACCCGCCGGGATCTCCGCCATGCTGGGCTGCTTCGCACGCGGCTTGCGGTGGCCGCCGAACAGTGTCTCGCCCGCCCGCGGGAACTCCCCGGAGGTGAGGACCTCGGCGCGGAGCGTCTGGTCAGGCTCGCATGCCTGCCCGGTGAGGGTGAACGCGGCGTGCCCCTCACCTTCGACCCACTCGATCACGATCCGGGGCGGCCCGGCGAGCGGTGAGAACTCTTGCAGTGACGCCAGCATTTTCGTGATCTTCACCAGTCCCGTGACGACGACCAGGATGTCCAGGTCGGTTTCGGGGACGGGCGGCGGATCGGCGGTGCCCGGCACGGCGATCTGGGCCGGGTCGATCAGGTCCAGGTCCTCGCGGCTGATCACGTAACGGTTGGTCGCCTCAAGCAGCAGCCTGCCGGGCTCAGTGCTGGTGAAATGCACGGCGCACAGCGACGGCAGGGTGTCGTCGGTGCAGGCGAACAGTGAGGCGTTGAGCACTGCGCGGTAGAACGCGGTGGCGTCCACTGTCGCGGTGTGAGTGTCACTCATGATCTTCCTTCCTGTAGGTCAGGCGGCCAGCGCCAGCGCGGGCCGGGTCGTGGGGCGGATGACGGTCACTTCGCGCATTGGCACGCCGGCGGCGGCCAGAGCCTCAGGTGTCCGGGCGAACGCCATGACCTTGCCGTCCAGCCGGGCGCAGATCTGCGGGCCGTCTCCGACGGGATCCAGTGGCGTGCCGGCCGGGTTGAACCGGCGTGGCGGCCGGGTGAATTCCAGATCCATCACCTCAGCCGTCCACCCGGAAGTCATGACTGCGCCTCAGCGGCCAGCCGGCCGTTCAGCAGCCCGGCGGGACGCGGGCCGGTCGCGACACGGCTCGTGCCGTACGCGTACCAGAACGCCCGGTCGTTCGCGGCCTTGGCCAGCCTGCGGCCATCCTCAACACGGGCCAGCGCCTCACCGTGGGAGTCGTAGGGGCCCAGCAGCCGGCCGGTCCGGCCGCCGTCCTTGACGGTGACGTAGAACCCGCCGGGGTCGCCGTTGTCATGCGAGCCGGCTGGGCAGCCGCACGGCTCAGCCGTGGTGGTGGTCATCGTTGCTCCTTCGGTGGCCATCAGGCGGCCAGGCACATTGCGCGGCGGTTGGAAGCGATTTGCGTGGTGGCCGTGGCCATGCCCGACGCGGCCGCCTCAGTCAGTGACCCGGCCTGGTCCTGCCACCGTGAACTGCCGTACACCTCGCCTTTTTCGGGGCTGCCGGTCTGCCAGTTCCGCCGCGACGCGCGGCCCACGGCCAGGACCCCGCCGGCCAGGACCTCGCCGGGCTCCGGCTCATCGGGGTGCACCCACCATGCGTTGGACAGGCCGTTGCCGGTGGGGGCGCCGGACCAGACGGTGCCTATCCGGTCGTACGGCTCGCGATCGGCGCTGTAGTGGCGCCAGACCATCACGTCGCCGGCCTGGACAGGCTTGGCGGTCGTCATCGGGGTTCCTTCCCGCGGGGGGATCCGTTCCCCTCACAACTACATTTTACCCGGTCAAGTAGACCACGTCAAATAAAACGAGCCGCCCCGGACGGGACGGCTCAGAGGTTTCCGCAGGTCAACGGCGGCGCCTCGCCCTGCTGCGGGCCGCCCGCCAGACCGCGACGACAGCCACCGGGCAGGTGACAGCAGCAGCCGCCTCGAGCGGGTGGGAGCCGGTCAGCCAGCCGGCGACGGCGGTCACGCCTGCACCTCCGCCTGCGGCTTCGGCGCCGGGTAGGTGCTGTGAGCCAGGATGACGTGATCCCGGTACTCCGGACCCGGTCCCTGCTTGACCCACTCCTGCTCATAGGTGCGGCCGGCGTAGATGCTGCCGTCCTGCGGCCAGGTGGCTTGCTCATAGATGGTGACGCCGTAGTCGGTGCCAGCCGGGGTGGATCCGTTCGGTGCGGGCGGCCGCAGGGTTTCCCACTCCACTCGCCGCACTTCCTGCCAGTCCACAGGGGTTCTCCGTCCCGTGAGGGGAACCTCCCCTCACACTCCCTATTTTACCCGGTCAAGTAGACACGGTCAAATAGCAGAACGCCCCCGCGTACCCCCGCGCCACGAGCACGTCGGTCACAGCCGCACCTCACGCTTGAGGACCTCCCGGGCGTACTTGACCACCTCAGGCAGGAGCCACACCTGCATCCGGGCCAGCTTCTTAGACTTCGGCGCCTCCGGGTGGATGCGCCGGTCCATCAGCTGCCCGGCGCGCTGCTTGGACACGCCGAGCATCTGCCCGATCTCACCCACGCCCACCACGTCGTCAATGGTCACCTTGCGTGCTGTCACCGGCTCGCTCCAATTCGGCTCACGCCCCCGGCCGTTTGACCGGGGGCAGTTGACGGGGTCAGGTGGCCCCAGTAAATCAGCCGGCCGCCGTGGCGTCCGTCTCGATGTCCACCTCAGCGGCGAACCGGCCTTCCCAGTAGTCCCGCTGGCCGTCGGAGTTGTCGTAGTTGTACGCCCACAGGATCGCCTTGAGCGTGTCCTCGATCAGCTGCGCACCCGGGGTGAGCACGGACCGGCCGTAGTCATCGGTGGTGAAATGCTCCGCGTCGGCCAGGCCGGTCACCGTCACGGTGACCGACTTGCCCCCCGAATACCGTGCGATCCGCACCCCGTAGCCCAGCCCAGGGGGCAGGCCGGGCAGGCCCAGGGCGGCGGCCAGCCGGGCGGCCTTGATGTCAGCCCGGACCAGCTTCGCCACCTCCGCGATATCCAGGGACTGTGTGTCGTGGTACTTGCTGCCGTAGGTGCTCATTCCTTCCTCTCTTCCGGGCCAAGACGGCGCGTTCCGGGCCGCGGGCCCCAGACGCGCTCGATCTCCCGGTTGCAGTCCCAGCGCGGGTTACTCGGCGGGTCGCCCTCATGGCAGGGGCATTCGCAGTGGGTGACCTCACAGCCGGGGTTGACCCAGCCGTGGCAATCGGCGTGAGTGCCCGTCCCGGTGCCGAGGCAGTTGATCGTCGTCTTGCCCTTGCGCAGCCCACGCCGCGACGCGGGCGCGGGCTGCGGGTCGGGCTCGCACATCCGGCAGACGCCGGATGTGCTGTCGCAGCCGCTGGACCGGCACCAGGTGCCGGACGGCGTGTTGTGCTGGGGGATCTTCACGCGGTCTCCTCACCGGCCGCCGCCATGGCGGTCGTCTCATCGGTGCTGGCCGGGGCCGGGATCACGGCCAGCACCGTGCTGACACTGGTCCCCGACACGGCGAACGACTCATCCGGCAGCCGCTCAATCCACCCGCCGCAATCCGCGACCAGCTTGCGGAACCCCTCCGCCGTCTTGTTCTCCCGGGACTGCGCCCCGGCGGACATGACCGCCACCAGCCGGCCACCCGGCTTGACGAACCCCAGCGCGTGGGTGACATGCGCGATGTCGGCCTGACCGGCGAACGGCGGGTTCATCAGGACCCGGTCGTAATACTCCGCGCCAGCCGGATTGTCCCGGGGACCGTATTCCAGGAAATCGGTGCAGACGACCATCCGCGCGAACGGCTCGCCGCGCAGCCGGCCGGCCATCTGGCCGTTCAGCTCCACGCAGTCCACCACCGCGCCTGCCGCAGCGGCCACCGACGCGATCGCGCCCAGCCCGGCTGAGGGTTCCAGCACCGTCATCCCGGGAGTCAGACCCGCTTCGCTGATCATCTGGTCAACGACCGCGGCCGGGGTGGGGAAGTAGCCGGTACGGGCGTCCACCCGGATCGGCTCGGGCCGCTCGGCCTGGGCCAGTTCGGGCACGGCGGGTGCCTCGCGGCGGGTCACCGTCCGCTTGGCCCGCACCACGACCGTCTTATCCTCATGCGGGCAGGTCACCGACTGGATCTGCTCATACGGCAGGACCCGGGGCCAGGACCGGCGGTCCAGCGAAACACTCTTCGGGTTGACCCGGACCACCGTCGCATCGCTGCCCGGCCGCGTCGACCAGGCCACCGTGTCGCCCTTGTGGACGGTCTCACGGTTCAGCCGGACGTACCCATTGGCCTCATGTTCGGCCAGCGCGGCCCGGTCCGCGGCCAGGTTGTGTTCCAGCCACGTCCTGCGGGCTTCCAGGGATTCCCTGTACGTCCCGCCCGCTGGCTGCCGGTCGTACCCGTAGGCGCCGCGCCAGTCGTTCGCCGGCCGCGTCCCGTTCAGGTAGTGGCCGATCTGCCGCAGTTCCGCCTCCGTCTTGTCGATCCGGCGGATGATCACCGCCGGGCGGTCGCGGTACGCGTCGGCCAGGCCGACCACCGCCGCAGCGGCAGATGCCCGTTCGGCTTCCCGCTGCGCCTCGCCTGCGGCGCGGTCGTTCTGCTCCATGCGCTCATGATCGCGGCGTGCACGCCGTTCGGAGTGATGGCCGACCAGGATCGGCTGACCGCCGGCGAACCGCTCACTGATCGCGTCCGCGGCGGCGTGGCGGGACTGGGCTTCGGCTCCGGCCCGCTGCGCCTTCGCGGTCAGCCGGTCGTAACGGTCGTCCAGCCGGCCGGCCCGGTCCGCCCTGACCTCGGTCACGGCGCGGGGGGCGTCGTCAATCTCAACCGTCACCTCGTGGCCGGCCGCGCGGAGCACCTGTTCGGCTGCCTGGATCTGGTGGCGCTTGGCTGGGCGGTCGCGGGACTGGGCGATGCCGATCATCTTGATCGACGGGAAGTACCGGAACCGGGGCCCGGTCCGGGGGCCGATCAGCTCATACACGCCGTCGCCTTTGCTGGTCCCGTAGACCAGGGTGCCGTCTTCGTGTGTGTGCCGGATGGTGATCATCGGGTGTTCCTTACTGCGGGGCGGCCGCGCCGCACCTTGCGGCGGCGGGCTGGGATGACCTTGACGGCCGGCGGGGCCGGGCGCCTGCGCGCCATGATCACGGCGGCGGCTGCGGCTCCTGCCAGCATCGGTTCCTCCCTCTCTCACCCTGCAATACCATTGTACCCGGTCAACTTGACTAGGTCAAATTGACCGGGTACGTTCCCGCAGGTCAGGTAGCGAAACGCGCCGTGATCCTGTACCGGTGGGCCCGGGTGACATGCGGTGCCATCTCCTGCACGTCCACCACCTCGGGCGTCACGCCGGTCGCGGCACGCAGCAGCGAGGCAATCCACCGCCGGTCGCCGTAGTAGCAGGTCGTGCCGGGCATCGCGATCACCACCGCGCCACGGTGCGCGGGGGACGCGGTGGTCGTGATGTTCACGCCCGGGTGCAGGCGGCGCAGTCCGCGGGTCACCTCAGCAGGGGTCAGCATTGGGGGGGCCTTTCTGGTCGTAGTTCACGGGCGCGTCGGTTTCGATCACGTATGACACGCCGTCGCCGTCGGTGGCGTTCGCCGCCTCTTCATCGGCCTGGTGCCGGTCGCCGTACACGAAACCGGGCATATCCGCGAGTCTGTGACTCCCGTAGATGACCTGATAGTTGGGCATCGGATGTCCCCCTTCCGTAGGGCCTCGCGGGCTTACAACCTGATTGTACGCGGTCAAGTTGACCCGGTCAAACCTCACGGAGCACGGCGAGGTAATCCTCACCGTCGACGGTGAGGCACAGGCAGTCGCTGTATTCCGGGTCGGTGGCCAGGTGGCCACGCCGCACGGCACGGCACGCTGCCGCGCGGGCCGCCCGGCCTGCTGGTCGATCCTGGTGGCCGTGCACGGGCGTACCTGCTCAGCCAGACTCAGCGCGACCCGGTCTCTCATCTCAGCCGCCGTCAGACTGCGGGCCATCGCTAGCGGTCACCTCCGCGATCTGCTCCACCCTGCACTTCATTGTACCTGGTCAACTTGACGCGGTCAAAGGTGCGGGGGTGTTACGCAGTGCCGGACGCGTGGCGCCACACCCTCGGCCTGGACACCGCCGGCCTCCGCGCCTACGGGCGGTTGCGCGCCCGTGGCGTCGGTCACGGCCACGCTGTAAAAACGGCCCGCCGCACCGTCACCCTCGGCCATACGTGGGCCGCCATTGAGCTGGTCGGCCCGCACGGCTATGAGCACAACTGGATCTTCGTCGGCGTCCCAGCGGACAAGGTCGGTCATGTCACAACCCTGAAAGGTGATCAGCAGTTCTACCATGTGACCAGGAGAGATCCTGAGCAGGCGATCAGGAACGGCCTGCCCCCATCGCAGGCTGGTGAGAGCGGCCCCGGCGTCTATCTAGCGGCTGACCGGCAGTACGCCTCAAGCATGACGCGCTGGGACAACTCAATGAAGACGCTGGGCGTGACAGTTCACGCCGGCAACGGACTGCACCTACTCGACAGGACTAAGCCCGGCGGGGAAGCCGAATACCGCCGCATCCAGATGTATGAGAACGGCAACAAAAACGTCGGCATGGACAAGGCGCTAGCCGCCAACGGCTACCACGGCGTGCGGTACCTCTCACCGGGCAACAAATACGCAGAGACGGTCATCCACGACCCGGGCAAGCTGACAGTGCATGGCGTTGTCAGTCCCGGGGCGGCGTAGCGGCCTCCGCCAAAGCGTCCCAGTGGTCAAGCTGATCGGCGGGGACATCAGGGTCATCCCAATGACACAGGATGAGTTTGCAAAGATCCCGCAACGGCTGCGGTAGGCGACCTTCGCTGATCATCCCCGCATGGGATCGGGGAACCATTGAGGGGGCTTTGCGGCAACGGGCGCACTGATCCGGGTCAAGCTGATCGGGGTGTCCCCATGCTGCCGGCAGCGCGTGCAGCTCACTCGCGGGCGATCTCAGCGGCCAGATCGTGACCATCGCCGGCTCAGCCATCGCGCAGCACCTCCGCGATCTGCTTATCGGTGGCACCAGTGGCCTTCGCCAGCCGGATGGCCAGCGGTCGCGGCAGATCATCACGCCAGACCGCGACGTCGGGTTGCGGGTACGTGCCCGCTTCCAGCTCCGCGATGACGCTGAGCAGCTGCGGGCACTTATCGAGGATGAGCACCGGGTGCGGTAGGGAACGGGCCCAAGGCTGCGGTTTCATGCGGATCGTCCTTCCGGGTTGAGGTGGGTGCGGCCAGCGAGCATGTCGCGGACGGCCTCGGCCCGGCTGGGCCGGAACTCGGTCCACGCGTTCGCACCGTCGCCCAGGGCGGCCCAGCCGCCGGGGCCCGGCCCGAACCCTGAGACCCAGCCGGCGACCTTCCAGCGGCCGCGTGGCTTGGCTTGGGTCAGGACCGTGTAGTCCCGGGGCGTCATGTGCTCGCCCTTGCGCTTCCGGAAACGGGTGCGCATCACTTGCCCCCTCCCGCCCATTGGGCGACTTGCAGCCGGAACCCTTCCGGCGCCGAGCCGGCCGGGTAGACCGCGCATTTGAAGCCCTCGGCTTCGTATGCGCGGTGCCGGGCGTTGCAGTGGCCGCGCCGGCCGCCGCTCAGCTTGATGGGCAGGCCCAGCGGGCAGTACGACGGCTTCCAGCCCCACAGCACGAACTCAGTGGCGGCCATCACGCACCTTCCAATGCGGCGTCCATCGCGGCGTACCAGTCCTCATCGGACTCGAACACGCGGTCGCAGCCGCCGGTGCCTTCGGTACACCGGGACTGGCCCGGCTTCAAGCCAGCCTGTTCCGGGTAGCAGGCCGGCACCCGGTAGCCCACCACGGATCCGTGCGTGCAGATCCCGCGCTTCTGCGCGCGGTGCATCGCGTTGCCCACGCGGGCCAGTTCGGCCATCTGTATGTCGGCGTCGAAACGCTCGGCTTCCAGGGCTTCCACGTCGGCCCAGGGGTCCTCATCGAACGCGGCGTAGCTCATCGGGTGCCTGCTCTCTCATAGTTGATGGGGACGTGGACGCCGGTGAACCGGGAGGCCAGGGTGCGGCGGGCGCATTCCTGGGGGGTCAGCCGGCCGTCGCGGGCGGTGATCCGCTCGGAGACGGGGTCGGCGGCTGAGATCCAGCCGCCGCCGGCGGCGCGGATGCCGGGGGTGACGGTGACGTGCAGCCGCCATCCGGTTCCGGTGGTCTCGCACAGGACCAGGATCATCGCCTCACCGGCGTCGATCTCGGCGCCGGCTTCGGGGTAGGCCCGGTTGTACTCGCGGGCCGCTTCCCTGATCCCTGCCTCTGTCATCTCCACAACTACAGTTTACCCGGTCAACTAGACAGGGTCAAATCTGAGAAGTACCGTTCACCATCACCCGTGCAGGTCACACCCGCATCGACCATGTCGCCCAGCAGACCCGCGAACCGCCACGCAGACAGCCCGTTGATCTGCTGCGCCAGCGTCCCGGAGATCCGGAACCCCCGGACGTGCTTCTCATAGGACAGCGCCGCACCGAACCCCGGCCGCAGCGCCGCCTCCGTCCCCTCCGTGAAGTAGCCGGGGTACTGGGCGGCGTTGATCAGGGCTTCGGCCATGTCGGTATGCAGGTCCTGCCGGCCGTCCCGGCCGAGCCGGTAACGGCGCGTCCGGGTGCCCAGTGAGAAGTACCGGCGCAGCGCAGCGGCCAGATCCTGACCCGCGGTCACGGCTCACTCCGGTCGCAGTTGACGACGGTGCCGTCCTTGCGGACGTCGATCCAGTCGTGGATGTCCAGGTCATCGCCGCAGTGGCCGCAGCTGGGCGGGATGCCGGGCATCTCGGCGCGCATCTTGTCGGTGATGATGACCCGGCGCATGGCCACCATGCGGCCGGCCGCGACGTCGGGCACCATGCGCGGCTGCCCATCCGGCCGGTACGGGCTCGCCGCGACCTCCGCAGCGGTAGCCGGCCGCAGTTTGGTCACGTTGACCTGGAATGAGCACGGGCCGCCTGTGCCGGTCGGGCTCTTGGGCTGCAAGGTCGCCGGCTCAAATTCCACGGACGCCCAGGTGACGGGAGTGGCGCGGGGCACCGATTCGCCGGTAGCGGTCAGCCTGTGGGTGTCGAACTCCAGCCGGCGGACCGGGCCGGTGAAGATCCGGTTGAAGCGGTCGGGGCCGGTCACCATCTCACCGACGCGGTACGTGTGCTTGGCCTTGGCCATGCCGTGAATCCTTCCCGCGGGGGCACTTCCCCCTACAACCCCACTATACGCGGTCAACTTGACCGGGTCAAAACGAAGCGGAGGGGAGGGCGTGGTGACCCACACGCAGACGTACGTGTACCCGCGGACGTTCACCGGCTGGCGGCCACGCCCACCCGCCGAATACCGGGACAAGGCGATCACCAACGCTGGCCGGGAACCCGACTACGAAGGCGTCATATTCAGTGACGGCACCGTCGTCATCCGGTGGGCCACCCAGTACAAGTCGCATTCGGTGTGGGCGTGCTGGGACGACTTCCTGCACGTCCACGGCCACCCGGAGTACGGAACCGTCATCGAGTGGGCCGACGGCGGTGACCCGCCCTAACCGGGCGTGGCCTTACCCCGCCCCATCAGATACGCCTCAGCCTCAGCCTTGGTTATCTGCCCACGCTCAAACCGGCAGAGCGCGCAGGCATCCTTACTGCCGGACGGCTGACCGATGAACGCGGCCGTCGCGTCGTGGCCGAGCACCGAATGCAGCGTGCCGATAAACCACCCGACCGGATCGACAGCCATCACGCCTCACCCGGATGACCGCCATCGTCGTGCGGCTCGATGTAGATCCCGAACAAGGTTTCCGCCACCCCCGGCAGCCGCACCACCCGGATCCGCGCGCCATGCGTGCCCGCCCGCTTAGCGGCCCGCAGCCGGCCCGCCCAGAACGCGCGCCGCGCCACCGCCGCCGGATACGACCCGGCGAGCTCTACCCGCCGCCGGCACATAAGCGTGCCCCCTGACGCAGCCACCCGCACCCCCCCAAACGTAACCGCAGTCACCCAATCGCAGAACGTTACCCGGGGAGCGTGGCCCAGTTGACCGCTTTGCTCACACCCGTCGACGCCGGAACCGCCCGCCGCGCAGGCCGGCACCTGTGGCGGAAGCAACTGCTGCCCAAGGCGACGATCACGTACAAGGGCCGGCAGATCACGTTCGATGACGCCTACCTGGCCGACCTCGCCGCCGCGTTCAACAACCGCGCCTACGACCAGGTCCCGTTCCAGCTCGCGGACAAAGACAACGCCCACACCAACGACCCGGAACGGTTCCGCGGCGAAGTTGAAGCGCTCGAGGTGACCGCGGACGGCCTCGACATGGTCGTCTCGGCCAGCGAGGAAGGCTCCAAGGTCCTCGCCTCCAACCCCGGCCTCGGTGTGTCCGCCCGCATCACCGAGGGCTACGAACGGGCCGACGGGCAGGCGTTCCCCGTCGCCATCCAGCACGTCCTCGGCACTTTGGATCCGCGGATCACCGGGATGCGCCCGTGGCAGGCCATCAACGCCGCCAACGACACGGACTCCGGTCAGGTGACCGACCTGACCGGCTGCACCTACGACCTGGCCAGCGACCAGGCACCCCAACCGCCGGCACCAGCACCCAAGGAGACAGGTATGGCCCTGACCGCAGAGCAGGAGGCCCGGTTGGGCCAGCTGCTGGATCTGCCCGATGACCAGTTCGCCGCGCTGCTCACCCCCGCCGCCGACGCAGGCGACGGTGCCGGCGGCGACGGCACCGATGAGCTGTCCGATGAGGAACTGCAAGCGCTCCTCGACTCGCTCCCCGACGACGACGCCGACAACGATGAGGGTGACGGTGACGGCGATGAGGGCGACACCGGCGACGCCGGCCAGGCGGCGGATGACAAGGTCCCGGCCGGTGCCGGGGCGGAACTGTCCGCCGACGCGCAGGCCGCGATCGACCTGGCCAACGCCCGCGCGGAGGAACTCGAAGCCGGGTACACGCGGATGCGCCGCGAACTGGACGCCGCGACGTATGAGCGCGAGCGGGACACGTTCGCCCGCCAGCACGGCATCCCCCCCAGGATTTTCGACCTGGCCCGCCCCGTCCTCGAGGGTGAGGGCCGGGTCGTGGACCTGGCCAACGGGAAGCAGGCCGACGCCGGGCAGATCGTCCGCCGGGTCCTGACCGAGATCGGGAAGACGGTCAAGATGCTTGACCTGTCCGCCGAGCTCGGCAACCCCGACGGCGCCGACCAGGCCGCCACGGCCGCGCAGCAGGCCGCGGATGAGCGCGGCGAGATCGTCAAGGGCTTCCGCGCCCTGACCGGCGTCTGACCGTGGCCCGCCACGTCGTCACCGCCACCGTGGCGGCCACGGCCAGCACCCCGGCGATCGTCAAGGGCACCACGGTCGAACTGACCGCCGCCCAGGAAACCGCCCTGTCCGCGTCCCTGCGTGCCATCACGCAGCGCGACGTCGCAGGCGAGTCCGTCGGCGTGTCCAACTAGCCCCACTCCCGGGCCCGGCACGCGCAACCCCCCCTTTCACACCCGCATCTGCCCCGGTGGCGGGTGCTTTCACCAACCCCGAAAGGAACCCGCCATGCCGGGAGCACTTCCGCACCTCAAGCACGGCCCGGACAGCTACCAGGTATCCGCGCAGGTCCTCGGCGGGCAGCTGGTCGTCGCTGACGGCTCATCCGCCACCACCGTGTCCGTCGCCGGCGCAGGCGCGGCCAACGTCCTCGGCGTCGCCGGTGCGGACGCCGCCCCGGTCGTCTCCCAGGCCGGCAACGTCACCGGCTACGGGCAGCCCGTCGTGGACATCTCCGTCCTGCCCGACTACGTCCCCGTCTACCACGGCGCGGACATGCACGTCACTTACGCCGCGACCGCCACATTCGGGGCGCTGCTCAAGTCCGCGGCCACCGGCCAGGTCACGCCCTGGGTGTCCGGCACCGACGCGGCCGGCCTGATCGTCGGCCGCTGCACCCAGCCCGGCGGTGTCGCCGTCTCTGCCGGCGGCGTCGTCGGCCGAGCCCGGATATTCGGCTGAGCCGGATCCCGGTCCACGAGGAATAAGGAGAAAACCCCGTGCCTACCCCGGCATACAGCAGCCTTGACGGCCCCCGGATCACAGTCGACGCGCTGCTCAAGGATCCGCTGGTCATCCCGGCGCTGATCCTGGACATGACCCAGAACGAGTTCATCGTTGACGCGGTCCTCCGCGCCGGCGGGCTCGCCACCAGCGGCGCCGTGCGTTACGCCGAATCGACGCCGCTGTACGCGGACGACACCCCGGAAATCCGGGCTGAGTTCGCGGAAGTGCCCGTCGTCCCGACGTCGATCGGCACGCCCCGCGTCGTGTTCACCCACGAACGCGCCATGGCGATCATGGTGTCCGACGAAATGCGGCGCCGGCAGATGATCGACCCGGTCACCCGCCAGTTGCAGCAGGTCCGCAACACGATGGTCTACTCATGGAACACCGCGTTCTACTCGGCGGTGGTCGCCAACGCGGGTATCCAGACCCTCGCCGTGTCCAACCCGTGGGCCAGCTCCAATGCCACGATCCGCGGTGACATCGCCAACGCCGTGTACCTGATCGAAAACGCGCAGATCACGTCCAGCCTGGGGTTCAACCAGTTCCTCGGGTTCGAGGCGGACACGATGCTGATCAACCATGCGACGAAGAACACGCTGCTGCAATCCAGCAGTTTCGCCGCACCGTACATCGGTGACATCGCGTCGGAAAACTTGCAGTACACCGGCGTCCTCCCGAACCGGATCTTCAACCTGGACGTCATGGTGTCCCGGCAGGTCCCCACCGGCAACGCGATCATCATGCAGCGCAACCGCGCCGGGTTCATCGCAGACGAACTCCCCTTCCAGGCCTCACCCCTTTACCGGGACGAACCCAGGAAGGTGAGCAGGTCAGATGTGCAGCGGTCGTCCGCGATCGGCCTGGACCAGCCGCTCGCGCTCGTGCTGGTGTCCGGCATCTGACCCACCCGCAACCCCGCATGTCCGCCCGCCCTGGTGGCGGGTTTTTTCATGCCCGCCACACAGGAAGGACCCATCATGGCCGCACCGACCAGGCCGGCGACGTCGCCGGCTGCCCAGCCCGACCCCGCTGACGCCAAATCCAAGACGTCCCGGTGGGAGGCTCTGACGAACCTGTCCATCGGCCGGCGGGACGACAAGGAAAAGCTGGCTGACATCGTCCACAAGGGCGAGATCGTCACCCTGACCGAGGAAGTCGCACAGGGGTTCCTGCGCCGGCACCGCCGGCCGGTGATCCGCCCGGCCGCCGACCAGAACACCCCCGCCCCGGCGATCCACGCGAAGGACCTGTTCGGCCCGCAGCCCGCCGCGGAACAGTTCGGCGCCCGCCCCGACCCGCCCGGCGCGAGCACGGTCACCGTCACCCCGGATCCCGGGGCGCATCCAGCGGACCCGCGGAACGCCCCGGAGGCGCACGACCCGCAGACCGACCTGTCCGTCGACCCGGACGCGGGCAAGGACAAGTAGCGGTGGCGGCCGTGGCCACGGCCGGCCTGATGTGCATGGTGTGCGGCGGCGGGCCGGTGAAGGCCCGCCGCCGGTGCCGGACCTGCTACGACGCGTGGCGGACCGCGACGAACCCGTACAAGAAACGCGGCCGCCCCGACCCGGTCCGGGCGATCCGCGCCGTGCTCGCGCAGCAGAAAAACTGAAAGGCGGGACGGTCGTGGCGGTCACCTGGTGTGTCCCGGATGACATCCGGCAGAACGTCGCCGGCACCGACCAGGGCACCGGCACCTGCGCAACCCTCACCGACGACCAGCTCACCGCCGCGATCACCCAGGCGGCGAGCAAGGTGGCCGCCTACACCGGGACGGACTGGGAACCCGACGCGACTGACCCGGTGATCACCCCGCCGGGGATCGTGAAAACATGCACAGTGCAGCTGGCCACGTTCTACGCCACCCTGGTCTACAGGAAAGGCAAGGATCTGTCGCAGTTCGACCCTGTCTACCTCGGTTACCAGGATGCGATGCGGACGCTGACGGACATCATCTCCGGGAAGATCGAGGTCGCGCCGTCCACACCTGGTGAGCCAGCCGACGATCGCGGCTATGTGCGGAACACTGTGCCGGCGACGTTCGACCACCTCGACACCGGGACGCGGATCAACCCGCTGACCCGCCGCGTCGAACCCGACTTCGGGCCCGGGCAAGGCTGGGGACGGGGCAGCTGGTGATGCGTCCCCCCGGGCCGTTCCCGCGACTTGCGCCGCACCGGCCGCCTGATCCGGGCGGCTCGTGCCCCGCGCAGTATCGAAGTCCCTAGCCAGTCCGCCGGGCCCGGCTCGCTGACCCGCTTGCGCGCCCGGGGGGCGTCCCAGAGTCTACGCACGCCGCGCACGGCCCGCACATCGCCAGAGTGGGCGTGGCCAGCACAGTAGGCCACCCGCTGCACCGGCCGTGCTCCGTGCCCGCGTGACGCTGGGGGCACCCGCACAGCGCGGTCGTGGCACCGGACAGCGCGACAGCGAGCGCAGCGGAAGCCCGGGCGGAGGGGTCGGTACTCATGGCATCCACCTTCGGGGACCGGATCGACATCCTCAAGGAACTGGCCGGCTCCGGTGACCTGGACGGTGCCGTCGTGGTCGACCAAATCTATGCACGGGCGCAGCACGAGGGTTTGGATTTCCGGCATCCGCGCGGCGGGCAGGCGCTGTACCTGCAAGAGCCGATGATGGACCATTTCCGCGATTACCTCGGCCGGTACGCCAGCACGGTGCTGGACGACGGTGGTGTCCCCGCGATGATCGACGCGATGGAAGCCCTGGCCGAGGAAGACGGCGTCGCCCTGCACGCCCCGGTGCTGTACGCGAACCTGCGGGCGTCGGGGCATCCGATCGTCACCGACGACGGGCATGTTGTCTACGACAGGGCCCCGCGGCAGCACCGCCTGTCTGAGGAGGAACTCAAGGCGATCTACCGGGAACACAACCCGGTCCCGTCGATCTACAGCCTCCGCGAGTTGCGGTTCCTCTGGTCCCGCGGCATCTGATGAGCCACGCCGAGTTGCAGCAGCTGGTCGCCGGCGTGGCCTACAAACCGGGGTGGGCGTTCGCGGTCGTCGGTGGCTGGACGTTCTCCGCTGGCCCGGTCATGCAGACCACCGTGCTGCCCGGCCAGCCGGTCAACACCGGCAGCGCTGCGGGCGGCACGTATGCGTGGCCGGATGGTGAGTTGCTGACCCTGGTCATTGAGATCGTCACCCCGGACAGTGGCGACCCGTCCCGCACGGTCCTGGTGCAGCACAGGTTCCCCGCCCCACCCGCCCCGCCAGCCGGCGGGTGGCGGCGGTGGCTACTCGCCCAGATCCTGGCCGTCGAAACCCATGAGGCGTGCGAGTTCTTCCAGCTAGACGGCGGCCGGCCGTTCTACCCGCAGCACGGTCCCGACGCCGACCTGTACGCGATCCGCGAGCGGGCCTAACCAGCTATCTAGTCCGGGTGGGCGGGTGAGCCGGTGGGTCTGACCACGACGGATCTCATCGACTGGCTTACCGGGCTCGGCTGGGACACCCAGCAGGAAGCCGGCGCGCCGATCCTGATGGGCCCCTACATCCCGCCGACCCCGGACCGGATCGTCGTGATCACCCCCACCGCGGGCCCGGGGATCGTCCTCGAGGGCGCCGCGGACGCGGGCGCGTTCCAGGCGCGGGTGCGTGGCGGGCAGAACAACCAGGCCGACGCTGAGCAGCTCGCTGGCCTGCTGGACACCCTGATCCTCAACGCCCCGTTCCCCGTGGTCGTCCCGTCGGGGACGGTGCTGATCCACGCCCACCGGCTCGGGTCCGGGCCGTCACCACTGTCCGCGGATCCCGACGACGCCGAGCGGTTCGACTACGTCACCCAATACCTGGCCGTCGCCAGCATCTGACCCACCCCGCCGCCCGCTGGCGTGCCGGGACTTTTTTCCGAATCGGAAGGCAGATCAATGGGCTACGAAACCGACACGCTGAACCTGGCCACCGCGCTCGCCTGCACCGGCACCACCACGCCGGGCATCTTCACGCCCGGGACAGCCTCGTTCGGGGGCAGCGATTTCGTCCGCGGGGTGATGCGGGTCAAGTTCGCCGCAGTGACCACCGCGCCGACGGCGCTGTGGCTGCTGCTACAGCACACCGACGGGACCGACTGGTACCCGAACCCGGCCGCCGCGCAGCTGGCCGCGTTCGTGACGGCGCTGTCCGCGAAGGACCCGAACAACCCGCCGATCGTCGGCGGTCAGGTGCTGCTGACGGCCGCGCCGGCGACGACCGACCGTTACTCCGTGCCGTTCACCGGGTTCCCGGGCAGCAACTTCCGGCTGGGTGTCCTCGCGATCGGCGCATCGGCGGCTTTCACGCTGACCGTCCAGGCCGACCTGCAAAAGTACGTCCCCGACAACACCTGAGCCTGCCTGCCCCTCACCCTGAGAGAAAGGCGGCCCTGCCGTGTCCCGTCTTGCCCTGACCGGCCCGATCGTGCTGCCCGGCCCGCAAGGCATCATCCTGCCCGCCGCCGGGGTGCAGACCGTCGGCGCGAACACTGGTATCAGCTGGGCCGGTAACAACGGCCTCATGTACATCGCCCTGTATATCCCGGCCTCATACACCGGGAACCTCGTGCAGAACCTCGGCCGGAAAGTCGGCGGGCAGCTGCCCGTCCCGATCACCGTCGCGCTGACCGCGTCCACGAACTACCTGTTCGGGCCGTGGGACGCCAACGACTACACGCAGCAGGACGGCACCGGGCTCACCAACTTCGACCTGTCCGGCACCAACACCAGCGTCACGGTCACCCTGTATGAGCTCATCCCGGCCTAGGAGGACCCCGGCATGACCAGTTACAGCATGGCATCGGATCCCGCCTCTGAGGGTGAGGATCAGTCGCAGGCACCGCTGTCCACCCCGGCACCCGCCGCCGGGGTTGTGCAGCCTGAGCCGGCGACCGGCCCGGCCGCGGCCGCGCCGGCGGCCCCCGCGCCGAAGCCGCCGCCCCACCCGGCGCACGACCCGGGCGACCAGGTCACCCTGTACGCCGTCCCGCCGATGGGCACCATGACCGTCCCGCCCCTCGAGGACGACGACAGTGACCCGGTGGTGATCACCCGGTACGGCACCCAGGTCGACGGTGCCACCGCCGACCGCGCCCACGAGGCGGCGGCGCTCGCCGGGTTCACCCTCCGCGAGGAATAACCGCCCCCGCACCCCCCTGACCGTCTGTCTGCCCCTCTCGGCCCGCCACCGGCGGGCTTTTTTCATGCCCCGGCGAAGGAGACCCACCGATGACAGGCGCACCGCTGCTCTACACCCCGCCGGCGTACACCGCCGGGAACGTCCTGTACGGCATCGGGGTCCTGTTCACCGCCCCCGTCGGCACCGCCCTCCCGTCGGATCAGAACCTGGGTGTCGGAGCGTCGTGGATTTCCGGCGGCTGGTCCTACGTCGGCGCCACTGAGCAGGGCGTCAGCCTCAACTACAACCCCAGCACCACCGACATCAAGGTAGAGGAACAGCAGACCCCGGTGGCCGCGATCGTGGATGCGGTCACCCTGCAAATCACCACATCGCTGTCTGAGGAAACCCTCGCCAACATCAACCTCAGCTACGGCAACAGCGGCACGGTCGCCGTGACCGCCCCCGGCGCGTCGCAGCCCGGCAAGAGCGTGCTGACCCTGTCAACCAACTTCACCAGCCTCGCCGCGGCGATCGTCGGGAAAAACCAGCTCGGCTTCGCCCGGGTGCTGTCCGTCCCGATCATCATGTCCGCCGGGGCGGTCAAGACGGACTACCGCAGGGCTGCGAACGCGAGGCTGTATCCGCTGACGCTGAACGCGATCTGCCCCCTGAGCAGCATCGCTTTCACCGACCTGACCGCGATCGCGACCAGCTGACCTCGAGGGAGCCCGCATGTCCAGTCCGGCTGTGCCCGGCGACACCACACCCAACCCGGCTGCGTCCGTGCCCAAGGTCACGGTCATGGGCCGGTGCCCGCGGTGCGAACGGTGGCCGTGGGAGATCCCGTGCTCCGGCGTCGCCGGCGGCACCTACTGACCCGGTCCTGACCATCCTGGCCCGCCACGGCGGGCTTTTCTCATGCCCTGACCGAGGGGAATGTCATGCCTGAGTTCAACGCGCTCGCGGTCGTTGAGCCGCTCAAGTTCGATTTCAACCCGTACTACGACCTGGAAGGCACCATCCCCGAACCGACCGAGGAACAGCTCGGCCAGTTTTTCACCGACATCATGGCGGTGCAGCAGGCCTCCGCGAAGTCGATGAAGGGGATCGACCCGGCGGCGTCGCCGGAGAAGATGATGGCGGCGCTGGCGAAACTGCCCGACGGGTCGCTGGCCGCGATGCTGAAACGGATGAACAAACCGTATGCCGCGCTGTGCAGCGGGTTCCCGTCGGAGGAAGACATCGGGAAGCTGCCGCCGCGGGTGCGGCTGGCGTTCTTCACCTGGCTCGGCGGTGAGCTCAACCCGGAACACTCCGGCGCCGGTTTGATTCCGGCGCCGACGACCGTCAGCTAGCCAACAACCGGCTCATCCTGTACCTGGCCCGCAGCCGCCTGTTCTACGGGCCGGATGAGTGGGGGAGGCTGTCGTGGGCGATGCAACGCACCTACGTTGAAGGGTTCTACACCGAGGGGCTGCTCGAGCGGCCCGAACCGGAACCCTTCACCGGCGGGGACATGAGCGTCCCCGACGATATCCGCGGGCTGGCTGGTGAGGGTGGCGGGGAGTACCGCACGGTGACCGCGCCTGAGGTGATCGACATCGACGCGCTGGTCGCGGAACTGGAAGGCCGCCGCTGAAACCGGCGGCCCGGCCCGTCCCTCTTTCCCACAGGGACGGGCCGGGCCGGGACCGGCCGGTGCAACCCGGGTGCCTGGGAGCGTAGCAAAAAATCAGCGGGCGAGTTCCGCGAGGCCTTGCGCGACGGCGCACGGGGCGCACAACGGCACGTCGACGGGCCCGGTCGCGGGTGAGGTGAACCGGCGGGTCGTGACCGCCTCAAACGCCTCGCAGATACCCCGGTCGGCCGGGTGCATCTTCCCGCACCAGCAGTTGCACGGGCGGACGTCCCGCTGCGCCGCAAGCGCGGCGCGCACTGCCGGGTCGGCCACCGCCCGGGACAGCGCCTCAAACGCCGGGCGCATCCGCTCCGCCCAGTCGGTCATCGCCTGCCCGAACGCGGCCATCAACTGCCGCAGCCCGTCGGTGGCCGGGCCGTCCGCCTCGCTCATGCCCTGATCATCCCACGTCAGCGTGAAGGCGGTGAGCCGCTGTGGCGTTCGACGCGGGCAGTATCGAAGCTCATCTCACCGTCAACCGGGACGACTTCGACCGCACCCTAACCCAGGCGAAAGCCGACGCGGACAGGTGGGCACGCGACCCGGTCACCGTCAAGATCGACGCGGACGACGACCCGGCCAAAGCCGTTTTCGACGCGGTGGACAAGCGGAAAGCCACCACCGGCAAAGATGTCGCGTTCAAGATCGGCGCTGACGGCGGGCAGGCCACCACCGAAGCGGACAGGATCCAGGCGAGGAAAGACAAACTCGCCGCGGACGTCAACTTCAAAGTCAGGGCAGACACCGCTGAGGCGACCGGCGACCTGGTGAAGTTGCAGGCCGAGAAAGACAAGGCTGGCACCGACACCAGTTTCAAGGTCAAAGCCGACGTGGACACGTCCGGGCTGGACGACATCCGCAAAAAGGTCACGGAACTGTCAGCCGGGCCGTTTGGCCTGCTGAAAACCGCGATCGTCGGGCTCGGCCCCGCCGCAGTTCCGGTCGCGGGGGCGGTCATAGCCGCGTTCGCGCCGCTGGCACCCGCGATCGGGTCAGCTGCGGTGGGGCTTGAGGCGTTCGGGCAGATCGCCAAACTGGCGCTCACCCCCGCCGCGACCGCCGCGACCGCCGTGTATAAGGCGCAGAACACCTACAACACGGCCGTCGCGTCCGGCACGAAACAGGCCACCGCGTACGCGACTGAGCAGAAAGCCATCGCCACCGCCTACGCCGGCATGTCGGCGCAGCAGATCACCCTGTCCAAGCAGGTCGGTGTTCTGGAAGCCGGGTGGCGGAGCACCCTGAAAGCTGTCACGCCGCTGGTGTCGTCCGCGCTGACGCCGTGGCTGAAAGACGTGCAGGGGCTGCTTGGCTATATCAAGCCGCTGATCGCCCCCATCGCCACCGATTTCCAGGCGTGGGGTGTGCAACTCGGCCGGGCGCTGGACGGCAACCAGGCCAAGATCAAGTCGTTTATTGACCTGTTCGCGGCCCGGTCCGCCGGCAACATCGCCTCCTTTGGTGACGCCCTGATCTCGTTCGCGAAGGGCGCCGGGGCGCTGATCCACGACATTGCCCCGGAGCTGGGCGGGGCGGCGAACGGGATAGCCGGCCTGGCGGCGTCGTTCGACGGGTGGGCGTCCAGCCAGAAAGCCGCCGACGACATCAAAGGGTTTTTCACCTGGGCCCGGGCTGAAACACCTCTCGTCAGGCAGTTCCTCGACGCCCTCACCGGGTCGGTCGGGAACCTGCTCAAGGCACTGGCTTTCTCTGGTGGCGGGGATCTGCGGGTCCTGACAACCGCGTTGCAGGCCATCTCAGCCCTGCCACCCGGCGCGATCGTCGCGATCGCGGACGCCTACCTGGCCATCAGCGTCGGCCTCCGCGCCGCGACCCTGGCCATGGGCGCGTGGAACATCGCGTCCACCATCGCCAAAGGCATCCAGGCGGCCCTGTCCGATGAGATCAAGGTAACCGGCGCGGCGCTGGTCATCCAGAAGATCGCGACCCTGGCCATAGCCGCCGCTGACGCCGTGGTGGACGCCGCGGAAACCATTTACATCGCCCTCATGCTCGTCGCGGACGCCGTGTCCCTGCCCCTGATCGCGGTCATCGGCGCGATCGTCCTGGCCGCCGCCGCCCTGGCGTTCGGGATCTATGAGCTGGTCACCCACTGGACCACCGTGTGGCACGCCATCCTCGCCGTGACCCAGGTCGTGTGGAACTGGATCAAGGGGAACTGGCCGCTGCTGGTCGGGATCCTGCTGGGGCCGGTCGCCACGGCCGCTGTCCTGATTTACCAGCACTGGAACACGATCAAAAACGACGCGATCGACGTGTGGGATGCGATCAAGTCGTTCTTCACCGGCTGGTGGTCCGGTGAGGTCGCGTCCTGGAAATCCACCCTCAACACGGTCACCGGGATTTTCCGGAGCGCCTGGAACACGGTCTCCTCGGATGCCAGGTCGGTTTGGAATGCCATCAAATCGTTCTTCACCGGCTGGTGGTCGGCGGAGGTCTCCGGGTGGAAGACGATCATCTCCCAGTTCACCGGGTTCTTCCGGGCGGCATGGAACACGGTGAAGTCCGACGCCCAGTCCATCTGGAACGCCATCAAAAGCTTTTTCTCCGGCTGGTGGACCACTGAGGTCGCGGGCTGGCGGGCCACGATCGCGACGGTAACCGGCATTTTCCGCAACGCGTGGAACGCCATTTACAGCGACATCAAATCGTCGTGGGGCCAGATCAAATCGTGGTTCGGGTCGTTCTGGTCAAGCCTCGAATCCGGGTTCAACACCGTCGTCGGCCGGATCAAAACCATCTGGAAAGGTTTTCAGACCGACATTTCCGCGCCCGTCAACTGGGTGATCAGCAACGTGTACGACAAGTACATTGTCCGGTTCTGGAACGACGTCGCCGGGGCGGTCGGCCTGCCGAAGTTGAAGGGCCTCGCGGAAGGCGGCATCGTTCCCGGCGGGTACAGCCGGTCCGACAACCAGCTCATGTGGATGCGGTCCGGGGAAGGCGTGTTGCAGCCCGGTGCGGTCGACGCGCTCGGCGGCCCGGGGTTCATCCACTGGGCCAACGCCAAATACGGGGACCTGGGTGCCGGGCAGAACGCCCCCGGGCATTTCCAGTTCGGCGGGATCTTCCACGACATCGGCAGTCTCCTGTCCAGCCCCATCCGCGAAGTGCTGTCCATCGGGAAAACCCTTGAGCACGCGGTCGATGACGGGGTCCTCGCCCCGTTTAAGGCCATCACCAGGATCATGGTCAACGACCTGGCGAAAATTCCTGGGCCCAAGGGTGACGGCATGGTCGGCATCATGCAGAAGATGCCGCTGAAAATGTGGGACGGGTTCGTCAGCTGGGTCGGGAACCATCTCCCGTTCGCCAGTAGCGGCAGTGGTGGCGCGTCCGGGCCCGGGTCGGCTAAAGGCAACGCCATCACCGATTTCGCGGAACGATACCTCGGCACGCCGTATGTGTGGGGCGGGACGAGTCCCAGCGGCTGGGACTGCTCGGGGTTCACAGAGTTCGTGTATGACCATTTCGGGTGGACCCCGCCGCGGACATCAGAGGAACAGTTCGGCTGGGTGAAACGCATCGCCGCGCCGGTGCCTGGTGCTTTGGCGTTTTTCGCCGGGTCACCCATCGACCCGCCGCCCGGGCATGTGGGGATTGTCACCAGCCCCAACACGATGATCGACGCCTATGGCACGGGTTACGGCACGATCTACAACACGATCAACGGCAGTTCCGGCACGGTGATGGGGTTCGGCATCCCGCCGTCCGGATTCAAGTTCGATGACGGCGGGTGGCTGCAACCCGGCGCGAGCCTGGTGGTCAACACCACGGGCCGGCCAGAGCCGGTACTGACGGGTGAGCAGTGGGGCGCGGTCATCGGCGGCGGCCCGGCGACTGAGCGGCTGGACGCGATCATCGCCCACCTGGGGGCCCTGGTCAACGCGACCGCAGCAGGGCCGTCCGCGACCGCGGGCGGCCTGGGCCAGGTGCTGAACAGCACCGCCCGCAACGCAGCGTTCCGCAACCGCTACCGCACCCGCTAGCCCTCAGCCGGGCCGGGCAACCGCCTGCCAGCTCGCCAGCCATCCGCTCTCCCTTCCCTAGACCCAAAACCCGGGGGGGCGTGTGGCCGACAGCCTGGTGATCGCCAACGCGATCGAACTGCTCGGCCACCAGGCCGTGTCGGCCAACCCGCGGTGCGCCGGTGCGCAATTCATGCTGCAACCCGGGTTCTCGCTGGGGGCGCCGCAGCCCACCACAGATTTCGTGGCGTCGCTGATCCTCGATGGGGAACGGCCCTACGGGCAGCGGTCATCCAACCGCACCATCTCCCTGCCCATCTGGATCAAGGCACCCAACAGGTACATCCTCGCCGCGGCCCGCGAGGTCCTCGAAGAGGCGATCAACCAGCAGACGTGGACGCTGGCTTGGACACGCGACCCCGGGGCGGGCGGGACGCCGCTGACATTGCTGCTGGACTGTTTCCGCGCCCAGCCGTCCGTCCCGACGTACAACACGTCGGCGGAAAAACAAGGCGGGGTCCTCGGCTCCCAGATCACGATCCAGTTTGAGGCGCTGCCGTTCGGCCGGTCCGACACCCAAACCCAGGTCGCGTTCGCCGCGCCCGTCCCCACCGCGCCGCCGCCACCGCCGGCGCCGGTGGTGCTGGACAACTACTCCACGATCAGCACCCCCACCTTTTCCCAGTCCACGCAGTGCATCGTCGGCCCGAACTCCGGCTGCTGGGATCCGGACTCGTTCGGTGACCCGGGCGGGCAGGTCAGCCCCCTGGCGTACAGCGCCATGTTCGGCACCCCGCTGAACCTCACCGGGATGACGTCGGTGCAGGGATATGTGGGGCTCGGTTCCCGGTACTGGTGGGCGCTCGAGCACAGCGGGAAGACGCGGATCCGCGTCGATATGACGCTGACCGACACCAACGGGCAGACGCTGTCGTTTTCGAGGTCGAACCTGCTCATCCCGGTGTCGCCGGTCTACTCAGTCCCGGTGTTCTCCCGGGTCACCCTGTTCATCCCCCAGGGCAGCACGACGTTCCTGTACGGCTCGGTCGCCTCATACTCCCTCAAGATCACGAACCGGGCGTATCCGGCTGACCGTTTCGCGTGGACCACCGCCTACCTCGATGCGCTGACCGCCTACCCGGCGTCCCAGACCGCCGCGCCGGTGACCCGCGGGAACGTTTACACCCTGTACGGGGTCGTCGGCACCGCGCGGGCCCCCGCGTCGCTGTCTTTCCAGCAGGCACCCACCCCGGGGACGCCGACCACGATCACCACGGCCGGTGCCGGGACGTACACCGTCCCCGCGGGCACCGTCTACCTCAAAGTTGAGGCCATCGGTGGTGGTGGTGCCGGGGCGAGCCAGGCCGTCGCTGGTGTCGGCGGCGGTGGTGGCGGTGGTGAGGACGCCCAGGAACCCGTGTTCGCCGCGGTCCCCGCCCAGGTCATCCCCTACCTAGTCGGCGCCGGTGGCACATCGGGTGCGACCCCGGTCAACGGGCAGCCCACCGTGTTCGGGCCCGGGCCGTCCAGCTCCCTCGCGGTGGTCGCCAACGGTGGCCAGTCCGCTGCGCAGAACTCGATCACGGCCGGGCCCGGCGGATCCGGGTCCGGAAACCTGACCCACTTCCCCGGCGGCCCCGGCCGCACCGCCTCCGGTTCCGTCGGTGGTGGTGGCGGGAGCTCGGCGGGGAGCCTGCTGCCCGGTAACACGCCGACCGGGACCGCGAACGTCACCCTGACCGGCTCAGGGAACTGGACGGTCCCGCTCGGTGTCACCCAGGTCACCGTGACCGCGATCGGCGCGGGCGGCGGGGCGGGGACCGGCGGGGCAGGCAACGGCGCGGGGGGTGGTGGCGGGGAATCCGCCATCGAGACGTTCACCGTCACCCCCGGGGCCAGCATCCCCTACTCCTGCGGGGCCGGTGGCACCCCCGGTGCGACGTCGGGGGACCTGCCGGGCAGCGCGGGCGGGAACACCACCTTCGGGCCGGTCAGCTCGGTCACCCTCACCGCGCATGGTGGCAGCGGCGGCCCGTCGTCCACGCATTCGGTGTCCGGCGGGCCCGGTGGCACCGGGTCGGCCGCGCCCGTGCACTTCAACGGCGGGCAGGGCGGCACGAACAACCCCTACACCGGGGGTGGCGGATCGTCAGCCGGGCCGGCGTCTGCGGGGAACGCAGGCAACGGGTACGCCGGCGCGGGGGTCGCGCCCTCCGGTGGCGGCGCGGGCGGCGCGGGGTCGGGAAGCCGCTCCGGCACAGGTGCGTCCGGGTCGCTGCCCGGTGGTGGTGGTGGTGGTACCTGGTCGTCGGGGTTCACCGCCGGGACGGGCGGCGCCGGGCAGATCGTCATCGCCTACCCGGGTGGCGCACCCACGAACAACGGTGCTGCCGCGCCAGCTGGCGGCGGCGCTGGTGGTGCGGGCGGCGCGAGCGCCAACACTGCGGGGACGGCCGGGACGGCACCCGGTGGTGGTGGCGGCGGCGCCGATTCGACCGGCACCAGTGAGGCGGGCGGCGCGGGCGCGGCCGGGAAACTGATCATCACCCCGTACACCAACCCGGCGTTCAAAACGCTGATCGTGCACCGGCCGCCGCTCGGCACCCCCAAAACCTTCCAGCCCCTCGTCAGTGTGGGTGGCGGGACAGGTGTGCCGAACGGCGGGACGCAGTACACCATGCCGCAGCCCATCACCGGGGTCTCCGCCGATTTTTCCGGCACCTACACCCTGTACCTGGTCAACGCGTCATGGAACGGCAGCACCTCGCGGACGATCACGGTCACGGTCACCCAATGGGACGTGACCGGCGGCACCTCCAACGCAGTGTCCACCACCCCGATCACGATCACGCCCGCGCAGATCACCAACGGGATCGTGACCGCCGGGGTCCTCACATTGCCGCAACGAAGGGTCGCCGCCGACAACACCGGCGGTTTCTACACCGTGTCGGTGACCGACACCAACACCAGCGACCGTTTCTATGACCTGATTTTCCTCGACACGATGGGCCAGACCGCCGTCATCAACGAGCCGACAACGGGCTATTCCACCTACTGGATTGATGAGCCGGACGCGCTCACTGATCTGGGCCTGCACCTGGGTTCCAACTCCGGGCGGCCCAACGCGATTTCGGTGATGGACGCGTGCCCGTCGCTGTCCGGCGGGCCGATCACCCTGGAACCCGCCGACGGGGATAACCAGCTGTTCGCGTACTGCCTTGAGGGCGCCCCGTCCATCGGCCTCACGTACTACGCCAGATGGTTCTTCGACCGCCTGTTCTGACCATTCAACGGAGGGGGACTGCCGTGTTCCTGCTGTCGCGCCGTCAGGCGCACGCCGCGCTCGCCGGCGCGGGGACTGCGCTGGCGTATCTCGCCGCCGCTGAGGTCGGCTCTAAAAAGCCGGTCCGGGCCGGCAGCCTGTTCGTGCTGTCCAGCATGGCTCTCGCTGGCCTGATGACCGCCAAGTCATCGGTGAAAGCCCGCGGCACCGAAGCCCGGCTCAACCATTTCTTCAACAACGGCGGGTCGGTCGGCGGCGACTTCGTCGTGAACGGGAACCACACTGTCACCGGGGATATCAGTGGCGGCGGCCACATGCAGGTCCCGGGGAACATTTCTAACGCCATCGCCGGCGGAACCGGGAACATCAACACCAACGGCGACATCAACGGCACAGGGAGCATCGGCGGCAGTGGGGCGCAGTTCACCGGAGGCGGCGTCACCACGACCGGGGGGGCGACGATCGGCGGGGCTGTATCGGCAGGCGGCAACCTGAACATGAACGGCAACAACGTCAACTCGGCGGGAACGCTCAACGCTGGCGGCCTTAACACTTCGGGTGGTGCGACTGTTGGCGGGGCGCTATCCGCAGGCGGCAACGTGAACATGAACGGCAACAACATTAATGACATCGGCAGCCTGGGCGGGAACGGCGGGAACATCGGCACGACCAACGGCATCGCCGTAGGCGGAAACATTAGCATGGGCGGCAATATCAATATGAACGGGCACACGGTTAACCCGTAAAATGACGACGTACAGCGTCCCGAATGCCAGCCAGGTATCGGTCACCGCCCCCGGGTCGTCATCGCCGCAGTGGTTCGGTGCGTTCGGGCACGTCACCGGCCTGTCCTACGCCTACGCGTGCCCCGGCGGGTGCGACAAAGCGTCATGGACGTTGCAGGTGCCCCCCGGGTACCGCAACCAGGCGATGAACCCCGGCGGGAACGTGTCGATCCACCGCGGCGGCCACGTCGTGTGGAACGGGAAACTTGATGAGCCGGTAGCCACCCCCACCGGGTGGACGATGACCGCGATCGGCACCGGGAACCTCGGCACCGACTACCTCGCCCTGTACACGGGGACCTGGCCCACCGGGCTGCCCGACAGCGCGGTCAACGCGGCGATCACCCGGGGGCTGCCGTGGGCCAACCCGGGCATCGGCACCCCGACGGGGATATGGCTGGGCCAGGAAATCGACTCCGGCGCGCAGACCGTCACCGACCTGCTCACCCTCGTGACCAGCCGCGGCGGCCTGACCTGGTATGTGAACAGCCAGCCCGGCGGGCTGCCCGGCAACGACCTGAGCGTCTTTGCCCTGCCGACCGTGCCGAACCGGCTGCTGGTGTGCAACACGCCCGTCCCGCGGACCCTGGGCGGGGATATCAACACGATCTATCTGCGCTACATGGTGACCGCCGACAACGCCACCACCGGCGCGGCCGCGGCATATGCGACGACCAGCGTGGCCAACGCCGCATCGGTCACCGCTCACGGCGTGATCGAAACGTACATCGACCTGTCCGACGTCGGCGTGCAGACCGCCACCGCCGCGCAGGCCGTCGGGAACTATGTTCTGTCGATCTACCAGCGGGCCAGTTTCGCCGGCCCGTTCACCGTCTCCCCGGGGCAGCTGCTGACCACCGGGGGGCAGCCCGTCGATCTGGGCACCGACCAGGCGGGCACCGTCTGCCGGCTCATATTGACCGACTACGGCTACGGCGGCGAGGTCACACCGGGCCCGGTCACGTTCATCACCGGCGCGTACGTGTACGACGACCAGGCGCAGACCGCGCAGATCACCCCGTACCAGTCGCTGGATGAGTCCCTGACGGGGCTGCTGAGCATGGAAAACACGATTCTCACCCCCATCGCCGCAGCGTCCTGACCCGCCATCCCCACCGCCGCGAGAGAGGCACCCATGCCAGACACGTACGTCTATGAGCATCCGGAAAGGCTGGGCCTCGGCCAGCATCACACCAGCGAGGACCTGGCTGGCCGGCCGGCGCAGCCACCGGAAGCTGCCGCGGCGCTGCGGGCCGCCATGGAAGCCATCGAGCCGACCCCTGAGCAGCGGGCGAAGATGGACGCCCTGCTGGGCCAGACCATGGCCGACCTCGACATGCCCCACGGCACCCAGGCCGGGTTCGTGGCCACCGACGAAGCCACCGGCCATCACATCGTCAGCTGGACGGACAAGGCGGGGACGGCGCGGTACACGTCGGTCAGCCCGGAACTGTTCGCCCAGTTTTTCCGGGAGGCGTGACCCATGGCCACCATCAGTGCCGGGCAGTTCATGGAATCCGGTGAGATCGCCGCCGTCTACGCCGCGGTCGGCAAGGGCGGCACGGCGACCCCGTACACCACGACCTATATGGCGCTGGCGCAGAACGCGGCGTCGGGCAGCATTGACGACACCTGGGTCCTGATGTCGTCGGGGGTCACTGAGCAGTCCGGTGACGGGTACGCCCGGCAGCCGATCACCACCTCATCAGGCTGGTCGACACCCACGTCGGCGTCACCGTCGGTGATTTCCAACGCGGCGGTGCTCTCATGGGGGCCGGTGGTCACCGCCAACTGGACTCAGGTCAACTGGGGGATGCTGGCCAGCGCCCTGACCGCCGGGATCCCGCTCATCGCCTACCTGCTGACCACACCCCGGACCGCGCTGATCGGTGACACCGTCGCCGGCGCGATCGGGGCGTTCACCGCGCAGGTCTGACCCGGTGGCCGTCCATCTGGTCACGCCGGTCCGGCATGTGGTGCCCGACCTCAAGGTGCCCCGCATGTGGCCGTGTGAGGCGTCCGGGACCGGGCTGGCCGCCCGCAAATGCGGGGCGACCCCGGCCAGCCTGTGGCGGCGGTCCTGCCGCAACGGCCATTCGCGGGACGTGCGGCTATGCCCGTCGCACGCCCAGCTGATCACCTCAGGGCTGGGTGCCTGCGCGGAGTGCGCTGACCGGGGCGCTGCTGCTGCCGCGTTCCTGGCCCCGGTGGACCTGGTGTTCGTCCCGGGCACACGGGCAGGCGACCGGAGGTAAATCGTGGCCGGCGCACGAGTCCAGTCCTGCGTCGCGTCCGCCGCCGGGGTCACGACGATAACGGCGACGTTCACCGTGCAGAACGTGGTGACGGGTAACAAGTATGTCGTCTGCGTCGGCTGCAACTCCGCGACGCTGACCAGTGTCAAAAACGGTGCCGGGACCTCACTGACCGCTCTCGCGAGCAAGCTGAACAGCACTAACGGTGTCTACACCTACCTGTACGGCCTGGACATCCCGTCCGGTGACGGCGGTACGAAGTCGCACATCACGGTTGTCTTCCCGGGATCGACGTTCGGCGGGATGGTCGTCCAGGAAGTTTCCGGGCTGCTGGCCGGTAACACGACCGCGATGATCGACGGCGCGGCGGGCAACTCGAGCGGCAGCGCCGCGACCACGGCCAACCCGGCGTACACCGCGGCTGTGGCGGGCGAGTATCTCGTCACGCTGCTCGGCGCGAACGGTGGCACCCCGACGACCCCGTCCGGGTTCACCGCCGACGCGAACAACACGACCGCCGAAGGTCCGTCCGAGATCTTCTATAAGGCGTCTACCGGCAGCGCTGAGTCCGCCGCGATCACCCTCGGCGCAACCGCCGGCTATGCGCAGCTGATGGTTGCGTTCAAGCTGTCATCGACCGCGTGGGCTGCTGCCGGGACCGCCCCGGGCACCTCTGCCGCGTCGGGGGCTTTCACCCCGGCCGGCGTCGCCGGGACTGCTGACTCCACCGCGGCGGACCAGGCCAGCGGCACGATCACCCTCACCCCCGCCGCCGTCGCCGGGACCGCCGCAGGCACCTCAGCCGCGTCGGCTGGTTTCACCCCGGCCGGTGTCACCGGGACAGCCGCAGCCACCAGCCATGCGGCGGGGGCGTTCCTCCCGGCCGCGGCAGCCGGGATCGCGGCGGGCAGCAGCGCCGCATCCGGCACCCTGGCACCCGCCGTCATTGCCGGGACAGCCACCGCCGCGAGCTCGGCGGCCGGGGCGTTCACGCCAGCCGGCGTCGCGGGTTCCGCGGCGGCGGGCAGCCTCACGTCAGCGGCCCTGACGCTCACCGCCGGCGTCGCCGGGACGGCCGCAGCCGCCAGCCATGCGGCCGGGGTGTTCCTCCCGGCCGCGGTCGCGGGCACCGCGGCGGCCCGCAGCGGCGGCGCAGGTGCGTTCACCGCCGCACCACTGGCCGGGGCGTCGGCCGCCTCGAGTTCCGCGGCGGGTGCGTTCACCCCGGCCGCGGCCACCGGCACCTCCGCAGCGTTCAGCGCTGCGGCCGGGACGGTCACGCTTACCCCGGCCGCTGCGGCCGGGACAGCGGCCGGGCTGAGCGCCGCTGCGGGCGTGTTCCGGCCCGCGCCGCTCACCGGGACCGCGGCGTCTCACCCTGCCGCGGCCGGGGCGTTCCTGGGTGCCGCCCTGGCTGGCACCTCGCAGACCTCGAGCGCCGCGGCGGGCGTCACTACCCTCACCCCCGCCGCGGTCACAGGGGCAGCAGCCGGCCACAGCGCAGCAGCCGCCGCGCTACTCCCCGCAGCGGCCGCGGGGACCGCATCATCGGCCAGTTCCGCGGCCGGGGCGTTCCAGGCGGCACCCGTCGCGGGCACCGTAGCCCAGGCTTCCAGCGCGGCCGGGACGCTCACCTTCGCCCCCGCGGTCATCGCGGGCACCGCCGCGACGCTCAGCGGAGCCGGCGGGGCGTTCGCGACCACATGGACCGGCGCCGGGACCGCGGTGGCAGGCTCCGCCGCCGCGGGCGCCTTCCAGGCCGCGCCGCTCACCGGGACCGCATCATCGGCCAGTTCCGCGGCCGGGGCGTTCCGGCCCGCGACGATGGCCGGGGCAGCAGCCGGTCACAGCGCGGCGTCCGGCGCGTTCACCCCGGCGGCGCTCACCGGGACAGCGGCGGCAGCCACTGCCGCATCCGCAGTGTTCCTCCCGGCCCCGCTCGCCGGGACCGCGGTCACCCACGCTGCGGCCAGTGGCACGTTCACGCCTGCGGCCCTGGCTGGCGCCGCGCAGGCCCACAGTGCGGCGGCCGGTGCTTTCACCCCGGCACCCGCCGCGGGGACGGCGGCCGCGGCCAGTTCCGCGGCCGGGGCGTTCACCCCCGCGCCGATCGCGGGCACCGCGTTCACGCACACCACGACGGCCGCCCTGCTGGCCCTCGCCCAGGCTGAGGCCGGGACCGCGCTGGCCCGCAGCCTCGCATCGGGTTCGCTCACCCCGGCCGCGGCCGCGGGCACGGCGGCAGGTGCCAGCGGTGCGTCCGGCGGGTTCCTGGCCGCACCCATGGCCGGGGCCGCCGCCACCGCCGCCGGGGCGGCCGGGACGCTCACGGCCGCGATGGTTCTCAGCGGGCACGCCGTCACCGTGGCGGCGGCCACGGGAATACTGCTGGACATCCCCGCGGTGCAGCTGGCCACGGTCACCTTGTCCGGCACCGTGCTGATCCCCGGCCTGGCCGGTCTCCCGTCTGTGCCCGGCGCCGGGGGAGCCGCCGGCCGGCCGCAGCTCGCCGGGACGGCCAGCAGCAGCAGCATGGGCGGGATGGTGACGCAAACCCCCGCTGGCGGGACCGCGGCAGGCACTTAGCCGGGTAGCGGCACTTCGGTGACAGGCCCCAGCGGGCAGTCATGGCCGTCCGTGTCGTGGCATTTCTTGCAGAACCGGCCTTTCATGACCGGCGCGGTGGCGCAGACCGGGCACAGTAACCCCAGGCGCGTATGCCCGCACCCGCATTCCGCCTCATACAGGCCCTCCGCCGGCTGCGGGCACGGCACGAGGGGTGCGCTCTCCGCCGCCTGCCAGTAGCCCGTGCACGGTACACCGAACCCCATGCCCGTGATCTTCCCAGACCGGAGGCACGCGCGTGTTGCAGTCCAACATTGTCCTCGGCCAGAACAACGATGAGGCGATCAACCTCGCGATCACCTCCGCCGGGGCGGCGCAGGATCTGACCGGCGCGACCGTTGAGGTGGTCGTCAAACCGCGGGCATCTGCCGCTGACACCGACCCGGCGGCGATCAGCGCCAGCGTCACCATCACCGACCCGCTGAACGGGCTGGCCACCGCCACGATCACCGCGGCGCAGCTCGCCACGGCGGGCCGCTGGTACTGGCATTGCGACGTCATCGCACGCGACGGGGAACGGAAAACCGCCCTGTACGGGGATGTGCTGATCATCCCGGTCGCGGCCGCGCTGGGGGGATGAGTGGTACGGACCCGCAGGGCGGTGGACTGGCTGACCCGGGCGGGCCGGCTGGACCTGTCCGTGATGGCCACCGCGTTCGTGATTTTCGGTGTGTCCCTGGCCGCCCAGCCGCACCGCTGGGCATCCACACCCGCGTACCACATTCTGCTGCTGATCTTCTCCGCGCGGGCGTGGGGCGGCCTGTTCCTGCTGGGCGGCGCGGTGATGGGGGCAGCGGCGTGGCAGTTTGAGCGGCGCCGCTGGGTGTTGGTCACGGCGCTGACACTGGCGTTCACCCTGACGACCGGGTGGATGCTGGCGTTCGTCGTCCGCTATGTGTCCTCCCCGAACACCACCCCGGAAACGTGGGTCAGCTGGATGGTGTTCGATTACCTGCTGCTGAAAGTGTCGGCCAGCCTTGACCGTTCCCCGCCGCCATGACCGGCCTGGCCGACGCCGCCGGCGGGGGTGGCGTGAACACGGTCACCCTGATCACCGGGATCCTGCTGGCCCTCGCCGCGGTCGTGTCGTCGCTCACGCCGATCGTGATAGCCCGCCGGCGGTCACGCAAGGAAGCGGCCGCTGCGACCGCCGCCGCGGCGGTGGCTGGCAGTGACCTGACCCTGGCCGGGTGGACCCAGCTGAACGCCGCGCTGCAACAGGAAATCGCGCGGCTGCAAAAGGTCACTGAGCGGATGCAGTCCCGCATTGATGATCTCGAAGGGGAGATCGCGGAGCTGCAAAAACTGGCCATCAGGTTGCAGCAGAAAGGCAGCGGCGGTGCCTGACCTGGTGGTCATGTTCCTCATCGTGTCGTGCGTGTCGTGGATGTTCCAGCTGCTCGCGTTCATCCGCATCGCCGCACGGCGGGCCACGACACCCACGGAGGAACTGGTCGGCGGGGGGTACCTGCGGACCGTCGCGTGCCGGGTGCTGGCCGCCACCATCTATGTCGTCGTCGCCGCGACCCAGCTAGCCGGGTCGGGAACCCTGACCGCTGAGGCGCTGGTTGTTTTCGGTGCCGTGCAGCTGATCTGGCAGGTGAACTCCGTGATGGATGTCCGGATCAGGCGCAGCCTCAGCCAGCGCCCGGGGGATCCGCCCTGATGCCGCAGCCGCCGGATGACGTCCCCCATGAGGAGGCGCAGCAGCTGGCCCGCATCGCCGCGGTGACCGATGACCTGGACAGAACCCTGGACGAACTGTTCGTGATCGCGGCTGAGCTGAAAACCATCCTGGCCCGCACAGAGCCTGGCCCTCCCGGCCCACTCAAGGAGGCGCCGTGAGCGAGCCAGACCATGACGCGGTCACGGCCGCTGAGGGGCTCACCGTCGCACTCCGGGGGATCCGGGAGGATCTGGCGGGGCTGCGCGGCGACCTGGAAGCCGCGCGGGTGGCCAGCGAGAAACGGGACGCCCGGCTGGCGAAGGACGCGCGGCGCAGCAGGAACGTCGTCACCGGCCTGATCGCCTCGTTCTGCGTGGACCTGGCTGTCACCGGCCTGGTCGGCTGGAACACGATCCGGGTCAACGACAGCCAGGACGCAAGCCACGCCAGCGAAATATCGGTGTGCCGGCAGGCCAACGTGAACCGGCGGGAGGACATCGCGATCTGGAATCGGTTTCTCGATGACATCGCGCCGCCGGACGCGAAGACGACACCGAAGGTGCGGGTGGAACTGGCGGGGCTCAACCGCCTCATCCGGCTCAAAGACACGCCACGCAACTGTGTGGCCCTGTACAGCAACGGCCCCTGACGGTGGCCGGGGACTACATGAGCCGGCGGCCTGACTGGCGTGACCGGCTCGACAGTCAACTCACAACGGGGGGAATCGCCGTCATGAACATCATCCGCCGGGAACCGGCTCTGGTGTGGTCCGGGATGCTGTCCGCCGCCGCGGCGCTGGCCGTGTACTTCACGACCGGGCTGACCCAGGCGCAGCACGCGTCGATCGTCACCGTCGCGGTCGCGCTCGGCGCCGCGATCGTCGCGATCGACTCCCGGCCGGTGCAGGTACCCATCCTGACCGGGATCATCGGCACGATCCTGGCTGCGCTCGGCGCGTTCGGGTTGCACATGGACGCCCACATGCAGGCGGAGTTCCTCACCGGCATCGGGATCGTGCTCGGCCTGGTCCTGCGGCTGCACCAGACCCCCGTCACCCCACCGGCCGTCACCCCACCGGCGGCGGCGCACGCGGCCGGGTGACCGGCTGGCTGGGGCACTGGCTCGGCCTCGACAACGTCGCGGGCCAAATCTACGCCTGGTGGTCCGGCAGCGGGTCGGTGATCCTCCCGTGGATCCTGAACTCCCTCACGGTCGCGGCCCTGTTCTGGTGGCACCACCAGTGCCACGTCTCCGGGTGCTGGTGGTATGCCCGCCGCACCACGGCGGCCGGTGAACGCGCCTGCTGGCGCCACCATCCCCATCCGCGGCGGACCGCCGCGGATCTGCTCACCGCGCATCACGCCGCTATCCGCGCCGGCACCAACACGAACGGAGGCGCACCGTGACCCTTGCAGGTGTTGACGTGGCGGTCTACCAGGGGACACCCGGCAGCTGGCGGGCGGAGGCAGGCGCGATCGCGTGGGCCGGGGTGAAGATCAGCGAACTGTCATCCGCCGGGCCCTACATTTCCCCGGACGCCGCGGCGGACTGGGCGTATCTCAAGGCCCACGGCAAAGGCCGGGTCGGCTACCTGTTCGGTCACCCCGCCACCGGCCCGGCGGCGACGGTCAGCCTGTTCGCGGATGAGCTCGCCCGCCTCGGCCTGGACGACGGCGACGGCATCGCGCTGGACCTCGAGCAATCCGACGGGCTGCCGCCCGGCCATGTGGCCACCTGGGCGGGGCAGGTCATGGCACAGCTTGAGCATGTGCTGCACCGGACCCCGCTGCTGTACACCTTCCTCAGCTTCGCCCAGGGCGGGAACTGTGCCGGGCTCGGCCGGTACCCGCTGTGGATCGCGGACCCGTCCAGCCCGGCCGGCCACCCGCGGGTACCGGGCCCGTGGTCGGGGTGGGCGATCCACCAGCATTCGATCACCGGCAGCATCGACCGGGACGTCGCCGCCTGGGCCACGATGGCCGCGATGCGCGGCGAGCTCGGGAAGAAAGGAACCGCCGTGGCAGGGCAGACGATCGACTGGAAGGCTGCGGGCAGCAGCAAGACGCTCGCGGAGCTGGCCGCGGACCGGAAGGTGGGGCCGTCCACGATCCTGCGGCTGACAGCGCAGCACGGGGCGGGGGGGAAGTTCCCCGGCCCGGTCGCGGCGTGGCTGGACGCGGTATTCACTGGGACGACGGCACCGTCGGCGCCGATCCCCGCGGATGTGGTGCTGCGGGTGCCTGCCAGCTGAAACGCGCGGTGGGCGGCGTGCGGGGCCTTGCGCGACGGAACTCGGCAGCCGGCTTCACCAGGCTCCGACGAACAACCCTTGCTCCCCGCACGCCGCTTCGGGACAGTCTGGCCCGTCTCGTCCGCATTGTCTACCTGGTCTGTGACTAACGGTCACAATGGTATGTGTGGCTGATACGGGTGATACCCGGGGTACAGGTGTGACGGGCCCGGTCGTAACGTTGGGTCATGTCCGGGGAGATCGACCGTTGGAGCGAGACGCCCTACAAGGAGCAGCTCGCCGGGTTCATCCGCGCCCAGATCCAGGCCGGTGACCTGCAACCGGGCCAGCAACTCCCCAGCGAACAGCACCTCATGGCCACCTACCAGCTATCCCGGTCCACCGTCCGCGGTGCCCTTGAGCTACTCCGCGGCGGCGGATGGATCGAAACCCACCGTCGGCGCGGGTCACGCGTCAGCCAGAACCCGCCGCCCCGCTAGCGGCCGCAAAAGCAAAGAGCCCCCGGCAGCGTTCGCGCTGCCGGGGGCTCCCCTTTTTGCATGTGCTGGGGTCAGCCGTGGAACATGTCCGGGGACGCCCCGTGGTACATGTCCGGGGACGCCGCCGCCACGACCGGGGCGGAGTTCGCGGTGGCGACGATCGACGGGACCGCCACGGCGGCACCGGAACTGATGGTGCCGGCCACGATCATTGTGGCGGCGAACTTTCTCGGGATGCGGGTGATTCTCATCGGGCGGGTTTCCTTCCATCGGGGGGGCCTTCAACGTCGGGGATCATGAGACGGGCCACTGCGGTTCCACCAGCGCAGCCAGCTGGGTGAGCCTGCTGCGGCCCATGAGCGACGGCAGCCCGGTGCCCTCAGCGCGGCATGAGTTGGTGGTGATCTGCCAGGTGCTGCCGAGGTACTCACCGTCGGCTTTGCTCACCGCGGCAACCCCCGCCTCAGGGGCCAGTTCCCGGGCGATGCTCAGCAGGTCAAGGCCCTTGTCGCGGTCACCGAAAATCAGGGTGAGGATGTCACCCTTGCCGTCGTTGAAATTGATCGCGGCCACATCAATAGGCCGCTCAGCGGTCTCCGACCACCACAGCGGGCAGACACGCGCCAGACGCGTAAGGGTGCGGTAGACGCTTGCGTCAGCGTCCTGAAAAAGCATCGGCTTCTCCCCGTTGCTCCTGTGTGTCTGGCTGGTACCCTACGTCTGCTTAGTACGATCCGTCTAGGTCCCCGGCGGGTACCGCAGGCTGGCTTCCGGAACGTGACCGCGGAGGTGGGGGGGGGCCAGCTGAATCCGGTTACCCGCCGGGTTGCTTAGCGGGTTAGCGTGAAGCAACGGCTTGACCTGAGTCGTTGTTCAAGGGATTGCGCAGGAACGCCGCCCGGCCCCCGCAGCGGGGGGCCGGGCGGCGTTCTTCTGCTATGCGCGGGGTACGGCGCCGGGGAGGGCGAGCGCGGCGCGGATCAGCGCCCACGGGCCGTCGCCGTAGCGGTGCCACACGGTGCCGACATCGGTCGTGTCCCGGGTGACCAGGTACGTGCTGACCGTGCCGGGCGGCAGGCCACTGGTTTCGGTGTTGCTGGTCCGGCGGATCACCAGCGTGCCGATCCGCTCATCGTTGACCATGAGCGGGAACCACAGGCTCACGGGGAGTCCTGGTCGCTGGTTTCCGGCGTGGCCCCCGATTCCGCGCCGGAAACCAGCTGATCCCAGTCCACCACCACCGCTGGATCCAGGTCCGGCACCTCACCGGCGATGACGTCGCGGGCCGCGCCGGGGCCGAGCCGCTCGAGCACGGCGGCGAGCGCCCGGTCATGCCCGGCGTTCGCAGCCGCTACGGTGGCGTACCGCTCCTGATAGTCGTCCAGGTCGTCATCGCCGCCGATGTGGACGTCACCGGGCGCGAAGATCATCGTCTCAAAGATGATCGGCACGGTGGATCCCCAGCCGTGGTCGATGCCGAGCCACACGGTAGAGATCGTCCAGCCGCGCACATGATGGACCGCGACCCGCAGATACTCAAGATCCCCATGCTTGACCGCCCATTCCTCGGGCTCAATGGGCTGCCCATCGCGGTCGTAGAACAGGTGGTACCGGCCGTAGAACACGGGAGGTCAGCCGACCGTGGCCACGGCCGCCGCGAGCGTGGCGAGCGTGGCGCAGGTGCTCTTGACGTAGCCGGCGTCCCGGTACGCCTCGCCGCCCATCCGGATCGGCTCCCAGCCGTACTCGGCTGCGTCGTGGGCATCCTGGCCGGGCATGACGTCCCAGGTGCCGGCGCAATGGAATCCCAGCCACCACACCCGGTCGGGCTCGCCCGGGCCGGGGACGTGGCAGATGGTGCGGTCCTCCGGGCCCGGCTCGCACAACCCGGAATAGGTCAGTTCCCGGTCGCCGGCCCACAGGGGAATTGAGTCGCAGGGCGCCTCAAACCAGGGGTGGCCTTCGGGGACGCCGACGTAGCCGCACAGCGCACCGGACCGGGGGTTGCGTTTCAGCAGGCACGGCAGGCCGGTGGACTCATCGGCCCACTGTTCCTTGTCGGGCTCACCCATCCACGGGCCGGGTGCCCAGCTGGTTTTGTCGATCGTGGTCCACGTCCGGTTATCCACCGCCGGAGCCTCCCCCCGTCTGCGGCGTCTGGCGGAGCCTGCCTACGGGAAAGTCAGCGATGAAGTTACCCGCAGGCAGGTCCGGTTAACTCAATGTAGCGGGAGGGTGGGGGGCGTGCCCAGCGGAAACGCCAACGTCAGCGACGGCGGGCGCGGCGGCGGCGATCCGTCTCAGCGTGCGCGGCCAGCAGGCCGTACACGGCCAGGAAGACGATCAGCGCGGCCAGGACGGTGATGAGGACGCCCAGCCACAGGGCGGCGATCCACGCCCAGGTGACGCCACCGGCGGCGAAGATGATCAGGTACAGCCAGCCCGCGCCGGCGACGCGGCGGCGGCGGCGGATGCATGCTCTCACAGCCCCCACTATACCCGGTCAAGTTGACCACGTCTAAAACGGCCAACACGGCAACCGGGCGGGCGGACATATCCGAAAATACAGGAGGGGCCAGGGCGGCGGATGCGCATATCCGTCTTCGCCCGCCCTGGCCCCGCCTGCCCCCCCCGATCAGGACGCACCACCCCGTGCCCGGGTAATGCGACGCCCAGCGTACGGCAAACGATTACATCCCGCGCCCCTGAGATTACGGATCCTTTAACGTGACGGCCTGCCGCGCACCCCGGCCGTATCGCGGCGGCCACCACCGCCGAACCCGGCGGGCAGCGGCGCGCTGCGGGACACCACCGCCCGGAACATCGTCATCAGGGCATCCGGGACGTCACCTTCCAGGCCTTCGACGCGCTGCGTGTCGATCCTGTCCTGGCCGCGGGTCTGGAACGCGGTGAACATGCCCATGCGGGTCATCGCCCACACGGTCCGCTGCTCAACCCGGCCCGGGTGAGCGTACAACCTGCGGCGGTGGGCGGCGCGCTGCGCCCGCCGGACCGCGGCCTCATCGCTGACCGGGGTGGCGACCGTCCATGTTTCGCAGCGGAACACCACGCCGTGGAACGATTCCGGGGCGAGGGCGACCAGCGCCTCACGGTACGGCGGTTCAGTCATGTTCCGGGCCAGGCCGGCCAGCACCTGCGCCGGCGGCCCTGACGCCCACACGCACTCCGGGACCAGCGACCGCCCGGAAATCCGGATCCGGCTGCCGTCGTCGTTGTACATGAAATGCAGGGCGGGTGGCTCATCCCACGCGCGGCGGGCCCGCAGCAGGTCCGCGAGCGCCATGCTGGTCAGGTCGGCCAGCGCCTGGCGGGACAGTTCCATGTCAGCCGATGCTCCCCGTGCACGGCTGGGCGGCGAGCTGCTCACTGTAGGCCTGCTCACATTTGAAACAGCCGGTCCCGCCGAAACCGATCATGTTTTCCACGTCCAGCAGCATCGACGTGTCGTCCCGGGTGCGCGGGTCGGGGATCCGCCACACGGCGGTCACGCACCACAGATGCTCAGCAGGCCCGTCCGCGACGGCCAGCCGGGCCAGCAGCGTGCCCCCGTCGGGCGGGTTGTAGGTGCTGTCCAGCCCCCTGATCATGTGGCGTCGTCCCACGCCTGCATGGCGTCTTTCAGGCTGTCCGCGATGCGCCGGCCGCCGCTCGAGCGGAGCCGCAACGCGAACACCGGGCACAGTTGCGCGGCGAGATCCTTCCCCGCGTACGTCATCGCGGTCACCAGCGTCGCGACCGGCATGGCGTCGTCTGAGCGCTGGATCCCGAACGCCGGCACGCTGGACTCGCGGAGCCGGGCGGGGACACGCACATCCGGTCCCAAGGGCAGGTCGTGCAGAGCATGGCCGGGTCGGAGCCTTCGGCCAGTGCCTTCGACGCCGCCTCATAGTTACCCACACACACCCCCAGTTACGTTAAGCGAGGGCTATGTTACCGCGCGTCCCTCCCCGGCCGCGGGATCTCCGGTCAGCGACTTGAGCAGCACCCGGAACCCGTCGCTCTTGGCCTGGCACGCCAGATGCCAGCCGCAGCGGCCCCGGGTCGCAGCCCGGCACGCGTCGCAGGTCAGGGCTTCCTGCGTGGTGTCCCACGTTGCGATGGATTCCTCAAGGGATTCCAGGACCTGCGGGAGGGCGTCCCCGGCGACGATGATCGGCACGTTGCGGCCGCGGACGATGACCGTCTGCTCGATGACTGCGGTCACGGCGTTTCTCCCTACGGCGGGGGGGACTGCGTTTCCAACGATGCCGTAAATGGGCGAAACCGGCCAGCGACACGCTCTGAACAGGGACGGTGCCGGCGTGTCATGCAGGTATCCGCAGGCACCTTAGGCTAGGCGACACGCCGCAACGGCGGACACACTGCACGCAACGGTGCCGGCGATGGCAGGATGACCGGTCAAACCCGGCTGCCAACCTGGCGAACGAACACCGGAGGTTACCCAGGAAAAAAACAAGGCCCGCACGAGGCGGGCCCACACACAACTCCACACAGATCCGGGATCCAGCTAGCTAGTTAGCTTGGCGGCGACGACCTAGCAGGAACCCATCCGAGCAACCGAGGGCTACTATACGCGAAGCCGACTCGGCTGGTAGCCCTGCGCCCGATTTTCAGCGTGTCGGTTCCCGGCCGGGCACCCCTGTTCCTGCAACCTCCCAGGCCAGATGGCTGCGCCTGGCGGAGGCCTTCGCCGGCGACGCCCGCGCCGAGCTCCGCGCCGACGCAGCCGCGAACCTGCTGCGCGTCGCCCGGGCGGTCGGGTGGGCCGCCGACTGGCAGACCCTCCGGACCCGGCCGACGCTCGCCGCGCTGACCGGACGCACGGGGCTCGCCCGGCGCACCGTGCAACGGTGGCTCCGCGTCCTCGAGGACGCCGGGCTGCTCGAGGTCCTCGAACCCGGCACCACTCCCCGATTCCGGCCCGCGATCCTGCACCGCGGCGAACCAAACCTCGCGCGGGAGTGGGTTCTCACCGACCCGGATGCTGAGCCTGTGGACGGATCTGGCACCCCCTCGGGTCCTGTTACCTGTAACAGGACCCAGGGAATCGCCCCTACGCAGGCGCGCGAGGCCGGGGACACTGCGAAACCCGGAAAATCGCGCCAGCGGCGCGGGTGGCTGACGATCTGCCAGACGCTGCGGGCTCAGAATCCGAACCTGCGGCGCATCCCCGTGCTGCTGCTGCGGCACATCCTGCGGCCGTGGCTCACCGCCGGGTACACCGCGGGCGATGTGGTGCACGCCCTGGACTGGCGGGCCGACGGCGGCGAGCATTTCTGCACCGACCGGGTCCGGTTCCCGGCCGGGTGGCTCCGGTCCCGGATGGCCTGCTGGGCTGGCCCCGACGGGGCACCGCTCCCCCCGTGGTCGGCTGTGCTGGCCAGCCGGCACGCCACTGAGCGGGCGCAGGTGTACCGGGCTCCGGCCGGGCGTGGCAGCGAGCCTCCGGCCGCCTGGCACGCCGCCCGTGCAGCCATGGGTGCCCGGTGACCCGCCCGGCCAGGCCCGGAAGGGAGCGTGCCCGGGCGGGCGCGCGGGCACGCGCCCGCGCGTATACATCCCCGCGCACCCAGGCGCAAGGGCGCGGGGCATGTCGCGGACGGGCCCCCGCACGCACAGGAATGCGGGGGCCCGTGCTGGCGCGCTCATCCCCCAGCGGGATCGCGCGGCGGGACGTCCACGTCCGCGTCAGCGGCCGCGGCCGTCAGCAGGCGCTCACCTGCGCCCGCTGCCCGTGCGTCCGCGCATAGGCGCACCCATTCGGCGGTGGCCGCTTCCGCGCGGTCCCGTGCGGCGGCGGCGGCCCGCGCTGTCGTGCCGAGCTCCCGGCGCCAGCGCCGCTCTAGGCGCTCATCCATGCGGGCGGGGGCCGGTGGGGGAGTGGGCGCGGGAACGGCCGCGAGCGGCGGCGCTGTAGCGGCTGCGGGCGCTGCGGGCTGATCTGGTGCGGTAGCAGGGGGGTGGCTGCCCGGCGCGGCAGGGGCCGCCTCAGCGCCGTCGCCCAGCTTGGCGGTGCCGATCTTCCCGAACGCTGCCTCTGCGGCCGCACCGGCGCGCTGGCGGGCCATCACGCGGCCGCCGCGTCGCTGGCCAGTTCCTCGAGCACGCCTGCGTACTCGCCCAGGTCGGCGGGCACCGTGCCGTAACCGAGGGGGTACCGCTCGAGGTTGTGCACCTCAGCGGCCATGACCTTGAGGTTGTGGTCGGTCAGCCACGCGCGGGCTAGCCGGCTGCTGCGGGTGCCGGCGCGGATCTTGACCAGCAGCACCTGGGGGTACACCGGGGACACGGCGTCGATCTCGGCGGCCAGGGCGAACGTGTCGGGCAGCTGCTCAAGTTCCATGGGGCTCGGGGCGACCGGGATGAGCAGCTCGTCGGTGATCATCAGTGCTTTGCGCAGCAACAGGTCGTCGTGGGGGCTGGTGTCGATGAGGATGTCATCGAAGTCGCCGGCGATGGCCTGGATGCTGCGGACCAGGTCGTCCCCGAACGCGAGCACGGTGACTGACCCGGGCCAGTCTGGGGCCAGGGCTTTCCATTTCAGGCAGGTTTTGTTGGTGGTGTCCTCATCCACGATGAGGACCCTCCGCCCTTGCCGGGCGAGGGCGAGCGCGAGGTACACGGTGGTCGTGGATTTCGCCACGCCACCTTTCAGATTGCCTATGGTTGCCTTCATGTGGGGTAAAGTACCGCGCCCAATCCTGCGGAGCGCGGACACGCCGGGCGACACACACGAAAAACGACCTAGCCCCATCGTAGAGTTCTGACTATGGCCCCCCAGGCGCGCATGACGCTGCCGACCGCGCTGGTGCTCGCCCGGCTCGCGACGGCCGCGCCCGGCGAGCTGTACGGGCGGCAGATCATGACCATGACCGGGCTCCGCGGCGGCACCATTTACCCGCTGCTGGCCCGCCTCGAAAGCAGGGGCCTGGTCGAATCGCGGCGCGAGACAATCAACCCGGCGAGGGAAGGGCGGCCGCCGCGCCTGTTCTACCGGCTCACCGACGCCGGGAAGGCTGAGGCGCAGGCCCACGCCACCCGGTACAGCGCCACCTTCACCCCTGGGGAGGGATGAGTCTTGGATGCAGCAGCGATCGGTGAGGCAGCCGACCAGGCGTTCCGGGCCGCGTTCAACGGCGACCGGGAAACAGTCGCGGACCGGCTGGGCGACATTGCGGAGCGCTGGGGACCGCCCGGGATCCACGCCGCGGTCATGGGCTGGTCCGCGATCACCCTCAAAGCCATGACCGGCGACGGGTTCAATGACCGGGCCGAGTTCTACGCCCTTGAGGTGACCGAGAACGCCACAGGCAAGACGACCAGCGTCGACCAGATGTACTCCGGGCCCGAACAGCAGGCGATCCAGATGGTCACCCTGTACGGCAACCGCGACGACGCCACCTCGATCGCGATGATCAAAACGGCATGCGCGGGCCCGGACTATGGCGCGGGCCTGATGGTCGCATCGGTCACCCTCGCTGCGGAATCTGCCCGCAGCCACCTTGAGCAGCACGCCGCGACCTGCCGCGGATGCAATAAGGATCACCCCGCATGACTGACCGCGATCCGGTTCCGTACCAGGTGACCCGCGTGTGGACGGTCCTGGCCACCGACGGGCAAGACGCGTTGGACAAGGCCCGGCCGGGGGAGCATCACGACGTGGTCGTCCGACCGATGCCATGCGGTGACTGGCCGTTGCCGTGCACCCACAACCCGCAGCACGTCCGCCCCGCCGGTGAGCGCGAGGCGCGGCGCGAGCAAATCCGGCGGGACTTCGCCCCACCGCGCGAGTCTCCGTCATGATCCACGTCACCTACGACGGCGACACCTACTGGCTGCAATGCTTCGCGGACGACCCGGACGCTGAGCACGGCGAGATCATTCACCCGATAGACGCGGGTGACAGCTGGGATGAGATGGCGGCGAAGGTGGCCGGGCACCGGGCCGAGCACGGGTGCCAATTGTGACGGCCGGCACCGGCTGGGCGGATCTGTGCCCGGCGACCCGCGGCACCGGCCCCTGCATCTGCGCGCCGGGGCCGCCGCTGACCCACTACTGGCACTGCTGGCGTAACCCCGGCCATCACGCGTGCGCCGTGGCACTGATCGAACGGCAGGCCGCTGAGAATCAGCAACTGACCGGCCAGGTGGCCGCGCTTGAGCGCGCGGCCCGCGACGACAAGGAGACTCATGCTGACGCCGCCGAATGAGGTGCTCGCCCGCGAGACACGCCGCCTGGTCACGGACATGCACGTTGAGTGGGACGCCCCGCACCAGTTCGTCACCCTCCACTGGGACGGGAACAAGATCAGTTACGGCGTGGTGGCGTGCATCATGACCGACATCCACCCCACCCAGTACCCGCAGCTCATGGCCGGTTTCGTACGTGAGCAGTCCCGCCGCCGCGACCTGCCGCCGATGTGCGCCTGCGCCGTCCAGGTCGAATCCCACGGCGTCACAGAGCCCGGCCCGGACGCCAGCGTCGCTGAGCGTCTCGCGTATGACCGTGACCGGGTCGGCCGGACGTTTCACCAGCGACCCGACGCCATCGAATCAGCCGACGCCTGGTGCGCCGACTCATACGGGTTCCTGTGGGCCGCCGCCAAACGCCGCGACGATCCGCGCACCATCGTTGAACGGTTCTACAAACCCGGCACTGCGCCAGGTGGCCATCTGATCGCCGCGGTGCTCGCGGCTGCCCGCCTGCCCGTCGTGGCAGGCAACTAACCCCCCCACGGAAGGAAGGACCCCCGATGCTCCGTGTCGTGTCCGCAGTCTTCGTTGCAGGCTTCATGATCGCCGCGATTGTGTGCGTGATCGCGGGCCGCTGGCCGGAGGGCTTCCTGTTCGCGGCGGTGGGGCTACTCCCGGCAGCCCTGTTCGTTGTCCAGACGCGTCAATGACCGCCCGCCTGCCCGTCGTGGCAGGCAACTAACCCCCCCACGGAAGGAAGGACCCCCGATGCCCCGGTTCCGAAGGACCGCCCCGATGGCCCAGTTCCGCCGCCGCCCGGTTCCCCCAGCCCGGCTAGGCCCCCCGGTGCTGTACGCGGTGCCGATCGACCAGTCTGAGGCGCACCTATTAGTGATCGCGCTACGCACCCACGACCGGATGCAGCGCGAACTGTACTGGACACCCGGCAGCGGTCCCTCACACTCCGCCGGGATGGCGGACCGGATCCTGAAAACTGCGGGGACAGCGGCCTGCTACGGCCAGCAGGCCATCCCGCTCGAGGTGGCCGACCTCGACTCGCTCCGGTACACGCTGGCCTACTTGCAGGAACAGCAGCCGACCCAGCCGACCCACGCGCTGGCGCAGCTGCTGAACATGCTGCACGCCCGGTCCGGCATGGCCAGACTCCGCCAGTGGCGGGTCACCTGGTCCGATGAGGCCGGGACCATGTGGTGGGAAGGCACCCCGCCGCAGCCCGCGCCAGCAGATGGGATCAGCGGATGACCCAGACCACATGGCCGTACAGGGTCGTGGATGCCGACAATCAGGGCTGGTACCTCACCCACGACGCCGGCCCGGGCCGGCGCGAAATCTACAGCGCCGGGTACCGGCGCCAGGACCTGCCCGCCCGGAGCGGGGATGAGCTCGCCGCGACCCGCGGGCCGCTCCGCCCGGTCCTGCCGATCACCGATGAGGATGAGCAGCGGATGCGGGAACTGTTCGCTGAGGCTGGCCGTAAGGCGGTCGCGACGCTCGCGGCCGCGCTGGACACCGTGTTTGAGCAGCTCCGCGACTCCCGCGGTGGCCTGGGTCACGCCGGCGACTCCTACGCGTACGCGATGCGGACGATGAAAGCCGGGCGGGAAGGATCCTGGGAAGCTGAGGCGCTGGACAACGTCATCTACTTCGGCAACGAACTGAACCTCACCCCGGCCAGCGGCAAACGCGGGCGTGGTTTCCGGGACGCTGCCACCCTCCGCGCGGCCGGCCCGTCGAAACGCGTCAACATGGCCGTCCACCATGAGTTGACCGCGATGCTGACCCGGTGGGTCACCGGCCCGGACAGGTACACCGAAGTCGCGGAAACCCTCGCCGCGGTGGTGTCCAGCTACGCCGACGACGCACCGGCTGGCTGGTACGACGTGGCGGATCAGTGGCTGCAACCCGGCGGGCTGGCCCGTGACTCGTTCGTCAACTGCTACCGGCTGCTGTACTCCCGCAGCCCGCTCCTGGACACGAGCCTGCTATGAGCGGCTGGGATTGTGAGGCCTACGGCCCGGAAATCGCCCACACCGGCGCCGTGTGTTTCATCGCCGGGGAGCTCGGCAAGCGGGTCTGCGCCAGCCAGGACGCGTGCCACGAGGTGATAACTGCTGAACGGCAGCGCGTTTACAGCCGGATCAGCGAGCTGGCCGCCCACGGCGACCCGGTGATGGAAGACGTGGCGGGCGCCATTGGCAGCCCCGGCCAGATTCTCGGTGGCGGGGACGATGGGGATGAGCGGTGATGGCCAGATTCAAGCGGCTCACCGACGCGGAAGCACGCACGCTTACCCGGTCCGAGATTCTGGACCGCGTCGAAGCTGAACAGCAGTATTGGATCCGCAAGCACAGGCGCGGCATGACCGAAGAGGACGTGACGGCCGAGCGGGAGTTCAACCGGATCATGTACGCCTACCTGGATCCGATGGCGGGACTAGATGCGCTCCGGGACACGCTGGAAGGCCGCCGGTCGGACTACTGGGAGTCGAGACCGGGGGAGGAATCAGCGCCGCCACGCGGCGATATCACCCTCGAAGGCGGCCTCGTCATGGATGAGGGACAGCAGGCCGCCCTGCGTTACGGGTTGCGTGAAGCGGCGAAGATGGACGCCCGGGAGCGGGACTCCTGATGGCATACAGCGTCGTGGTAGCCGACCTGATGCGCCGCGCCGGCCGGGCCCTTGACGCCGCGATACGCGCTGCAAGCTGAGGCGGCGCGCTATGAGGCGTATCTGAGGCAGTCATGAGAACCGACCCGGCGCTCGCCCCGGCCGTCACCGCTGACCCGCCCCTCGCGGCGCGGCGGGACGCGTCCTGGTGGAACAGCCCGGGTACCGCGTACGTCTACCACGTCGCCACGACGGACATGGCAGCGTGCTGTTTCCGGGATCAGCCGCTGGCCGAGTTCACCAGCCAGGACGCCGCCAAAGTTCCCGCCGCCCAGCGCTGCCGCCGGCGAGGCTGCGCCACCCGGTGGCCGGCGGACCCGGGTCCGCTCAAGACGTTCCCGATCCAGATCGCCGTGTTCTGCGACGTGTGCGGCACCGAGGTTGTGCATGACTACGTGGTCCACGATCTTATGACCCGTGACCAGAGGCTCGGTGTGGCTCGCACGCACCTGACCCGCAATGAAGGCTGGTCATGCACTCTGGCCGGTGACCTTTGCCCGGGGTGCGCAACATGAGCAGGTCAGCGGTGGTGGGGGAGTGGTCAGTCGGCAGGAGCCAGGTCGCGGGCCGGGCGGATGAACACCGCGAGATAGGCGCCGTCGTCGTCGGACAGGAAGTCATCGAACTCGCCGGCCTTGGCGCCGTCGATGAATGCGGCCAGTTCAGCGCGGGTGTATCGCAGCTGCGGGCCGTCCGGGTCGCGGCTGTTGCGCATCGCGATGTTCCCGTCAGGCAGTTCGGCCACCTCAACGCAGTTGCCGTTGTGGGCGCTCCAGCTGGACTTGCGCCAGGAAAGATCATCCACGGGTTGGTGTCTCCGTCCGTACGCCCGGCGGGTGGCCACCCCGGAGTCCCCAGTGTCCCGTTCAGCCGCCTGCGGGGTGGCCCCCCAGGGTGCCGTAGCGGGATCAACCTACCGGCTCTGCGGGGCGGGTTGCAGGCGGTTGGCTGCATGTACGGGAAGGTACCTTACGCGCTACGCCCGGCGGGGGACAACCCCTCCCGGACCAGGGCAAAAACCGCTAGCTTTACATAATCAACGTTATCGGCGTAAGACAAAGGGGGGCAAACCGGGCACGTCTCGTCTCACCGAACATGTCGTTTGCCAGCCATCATGTCGCTGTCAGCGCCGTCCCATAGGCTCGCAGGCACCACGTTTGGCCTACGTTTCGGAGACCCCCCCATGGCCACCCTGATGCTCCCCCTCGAGGTACACGAGCACACCGTCAAATGCGGCACCTGCGGCGGTACCGGCGTCACCGGCGACCGCTACGACATGGAAGCGGGCGAGCACACCCTCACGCTCGAGGTGATCTGCCCGCAGTGCGGCGGGTGCGGCAACGGCGACCCCGGCCACCGTGACTGCATCGCGGACTGGCACGCCTACCCCGAAGACGTCCTCGGCATCGACGGACTGGAACCCCTGATGGACGTCGATGAGATGCCCTGCCCGTCGTGCCAGTCCGGCCGCGGCTGGTACCCGGTGCAGGGTTTCACCGGCGAGGGTGACGACGCGGAAATACACATCCTGCGGACGCTGTGCGGATGCTCCACGGACCGCCTGGTGCCCGCTGAGTGAACCTGGCCCTCCCCCGCGCCGACCCGGCCACCGCGGCCAAAGGCAGCACCAGGCGGCCGCGTGTGCGGCCCGCGCTGGTCACGGTCGCCCTGGACGACGGCACCTGGGCTGAGGGTGAGGTGATCGCCGTCGCGAAGGACCTGGCCAGCCGCCGTTGGCGGCTCCTGATCCGCTGGTATGACCCCGGCCCGCCCAGGTCGATGCGGGACGACTGGGTCATGCACGACCCGCCGCTGATCCGCGACCTGGCCGTGTAGCGGATCACTACACGCTTACTTCCGCAGGTCAGCGAGTCGTCGAATAGGTCGGCTACCGATCTATCCCGGGTGGCGCGCGTCGTCAGCGCGTTTGCCTGTGGCAGCCGCGGCGTTGTGCGCCGCCATGACGTCGTCCCACGCGACATCCTCCCCGCGCATGAACGCATCCCACAGATGGTCAGCGATGAGCCATGCCGCGGCTTCCTCGCTAGCCTCCGGAGACATTCCCGCCCGCCTGGTCACGGGCCGGCTGGACGTCGACGCCGTGGGCGGCGAACTCATCCAGGATGTCCCGCTCAGTGTCGCCGTAATGGATGACGATCATGACTTCCGGGCAACCCAGCTGCGCCAGCTCCCGCGGGGAGATCGCGACCGGCTGCCCCGCGGTCAGCCGGTCGATGTTCTCCCGGGTAAGGCCGAGGATCACGATCGGCTCACCGAGCCCCGTCCGGCCCGCCAGTTTGATCATCGCTGCAACTCCCCTGGGATAAGCCGGTAGTCCGGGCGGTGCGGCGGCAGACCCGGCCGTTGCGTCCGGTACCACCGTTCGTAGACCGCGCGCCTGCCGTCGCTGACACCAACCTCGCGGGCCGCGTCGACGGGGAGCGCACCCCCGTCGCGGAGCGCCGCATAGGCGGCCAGGCGCAGATCCCGGGCGGCGGGAGCTGGTGAGAGGCGGGTCACTGCGGCGCCCGGATCCGGGCACCGCAGTTCCCGCACACCCCGCCGGCTGGCAGGCCGGCCGCAGGCTTGGCCAGCAGGAACCCGCACGACGGGCACGGGAACTCATCCAGCTTGGGCCGGAACCCCGGCGGGAGGTTGTGGCGGGCCCGCAGGCCCACACCACCCCGGCCGGCGGCCATGACCCGCTGCATGTGCGCGCGGGCCGCCGGTGGCAGGCTCGCGATGTCACGCTCCCGGGCCACGCCGTGGCCACCGGCCCGGTCCGCTTCGGCCAGCAGGTGCCAGCCCTGCTCATCGGTGAGGAACCCGCCCTGAGGGACACAGCCGCGGGGGCATTTCATGCCTTCCACGGCGCCCCACACGCGGCAGATCATCGGGCGGAGCTCATAGACGGCGCATCTGTGGCCCTCGGTCAGCGCCTCACACCAGTACGTGTCGGCCTGCATCCGCGCCCGCTCGCTGGGCGTGATCTTGTAGCCGGCGTCGCGGAGCCGCTGCCGTTCCCGGTCAGCCATCTCAACCGGGCCGCAGGAAATCCAGCACGACCCGTCGCAGTCGGGGATCTCAGGGACCTGGTCATACAGGTCCTGTAGTTCGGCGTCGATCTGGCTGCGGCGGCCCATCAGTTCGGGCCCGCGCCGAGACTGTCCCCGCTCAGGAACGTCACCGTCTTGCCGTGCGCCGCGAACAAGCCTTGCAGGTGCTGGGCCAGGTCCACGAGTGCGTCGGGGCCGTCTTCCTCGTCGTAGCCGAAGACGGCGATGCCGCTGCGGGTGCCCGCGACCAGCATGATGATGCCCCGGACGTCGTCACCGTTCTCCGGGTGTCCGTTGATGCCGTCGACCGCGGCATCGGCCAGCCGGGTGAGCCGTTCCTGCGGCGTCTCCGTCCGCTCAACGTCGCCGGTCATGCGTCGTCCCGTAGTTGCCGCAGCCGGGTGAACAGCCGTTCGGTGAGCGCCGGGTCGGCGGACGGGAACTCTTCGAGCGCCCGCACGACCAGCCGGTCCGATTCGGTGGCCTCCGCCGCGGCGAACCACGCCCCCGCCATCTCCCTCGCCGCAGCCGGGGACACGACCCCTTCCCACTCCGCCATGGGGCCGCGGCGCAGCAGGACGACCGCCTCACCGCGTTTGGTGGATCCGGCGGGCAGCAGATCCAGAGTGGCCGGGGTGCCGAACCGGGTCCGGCCGGACGTGGCCAGCAGGTCGGTGGTGAACCCGGCGGCCGTCTGCGCGGGCAGTTTCAGCTTGACGGCGAGCTGCATCATCATTTCCGCGTAGGCGGCGCAGGTGACCAGGTCGATCGCGGTGCTGCGGATATCGGCCACCGGCGCGTGCCAGCGCTGTGTGCCCCATGTGAGCTCACATGCCGGGTCCGGGCCGCCGCGGGTGGATGTCACCCAGATCGTGCCGTCATCGTCGTTGTCGCTGGCCAACGCGTGGCCCTCCCCCCAAGGCTGGCTGAATCGCGACAGCAGGTTAGCACCATGTAACTGCGGGTACCTTGCCTTCTGCGGTCAGCCGCGTACCGTCAGGAATCAAGTAGGCACCTCCCGGACGGCTGACCGCCGCGCGCTGAGGTGCCTCCCGGGCCGTGCCAGGCGGTTTCCCTACAGCGCCCCGCCGGCACGGCCCGGCTCTGCGCGGGCTCCCGGTTCCGGGGACAAGGCCTCCGTCGCCTCCCCGTCGGGGAACGTCAGCCGGATGATTACCTGCTGCGCGTCGTTCACCTCATCCGCTCCCGGCATCCGGCACACCCCCGGGCCTGTGATCTCCGCCGACCAGCATTCGCGGCGCGTCGCGGCGTCCAGCATCTGGATCCGGAGGGGGAAGTCGTCCGGACCCAGGTCGTGGAACACCATCTGCTCAGGCCGGGCCGCGTGCGGCTGCGGCTGCACCATGGGTTCTCACCCACTCCCAAACGCGGATCGCTTCCTCCCGCGCCGTCAGGCCCGGCGTCTCGTTACTGCCGCCGTAGCAGTGGCAGCGGCCCTCGAGGTGGGCCAGGGAGCCGATGACACTGCGGAGCGAGCATTCCCGGTGGGCGTGGCGGATCTCCGACCGGCCGGCCGCCAGGATGCACGGCATGGCCTGCCCGGAATCCCCCGCAGCCTGGTCGAACACCTCGCCGCAGTGCAGGCACGACTCCCCCACCGGGAACGCCTTGCGCATGTCGGTGAGCAGCTGGCCGTCTTCGCCGTAACAGATGAACGACCACCACGGTTCCCCGAACCATCCCCAGTTTTCCCGCCGCACCTCGATCGGCAGTTCGTCGTACGGCGTGCTGATCATCATGGGCACCGGACCCCTCTCCCCCGTCGGTGCTGGTCAGGCCGCACCAGCCTAGGGCAGGCACGGCGGGTACCCGCAGTAGAGTTAGGTTACGTGCCGGTATGCCTGATTCGCGGCCCCGGTCCGTGATAGCCAAGAGGGCGTAGGCCCTCAGGTTCGGACTGGTAAAGGGACCAGCATGGTCAGGCTTCGTTACGCGGACATGCCCGGCGGGATCCGCGCCCGCATCAACCGCGGTCACCACCCGGGCCGGGTCACCATCGTCCTCGCCCCGGACATGACGGGGCCGCGGCGCCGGGCGATGCTCCGCCGGCTGATCCGCAACTCCCGCATCCCCGGCTACGGCCCGCCGCTCCCCGCCGCGGGCGTGTGGGGTGCGCTCGCCTGGGATGTCGCTGCGGCGAACGTGCGTAACGCCGTGGCTGCGATGCGGCTGCACCCGGCACAGTCGCTGCTGTGCGGCGCGTTCGTCGCCGGGGTGGTGACCTGCTACATGATGTTCGCGGCGGTCAGCGTCCAGATCCGCCCTGCTGCACCCGGGCCGGGCGGCCCGCCGCTGATCCCCGTCGCCCGGCATCACCACCGCCGCCGGCCGGGCCGGCCGGCGGTGTATGTGCCGCCACCGGAACGGGTTGCCATGGCCACGAGCCCGGCAGCCACGGAGGGCCGGCAGGTGCCGTCGCCGCTGACCGCGACCGCGGCACCGCAGCCGTCCCCGCCGGTGCCCGCATCGCCGTCGCCCAGCAGCGGGGCGTGCCTGCGACTGGGCCCGGTCGGGGTGTGCGTCGGCGGTTAGCCTTCGAGCGGGACCGGGCGGACCGGGATCCCTGCCCGGCGGGCCCGGTCAGCGCAGTACGTGGTGCCGTGTGATTCGTGCGGCCTGGGCTCGCCGCAGCGCCGGTCGGCGCACGGGCCGGTGAACGCGAGACACAGCACCGCGCCGGCTTTGACCATCGCCGCGCTGCGGATGAACCCGCCCTGCCGCGGGTAGCTGTGCCAGTCCGCCGGGTGCCGCTCCGGCTCAGGCCAGTCCAACTCAAAGGCGGCGACGTCCGCGAGCCAGTCCCCGCCAAGCAGCCGCTTCTGCTGCTCGAGCGGGAGTTTCTCGGCGTCGTACCATTCGATCACCTTGCGGGGGTCGTCCGGGTCGCGCGGGTCGCACTGGCCATGCACCACCTGGACGGGCCGGCCGTACTGGGCGGCGACGGCGGCGAGCTCGCCGCGGACCACCTCATAGGGGCCGAAGTAGCGGGACGCGGTCACCAGCACCCGCACCGGCCCGGCCGGGAGGCCCGGCTCAAACAGCATCCCGCTGCCGGGCATCCGCACCGGCCTCACCGGGCAGCCGCCAGGAAGAACACGTCCGCAGCGCTGACCTCATCGCCGGTGACGTCGGCCAGGCCGTTGCTGCGGAGGGTGGACAGGTACGACCCGAAGGTGCCGCCGGTGCGCTCAAGCCCGGCCGCTTCCGCGAGCTGGTCACGCGTCAGCGCGGCCGGGTGGGCGGCCAGCAGCGCGTCCAGCATCAGGCGCGCTCCCGCTTTCAGCGGACCGCGCCACCTCTCGCGGACCTCATCTGCGGTCATCGGCGCCCCGGGTACGCCGGGTTCCGCGCCGGCGACGGCCAGGCCCTCATGGGTGATGGACACCACCCCCGCGGTTTCGCTGATCAGCCCTCCGGTGCGCAGCGCCGAGAAGTACGACCCGAAGGTCCCGCCGGTGCGTTTCATCCCGGCCAGCGCCGCCAGCTGCGCCCGGGACACGGTCAGCGGGTACTGGCGGGCGAGCACGCCCAGCATCCGCCGCGCGCCCGCTTTCAGGCCCGGCGGCCCGTCCGCCGCTGCCGACCGGGTGTACCTGCTGTCGCTCCGCAGCGCGCCGGCCGTGGCCACCGCCGGCGCGGCCTGGACGGCGGCGGGCCGGGCCGCGCGGGACAACGCCAATTCCAGGCCCGCAGCCGCGTCCCGCAACCCGGTGATGATCTGCTCAACCGCGGCGATCTCGCCGTGCTGCACGACGGGCACCTCAACCTCACGGGCCGGCTGGGCCCGGACCGCGTTCAGTTCGGCGGACAGCCGGGCGATCTCACGGCGCAACTCCGGGTCGCCCGCCGCTGGTGACGACGGGGCGGGCGTCTCAGCGTCGGCCTGCGTGAGCAGCCCGGCCATCCGGGCCAGGTCGGCCGGGTCGACGCGGGCGAACTCGCGGGGCATGATCCGCCGCTCCCCCACCTTCGGCGTCGCGGACGAGTCGAACGTCCGCCGCTTGCGCACCTGGATCCGGGTGAGGATCTCAAGCCACCCCGGCGACCACACCCACGCCGCGCCGACCGGCAGTTTCGGCAGGCTCGCTTTCAGCTCACGGGCCTGGTCAGGGTCGGCGTGCGCGCTGATCCAGTCGTCTATCGCCGCGATATCCAGCTTCCCGGTCAGCCGCATCGCGAACAGCACCTCACACTGTGACCGGATGTCCGCGTTCAGCACTGCGGGCCGCTGCGTGATGCTGGTGCAGCCCAGTCCCTTGACCCGGCCGCGGCGGACCACGTCGTTGTAGGCACCGACCAGGCGGGCGATCTCCCCCCGGGTGTGCTGCGGCGCGAACATGTCGGCCTCGTCCACGAACAGGTGCAGCGGGTCGCGGTTGTGATCGAACAGCCACTCAAACAGGTCCATGACGAACCGGCGTTGCTGCGTCTTCGACATGGCTGACAGATCGAGGATGACGGGGATCCGCTCAGCGATGATCAGCTGGGCGACCAGCGCGCCGGACTCCGGGGTCAGGGGCAGGTCGGCGTGGTCGCCGCCCAGGATCGTGACCGGGAGGCCGGGGCCGGTCCCGTCGGCGCTTGATCGCAGGCCCCACCACACGCCCAGCGGGTCGATGATGCATACCGGCAGGCCGGCTGTGATCATCTCTTCGGCCATGACCGACGCGGCATAGGTTTTGCCGACCCCGCGCTTCGCAAAGAACAGGAAGGTCTCTGTCACCGCGTCCAGGGGGAACGCCAGCGAATCGGAGATCCGGAGTTCGGGCGTGCTCATGATGGATGGTCGCTCTCTGGTGTCGCCGTTACGTCGCCCAGGTCTGGCAGCGGCTCGCCTCTCGATATCCTGCGCAGGCACCGCCGCCAACTGGAATGTGACATAGAGCCCTGTTCGGCATCCCTGAGCGCCATGAGGTGCTGGGCCATCTTCCGCCGCACATCCCGTTCAATGAGGGGCAACGCGACTTCGAGCGCCATCCTGACTTTGGCCTCTTCGGCGGCTGAGATCCATGCCCCCGAAGCCTCCAATGCCCTGAGGGATGCGCGTAGGACCCCGCGCGGGAGTTTGTCAGCCACGGGTCACCTCCCCGCTTACCCACTCGATCACGTAGGCCAGCAGGCATTCGTGCCCGGCGTCGTCTTCGCAGCGGGGGCAGGACAGGATGCCTGTGCACTGCTGGATCTCAGCGCAGCACCCAGCGCACGCCGCCGCCCGGTTGACGTGTTCGTGGGCGCAGGCGAACGTGATGACCGCGACCGACCGCTCCCCGCAGGCAGTTATGGCCGTGTTGGGCCAGTTGTCGCGGGGGTCGGTGGCGCTCATCATGCAGGGCGTCAGCCGGGGCCCGGTCACGCGTTCCTTGCGGCCGTCGGGGTGGACGATGTACACCCGGTCCTGGATGCCTAGCGGACCCTGGCCGCCGGCGTTGGGCTGGGTCCGGTCAAGTTCCTCGAGGCGGCGGAGCGCGTCGGTGTGGGCCGCCTCATAGCTGTCGTAGGCCCGCTGGTAGTCGTAGTCGGTTGCGCCGGGATACTTCCCGAGCGGGTATTCCTCAGCGGAGAACGTGTCGTAGCCTTCCAGCCGCCAGACCTCACCCATCGGTTACCTCCCCATTGGCTGCTGCTGGCGGCGTGCGGTGGATCGTGTAGCCGAGCCGTTCACCCTGATCCAGGCAGGCAGCGCATGCGCCCTTCGGATGCAGATCCCACGACTCCACATAGCCCACGGCCGGGAGGGACGGGTGAAGGTTGCACGGCCCGCTGGCGGCTTCCCGGCGCATCCCGGTGAGCGCCCCGGTGATCCGGTGCAGATTCCGCACGCCGCTCACCGATCCCCCTCGGCCGTTTTTTGCGGGTCGCGGATCAGGGCGATCACCTGCGGGCGCAGGTCGTTGCGGTCCCGCCGGGTGATCCCTAGCGCATCTGGCCACGCCGGGTTGCTGAATATGTTGCCGCCCGCCCCAGGCATGACCCTGGTGGTCAGGTACACGCCCGGAACGGCCCGCAGCGCGGTCTCAAGGACGGCAAGCGCGTCCAGCGCGGCGGTGGTGTAGAACGCATGCACTTCATAGTGGTCGGCGTCATACGCCGGGCAGCGGCGTTCACGGCGGTCGCGGGGGGTGACGCGGACAGCCGCGCTGTGGCCCGGCCAGCGGGGCAACTCGGCCTGCAAGCGGTTCCGCAGCTCAGCGGGCAGGCCCAGCCTGAACGTGGTCATTGAGTCCCCTGATCCCATCCGTTGGCGATGTACAGCAGCGCCCGCCCGTGGCACATGTCCACCTCATCGCCGGCGGGCAGCGGGCACCAGCAGCCCAGATCCTGCCCGGCCAGCGTCAGCCGGGCCGCCTCAACCAGTTCCGGCTGGTCATCCAGCCACAACAGGTACGCGGTGACGGCGACCAGGGGGGTGACGGGCGGCAGCAGATCATAGGCGGCGCGCTGTAGGTCGATGCTGACCGGCGGCGTCACATGCGCGAGCGCCCGCTCAACGTAGCCGCGGAGATGGTGGTCGCGGGGAAACATGCGGCGCAGCCTGAAAGGGTTAGCGAACGGCGACGCCAGCAGTCCCGGGGTATGGCGCCCGACATACACAGCGCCGTCGGGAAGAACCGGGTGGAACAGGTCGCCGGTGACCGTGACCCGGCGCGGCCGCTGCTGGTCAGACACCGGGCACCTCCCGACGGGCTTTCTCCCGGTACGCCGCCGCGACCGCCTCAGATACCTCTGGGTCGGTGAACAGGGCGCGGGAGATGGCCTCGCGGACGTGGTCGGCACACGCCCGGTAGCCGTCCTGGAAGATGGTGGAGCCCGGTCCAATGTCAAGGACGTCCAGTGCAGCCACAACCGCAGCGAGGAAGCCGGGGAAGAGTTCGGCCGCGATCTGGTGCTCAGTCTCAGCGTCCTGCGGGATCCCGATGAGCGCGCGGACCTGTTCCAGGTAGTTGGCCACATGGGCTTCCGTTATCTCAGGCATCGGGCACCTCCGGGTCGGTGAACAGGAACCCGTCAGCAGCGTTCGACTCAGCCCGGCGCTGCATCGCGCCGACCGTGGACAGGCCCTCTACCGGCTCGCCGTACCGCTCAGTCATCGCCTCCGCGAACGCTTCCGCTGAGGCGGCAGGGACACGCCACGCCCGGGAGTGCGCTGTCGCGCCGAGCTCACGGCTGCTGGCCGTGATCAGTGAAACCAGCGTCAGGCCGTCAGCCATCGGGCTCGCCCTTTTTCGGGTGCGCCGGACAGTAGTCGAGACGCTCGGTTGCGCTCACGGCGCGGTCCGGAGGGTGACTTTGACCGTGCAGCCGTAGCCGCCGGGGTTGGTGCCGGCGAACTGCGCCCGGTAGCCGCGGGCCCGCAGCCAGGACTCCACAGCGATCGCGTTCCCGCCTGAGTTCAGCCGCAGCAGCACCGCATCCCCGGCCCGGTCAACAGCGATGAGCGCGTCCGGGGCGTCATATTTGAGCCGGTGCGCGATGGCCCGGCGGGCATGGGCGGCCAGGGCGCGCGTGTTCAGCCGGATCGGGTAGGTCGCGACGCGTGTCCCATCGGGACGCCACTCCGGCAGCAGACGGCGGCTCACAGGGCGGCGGTCGGTCCCTAGCCGGGTCACGGCCCTGCGCCAGAGCGCGGTCGCCGCGTCTTTGGTCACGCCCAGCCGGGCAGCCAACTCCGCCCAGGTGTCCCCAGGATGGTCACGGCGGGCGCACACCACATCCCACGCGGGGGTTTCGGGTAGCAGCCGGCCGCTGGCCAGCAGCCGCCGGGCCGTCTCCTGATCGCGTTCCGCGGCCCTGGCCTGCCGTCGTACGTTGCTGGCCCGCAGCATCTGTAGACGGTCGGTGGTCACCGCTCCGCCTCCGGGGCTACCTCGGCCCACCATGTGCGCGTCCCCGTGTCCGGGTTCGGCTCGACAGCAGCCACTAGGTTGTTTTCGTCAGCCATGCCGCCCGGTGGCACGGGACCATCACCTGAGTAGACCGACAGTGAGCGCCAGCCCTGCCGGTAGCGGTCCTCAACGACAGCGGCGACGGCGGCGGGGGTGAGGATCATCCGGCCTTGCACCTGCCCGCCGTGGGAGTTGACGCCCCGCCAGCGGTATGCGGCCTCCCCGGCCGGCGGATGGTTCCTGTTGCAGCCGACGTCGCCGCAGCCCAGATTCGGATGTGCTCTGACGTGGCCAACTTCGGCGCACCGCTCGCAGTGGCCCGGCAGGCCGACCGACTGGCGTTCTGAGTTTGAGCCAGCGAACTCATGCGTTGGGTAAGGCACCATCTTCTAGCCCTTCGGCGGGTAGCCAGGATCGTGGGGGTCGCACCAGGAGATTTGCACCGGCTGGCCGTCGATGACCATCGACGTGCAGCCGCAGGGGCGGCTGACCATCATCGGTTCCGGGTCAGGTGCGCGGAGCGGGAACGGGAAGTCGGCACCGTCAGGCATCTGGATCTCGGCCGGTTCGGTCACAGCGGCACCTCCGTGCCGGCCGCGGTCAGGCCGTACTCATCGCGGATGGCCAGATACAGGTCACCGACCCACGCGAGATCTGGGTCGGGCCGGTCGGTGAAGTAGGACGCTGACCCGAACCGGCGGCCCACGGTGCCATCTTTCTTGCGCTGTACGCCGGTCACCCAGACGGAAGCCCGTTCGCCACGGGTCAGCCTTATCTCGATCGTGGTAGGGAAGACGACAGTTTTGCGGCTGTAGCCCTGGATGATGTCGGGCCAGTTGTCACCGTCGCGCGTGACGGTCAGCGTCCATGTCTCGGTGTTGACCAGTTCGATCTGCGCCATCGGTCAGTCCTCGACGGCGAGGCGCTCATTGGCCTCAGCTGCGACGCGCGTGGCATGTGCGATGACGTCCATGAGCGCTGGCACGTACTCCGTGCGGACGCCACCCAGGCCGAGGTTTTCCGGCAGCTCGATGACCGCGAACACCCCGGGGGCCACCTCGTCAGTCTCGGTGATCTTCACCCACACCTGGGGACGGGTGTCGAACATGGTCAGCCCAGCTGCGGCGTCGCCGCCGTCGAACTGGGCGAGCACGCGAACCTTGCGGAAACCGTCCAGTTCCCAGCGGATCTTCTCGGCGTCTAGGTCGCGCGACCCGTCGGTGACCCTGATCGTGTAGTTGCTCATGGGGTTCGGGCCCTCTCATTTTCGGCGGCGGTTTTCATCGCGGCGCTGATCGCGGCGATCACAACCTGTGCCGGGGTGCCAGCGTGGAAGTCGGCAGTCCAGCGGTTCGACCAGTACGGCACCAGCGACGCCGAGTTCAGGTGGACGCACGGGGCCGGGGCAGCGGGTGCGGGGACCGAATTGCCGCGCGGGTAGACAGCGACGGTGATCATCGTGTCCGCGACCTCGCGGAGGTACCAGCGGGCATGAGGCCGGCCGGTGTCCCGTTTCCGGGTGAACCCGCAGGCGGTCAGCATGTCGTAGATCGGGGCCAGGTCGGTCACTGCCGCCGTTGGATGATCCCGGTCGCAGCCGACGTCGCCGCAGCCCAGATTCTTGTGAGCCCTGACGTGGCCGAACTGCGCGCACCGCTCACAATGTCCCGGCAGGCCCACCGACTGGCGTTCAGAGTTCGAGCCAGCGAACTTATGTGTCGGATACATCTCCGGCGTCTCCCTCCCCGGGTCGCTTTACCCGGTCAACTTCACCGTACCATAGGATGCGCCTTATCGGGGGCAACCTGGTGCTACCATGATCGGCATGCCGTCCCTGTCGCCCAAGCAAATCGCTGCGCTCCGCAAGGTGTCCCTGGACACCGTCGAACGTGAGATCCACCGCGGCAACCTGGCCGCCGTGAAAGTCGCCGGCCGGTGGCAGATCGAACCGGCCGACGCGGACAAGTGGGTCGCCACGTTCGTCACCTACGCCGCCCTGCGGCAGCCCCGCGGGAAACGCCGCACCTAACAACCACCCGCCCGGCCATCGCCCCGCCCAGGCCGTGACAGCCGCGACCGCGGCACCGGGCACCGCGTATTCCTCAGCGACCACGTCCGGGTCCTCCCCCGCCGCGAGCATCCCCGCGATCGCGTCGACCACCCGGTGCCGCTGATCCAATCCCCGCCGGCCGCAGATCCCGCACGGGCCGATCCGCGGGAACCACGGGTCTAGCGCGGGGTCGGCGTGCGCGGCCAGCGCGAGGGCGAGCCGGACCCGGACCTTGTGCGGCCTGCGGGCCCAGTCGGAGATCGTCATGCACCTCTGCCCGGGGATCGCCCCGCAGTGATCACAGGACGCGGTCAGCGGATCGACGTCCGCCGGGTTCACCAGCCCGCCCCCCCGGGCTGCGGCTGCCACACCCGCCGTGGCCGCTGAGCGTCCCGCATGCCGGCGGCGAGTTGGGCGATCCGGGCCCGCGACTTCGCCCCGTACGCGCGGGGTGCCCGTTTCCGCCGCGACCGCCGCGACCGCCACCACAGGTACGCAGCGACGGCACCGCTGGTCATGTGGATGGCCAGGACCGGCCACTGCTGCGGGGGCAGGAGATCCGCAGCGGCCCCGCCTGCCTCAATCAGTAGCCACAGCCAGTAGTTCGGCCACACAGGGTGCCTGCGCCTCCGCGCGAGTATCCACGGCAAACCGAGCCCGATGAACGGCCCCCACACCGCCGCGATCACCAGAGACACGATCATGATGCCAGCCACCTCGCTGTTAACCCGGCCGCTGGCCGCCAGCGGGTGCACGGCCGCCGGTCCTCCGGGGTGCGCCGCCCTTCCACGGCGGCCACCTCCCCCGCGTCCCCCATGCGCCGCAGCGCCTTACGGACCGTGGACGCCGATTCCCGCAACGCGCGGGCGATCTCCGTCGCCGTCAACCCCGGATACGTCCGCACATGCACGATGATGCGGTCACGCAACGGTTGCGGCGTCATGCTGGCACCACCTCAAGGGCACGCTCATAGGTGGCGTCCAGTTGCGCCACAGCCGCCGGCCCCTGCTGTTCGGCCATGTCCCGCAGCAGCGGCAACCCCGACGTGATCGACTCGAGGACCTCAGCCCGGGTCGCCGGCCGGCCGCGGGCGAACCACAACGCCTCCCGCGGCTCCCCGATATCGAACAGGCGGCCACCAGCACCGTCGGACCGTTCCCCCCACGCCCGGTACCGGGTGACCCACACCAGAGCCACACCCGGGTTACGGCGGATCATCACCCCCGCCGGCGGCGTCGTGCCCTCCGGCATGCGCCGGTCACGGCGGACCATCTGCGGCGTGTTCAGGAACGGGCACGCCAGCGCGGAGTACACCGCGCAGTCCCGGTGCGCCGGCGGCTCCGCGCTGACCCGGTTCACCGCGCACATCGGCCCGATCGTGAACGCCCGGTCCTCCTGCCGCAGGAACACGATCCCGCAGATCCAGCACACCCGGTGGGCGAGCGCCTGGCCGGCCGCCCCCGGCTTGACGACCCGGAAGTCGGGCTTGCCGTCGACCCAGGCCACGAACCACGGGACGGGCCGGCCCACATGATCGCGGGGCAGGCGGGCGATCCGCCCCGGCATGTCCGGGCCCGTCATCAGGTCACCCCCGCCGCTGCGGACAGCCGGGTGATCGCGTCGCGGAGCATCGGCAGATGCCAGTGCGCCGGGTCAGGGCGGCCGCGGATCTCATCCGCCACATGGGCCAGCAGGTACTGGATGTCTTCCCGCCGGACGATCACGTTGCTGCTCGGTGCTATTGAGGGGACGCCGCTGCCGAGCTCCGTCAGCGCGTGGCGGAACAGCCGCATCACCTCATCCACCCCGTCGCAGCAGGTCAGGACATTCAGCCCGTTGTTCCCTGTGGCTGCGATGGCGTAATGAGAGTTCTCCGCCAGCGGGATACCGGCGGCCCGGGCCAGCAGGGCGCGCACCTCACCAACGGTGACGTCTTCCCCCGGTGCTGTCGTCATCAGTCGTCATCCTCCCTGTCTCCGTCCTCAGCGCAGAGCCAGCCGCCGTGGCCGGTGCTGTAGGCGGCGAGGAACCACGGGCCAAGCATCAGGCGTCACCCCTCAGGATCGTTAGGGTACCTACAGTGACCTGCCGTTCCCTGCGGACACGGCGCATCAGGCTGTCCCCCGTGCCGCCGCGGTGCGGGCGGCGGCGTACAGCAGGGACGCCATCGACGCGGGCGGGATCGGGTGCACCTCGCGGAACGGCGCGGCGATGACCTGCTGCAACCGCCACCCGCCGGCCCACCGCCGGGCCGCCAGCAGTCCCCACCCCGGCGGCAGTTCCCCGTCTTTCACGATCACCTGGTCAGGGACCGCCAGCCACCAATACGAACACCACCCCATGCAGGCCGCAGCCTTGCCGGGCGTTTTGAGCTCGCGGAGCCAGTCGGCCCGGCTGACTTTGACCTCAACGCCGTGGATGGCGCATTTGCCGCTCGCCCAGGTGTCCACGGCGACGAAATCAGCCGTCCTGGCCGACGGGTCACCACGGTCAAAGAATCCGCTCTTGGCGCGGACGTGCTCGGCCTTGACGTACTGGGGTTTCGGGACGCCGCCGTTGTGGCTGACGAAGCCGTACCGTTTGTGCAGCAGCTCAAGCATGTCCCGCTCCGTCAGCGGCCGTGCCGCCAGGACGGGCATGTCGGGGAAGGTGTCCGGTGCGGTCATGTCTCTCCCCGCGCGATCTGCTGGGCGCGGGTGACCACGTCAGCGCGCATCACCGGCCCTGCACACCTGTCAGGAACGACGCCGTTTGCACGGAGGGCAGGGGGGCGGGCTCATCGGGGGGGAACCCGGTGGTTTCGTCAGGCATCGTGCGCGGTCCTTCCGGTTGGGGGGGTTACGCGGCTTCGCGGCGGACGCCAAGGGCCGCGGTAGGCGCACCCGGAGGTGCAGGTTTCCCTGACGACGACCTGTGTCAGCGGCAGCGAGCCGGTGAGCCGGTCCCAGATCCAGCGGGTCAGGTTTTCGCTGGTCGGGTTGGCCAGGCCAGGTATCTCGTTGAGGTAGTGGTGATCCAGTTGGGTGTGCAGCGGCGCGAACGCGTCCTTGAGATCCCCGAAATCCATCACCCAGCCCGTGTCCGGTCCGACGGGACCGCTGACGTGGATCTCCACCCGGTAGGAGTGGCCGTGCAGCCGGGCGCACTTGTGCCCGTCGGGAACATGAGGCAGCCTGTGAGCTGCCTCAAAGGTGAACTCGCGGGAGATGTCCATTTACGGGATCCCCAGGTATTTGTGGGTTTGCAGGCTGAGCCGCCACGCGGGGTGCGCGAGGCAGTATTCGACGGCGAGGCGGGTGTTTTTCTCCCTGTCCGGCCCGTCCATCGGTTGCAGCAGCAGCCGCGGGAACCCGAGATCCTCAAAGACGGCGGGGTCAAGGTCGTCTTGCGGATAGACAAGTTTCAGTTCGTCGCCGCGGGTGAGCCGCAGCGTGGTGCCGCGTTTGGGGCTGACACAGATCCAGTCCAGACCGGGCGGCGGGTCCTGGGTTCCGTTCGTTTCAACAGCGACCTCAAACCCGGCGGTCTGCATCGCGCGGACTGCGGCCTGGTCTAGTTGCAGGAGCGGTTCCCCGCCGGTGCACACCACGAACGGCTGCACCCGCTCACCCCTCGCCCCGTCCCACGCGGCCGACACCGCGGCAGCCAACTCGAGCGCGGTGGTGAACCGGCCGCCGCCGGGGCCGTCGGTGCCGACGAAGTCGGTGTCGCAGAACTGGCAGATCGCACGGTGCCGGTCCCGTTCCCTGCCGGTCCACAGGTTGCAGCTGGTGAACCGGCAGAACACAGCTGGCCGGCCCGCATGGGTGCCTTCGCCTTGGAGGGTGTAGAAGATCTCTTTCACCCGGTACGTCACCGCCGGTCACCCGCCAGTGCCGGGTCAGGGATGCCGAGTTCGGTGAACGCCGCAGCGCGCACACTGCACGCGCCGCACGCACCGCACGGGCCGCCGGGTGCGGGGTTGTAGCAGCTGAGGGTCGGCGTGTAGTCCACGCCCAGCCTGAGACCGTGCCGGATAATCGCCGCTTTGGTCATGCGGATCAGTGGGGCCCGGATCTGGACGGGGCCGGCGCTGGTCGCCAAGCCGGCCATCTGCTGGAACGCGGCCAGGTATCCGGGCCGGCAATCCGGGTATCCGTCGTGGTCGCCGGCGTTGACACCGATGAAGATGTCCCGTGCTCCGATGGTTTCGGCCCAGGCCAGCGCGAGGGACAGGAACACCGTGTTGCGAGCTGGCACGTACGTCGCGTCGATACTGGCGGCCGGCCCGGCGGGCACGTCGGCGGCCGGGTCGGTGAGCGCGGATCCGCCGAACACGCTGACATCCACATCCAGGATGAGGTGCCGCACGACGCCCTGCGCGGCGGCGACCCGGCCCGCAGCGGCGAGCTCAGCTGCGTGCCGCTGGCCGTAACGGAAACTCAGCGCATACGGGGCGAAACCTTCGCTGCGGGCGACCGCCAGGACGGTCGCTGAGTCGATGCCGCCGCTGAGCAGCACCACAGCTCCCCGGATGGCTGAACGCGGCGGGGCAGTGATCATGACGCCTCATCCCATAGGAAGCCCTGGTCGCGGGCGGCGAGTTGCTGCCGGGCCATGACCTCGTTGAGGCACGGCGGGGCCTGATGGCGCTCGATGCGCTCAGTGAGCACGTCGGCCCGGGTTTCGTTGGTGGCGGGCATGTAGACCCCGCTCGCCCAGTTCCCGTCGATGCCGATGTTGCGCGCCACGTTCGTTGAGTCAGCCGACGCCATCGGCACGGCGGCGACGATGCGGTGGCTCAGCATGCGCAAGCCGTGGAGTTTGGTGACCGGCTGCCCGTTCCGGCAGATCGCGGGCAGCACCTTCGGGTCATAGAGGCGTCCAAGGCACTTCGACGGTGCCGACACGTCCCACTCGGCGGCAGAGCCGAGCGCCACCCGCGGCCACTCACCAGCCAGCCGTACCAGGCGCTCAGGTGATTCGTTCAGGTGCCACACAGGGACGCCGCGGTGGCCGAACGGCCACGCGGTGAGCAGTTCGTCGTTCTCATCCTCAGTGCCGCCGATGACGTCGGGGATGATGGCCCAGTCACACGCCGGGTGAGCGAGCCACTTATCGCACCACCTGTAATACGCCTGCCAGTCCACCGCCTTCCCCTGCTTCCAGAGCGTGAACGCGCCGCAGTCGAGCGCGAACGTCTGGCAGATCGCGGCGGCCAGTTCGAGTTGGCGCGGCTCAGCGAACGATATGAAGGCGTGCCGGCCACGCCATACCCGGTAGGCACATGTTTCGGGCGTGATCGGGCCGCCGTGGTAGTGGATCACTACGCTGCCGCCTCACGGCGGACGCCGCACGGCCGGGCTTTCGGGTCGTCCATGTCGATGCCGTCCCACGCGGCGGGAGGCGCGTGACCGTGCTGGCGGGCTTTCCCCGCAGTGTGATTAGACGGGCCGGGGTGGTTGGCCAGTTCGTCGTAGACGGTGAGTACCCGGGTGGCCATCCGCACCGATACCCGATCCACGTAGATCCGCGCCAGCAGCGACCGGGATGAGTAGCCGGCGCGTTCCGCGATCACTGCGCCGGGCCAGCCCATCCGCATGAGGGCCTGCACCCGGCGCCTGGTCCCGGTCGACGGGACGCCACGCCGGGACTCACCGGCCGGGCGGAGCGGGACCGCCAGGATCGCTTGCTCATTCCGCGCCCGGATCCGCTTGACCCTGCCGGTGTACAGGTAGTACAGGTTCGCGGTGCCGGTGACGGCCTCAGCGGCGATCTGATCCCACGTCCACCCGTACACCTCACGCAGCTGCCGCAGGTGCTCACGGGCCAGCCCGCCACCACGGAGCCCACCCCGGCCCGTGTGCAGCCGGTAGCGGTAGTCAGGCCCGCAGAACCCGTCGGTCTCGCGTGGCCCTTTGCAGCCGGGCCGGGCGCACGTCGGGGCGGTCACGCGGCACCGGCCAGTGTGTTCGCGTCCTGTCCGGCGGCCTGGTCGCGGTCGGTGAGTTCCTGGCACTGCCACAGCACCCGAACCTCACCGCCGGCCAGGTCGGCCAGTTCCGCGGCCGCCTCATTGCGCCACTCCCAGCCGACGTCATCCCAGTCAGGCGCGATCAGCTCATACGCCTCAGCGGCCTGCCGTGACAGTTCCTGGCAACGCGGGCAGTACCCGCCAGTGCTTATGTTGCGGGTCCGGCGGCACCGGACACCCATCCCGCCCCGGCAACGGCCCTTGACCGGCACCAGCGCCTCAGCTAGCACCCCGACCAGCGGGTGCAGGTCGGTGTCGCCGGTGTGACGCAACGGCGGCGCCGGCCGCGGCGCGGCGGGTTCCACGCCACACTGATCCGCGATCACATCCAGCAGATCACGGAACAGGTCATCAAGCGACGCCGGGGCCTCACCGCCGGTGGTCATGCTGCGGGCTCCCGCCTGGTAGGGCCCGGGCGGTCGGTGATGGTGACGATGCGCCTGCCAGTCCAGCGCTGCCGGCTGGTCGTGATCAGCGGTGCGCAAGCGTGAGGCTCATACTCGCCGCACGTCTCGCAGATACGCCGGGGGCGGGGCGCGCCGCCCGGGGTGGCAGTCATGCTGCGGGCTCCCGCTTCGCGGGCTGCGGCGTGGATGGTGTCACCCGCGGCCCGGCGATCTTGGCCTCAGCCACCCGGGCGTGAGCGTCGGCGCGGATCTTCGCCGCCGCCTCAAAACCGAGCGGGTCGGCCTTGCGTACGGTCGGGTCGTTGCACGCCTCGATCAGCTCGCGGGGGTGGGCGTCCTCACGGCCGAGTAGCCGCGACGCGTGGCCGTAGAACTGCGGCCAGTCCCAGGCCGCGCGGACCTGCGGGTTGGCTGCTGCGCCTTCGAGGGCGCGGGCCCAGTCGGGGCCGCGCATGACGGCGGCGAGGTCGATCAGTTCACGGTAGGCAGGGTTGATCGTCATGAGACTGCGGCTTTCTGGTCGTTCAGGGGGTGGCAGTTCGGGCAGCGCTTGGGGGTGTCGGGCTCTCCGACCCATCTGTGTTCCGTGCTGGTGCACTCGCCGCACCACGGCGGCCAGGACCCACGGCCGGGTGGCGCGGCCTGCTGGGCCGCGGCGAGATCCCACCAGTCCCCGTCGTGCTCGAGGCGGCCGGGTTGCTTGGAATCGCGGCGACGGGCGACGTCGATCATGGCGGGGCGGGCCAGTGCCCAGCCGCGTTCGATGACGGCGGGCCGGGTTAGGGCGCGGCGGATGGATGAGGTAGGCCAGGCGGGGCGGATCTCCCGGACTTCCGCGATGAGGGCGTCAATGTCGGCGGGGTTGATCCCTTGGAAAATTTCCCCCTCCCCCTCCGTTTGGACAGCGGCCATCAGGGGCGGCTGCTTCCATGCCGGCGGGGGGGTAGGGGGGGTTATCTTCTTGTCTTCTCTTCTATGGGCGCGACTGTCGCGCGACTTTCCGGCCTGGTTATCCACAACTTGCAGGTCAGGGGGTGGCTGTGGAAAACCCGGCGACCCCAGTTCGGCGGTGTCGCCGCTACTAGTCGCGGAGGGTGTCGCGCCACTAGTCGCGCGACCTGTAGCGCGACTGTCGCGCGACACTTGAACGTCCCGGGCGTCACGGGCGGCCCGCTCAGATGCCCGTTTCGCCGCCATCCGTTCCCGGTCGGCCCTGCGTTTCCGCTCAGCCGCGTCGCTCAGGTTCCGTTCCTCATTCCAGATGTCCGGATTGAGCAGGTAACCCCGGTCTTCCTCAAGCCAGATCTCTTCGCTGACCAGAGCTTTGACCCGCCTGTCCAGGTCCGGGCCCGCGAACCGCGGCACCTGCGTGCGCGGGATGAAGCCCTGAGACTCTGCGCTGGTCAGGTAGCACATGCTCTCGATCAGCAGCCACCCGGCGCCGGGTGCGCTGTGCTCCGCAGCCTGGACGCATGGCTGGTCCGGAAGCGACGCGTAGAGGCGGCACCATTCCATGCAGTCACCTCCCCCGCTTCTTGTTCAGATAGGGCGCCTCATGCAGGCGCGCTTGCTTCCGCTTCAACAGCACCATGTGCGCGAGCGTCGCGGCGGTGTCCGTCCCGTTCATGCGGCGGCCCCGCGGCTGCTGAGCTCCGGCATGGCCAGCCCGCTCGCCATCGCCACCACATGCGCGGCCAGCAACGGCGGCACAGCGTTGCCGACCTGCTCAAACTGCTTCGTCCGCGTGCCCTGCCACGGGTAATCCGGCCTGAACGATTGGAGTACCGCGGCTTCCTGGACGGTGATCCGCACAGAGTCTTGGGCGGCCGAGACGGCGTCCTTGGTCACCCACTGGCACCGGGTGTTGGCGGTGATGCTCACTGCCGGCCCGCTGCGCAGGATCCAGTCCTTGGCCTTCGTGGTCACGGCGTGCGCGGGGCGGGTTGCCGGGTCCATCTCATGAGTGCCATGGGTGCCGCTGCCCGTGGCTTTCGGCCCGGTCCACGGCTTGCCGAACGAGGTGCGCAGCACCCACCGGCCGCTGTCGCGCTCAGCCTCGAGCAACTCGCGGCCGCGGGTCGGGAACGGCTCAGCGCCGCCCGTGGACGTCCCCCCGGCGGTCACAGCGGGCCCGGGGCGGCTGGTCGCACCCCAGCCGAGGGCGTCGGCCATCGACACCCACAGGGCGCCCCACAGCTGCATGCCTTTGCGGGGGTCGTAGTGGGTCGGTTCGGGCCGGTACACCTTCCGGACGCGGGAGGCGACCAGGATGGCCCGTTCCCGGGTTTGGGGCACGCCGTAGTCCGCGGCGTTGAGTTTCCCGCACCAGACCGAGTAGCCGCGGGCCCGGAGTTCCCCCGCGTAGACCCGCCACAGCGGGAGGACTGCGGGGACCTGCTCAAGCGCGACCCATTCGGGCTGGCCGGCGTGGATGTACCGGGCCGGCTCGATCACCAGCGATGCCGACCGGACGGCAGCCCAGATCTTCGCGGAGCGCTGAGCCCGGGTCGGATGCGCGCTGCTGCCGGCCGACGCGGCCATGTCGCGCCGCAGCCTGGCCGGTGAGCCCCTGCGGGCCAGCAGCTGGCGTTTCCATCCCGCCTGGTTGTCACGGCGCCAGATGTGCGCCATCAGGTCGGGCTTGCAGGCCAGCGGATGGGGCGCCGGGCGGTCGGCACCCCACTTCGACACCCGCAGCGCGTGGGCCATCTCCCGGCGCCGCAGGGCGCGTGTCGTGCGCCCGGCCATGGCGTCGCGGATCCCTGCGGCGAGGATCGCCGTGACGACGTTCCCCGCCTGGTCGCCGGCCGCGCTGAACGTCGTGCAGGGCGGGGAGTGGACCTGGCCGCGAGTCTTCCCGGCCAGCCGCTCGAGGGGGAACGTGGCGACGTCCGCGCGGATCGTCGCGTGGCCGGCTGCGCGGCGTGTGGCGCAGGCCGCGGCGTCCAGTTCGATGCCGAGTTCGGGGAGGCCGAGCATCCGCAGCCCCTCCGCCCAGCCGCCCGGCCCCGCGCAAGTCCCCAGCGCCTCGATCAGGCCGGGGGTAGCGCCCGGAGGGGCGGCGGGGGACACCTCCGCCCCTCCGGGCCCGGCCGCGCTCCCCGGGGGAGAGTGGGGATCACGCGCGGCCGGCCCAGCCGCTGCCCGGGTAGTGTCAGCAGCGGCGGCCTGGTGGGTCTCAACAGCGGTCATCGGTCACACGCCGGCCGGGTCATAGGGGGTCAGCGGCATGTCGGCGGGCACGTACAGGGGATGCCACGGCTGGCCGATGCAGGTGACGCCAAGACAGAGCAGGGAGACGCCGGCGTCGGCCAGCATCGCGGTGACCTGCTGCGCGCGGCTGCGGCGGATCCCGTGGTTGCCCCACGCGGCGACGACCCGCACCCCGGGCTGGCAGTGGGCGCGGATGTAGTCATCGTTGCCGGGCCCGACCGGGTCGGGGTGGCGGGACAGCTCGCGCGGGTTGGTGGCACGGAGAGCGAACAGGTTGACCACGATCAGCTTGGACGCCCGTTCACGGTCCGCGAAGCCTATGCATCTGCGGGCGGTCGGGTCATTGATGTACCGGCTGGCGGTTGAGGGGTTCAGCATGATCATCACGAGTGCCGGCCCGTGGCCGGCCAGTTCCCGGGTGAGCTCATAGCGGTACTCGCCGGTGTCGGCCGGGTCATCGAGGGGGAACAGTGGCTCAGCGGTCACCTGGCCGCCGCCTGACTGGCGGCCTCGGTGGCGCGCAGGTCGGCGTATGCGCCGGCGATCGCCTCGAGGCAGGGCCCGGACGTGGACCAGGCTTTGCCCTGCACGCCGGCGTCTTCGGTACCGAACACCATCGTCCAGCCGCCACGCGGCCCGTCTGTGACGTCGACCTCATCCGCGACCGCGGCCGGGATCCGGGGAGCCGCGGTCATGGCTGGGTCTCCCACCACGCGTCAGACTCGGCCAGGTCGGCTTCGGTGATGCCCAGGCGCTCGGCCATGCTGGGCTCATCCTCAGCGGGAACCTCGATCACGCTGGCCCTGCGCGCGTCGTCGCACATCAGGACGCCGCTAAAGCAAGCCTCGGTGAGGCACTCAGAGCACACGAGGTGTTTACCTGTCATGACGGGCCGTCGGTGCAGTATTCGCAGCCGGGACACGGGCAGCAGATCGCGCAGATGCCGAGCGGCTCGCCCCAGCAGCCGACTTCGGTCCGCCGGTGGTGGCGCAGCAGCAGGCAACCCCACCACTCGGCCGGCCGCCAGAGGATCATGCCGCTGCCCCACCGCCAGCCGGTGTGGCAGCCGGTGCAGCCGCCGCCCCAGCTCGCGGAGGTGGATCCGCCGACGCCGAGCATGGCCAGCCAGTGATCTGCCCGGCGGGTGATCCTCCACGACTGCCACTTGTGGTGGTGGGAGTGGGCACACCCGGAGTGGGCGGCGGCTTCGGAGTCCCACGCGCAGTACATGCACGGCGCGGGGTAACCCTCGCTGGCGTGGACGAACGTGACCGGGTGCCCGGCGTCGCATTCGATGCGTTGCAGGCCGGGGATTTCCATGGGGGCGTGGCGGGGGCAGCCAGCGCGGTCGGTGATGGGCTGGCCGCACAGGTTGCAGGAGAATCCCCAGTCGTGGTAGTCGCAGTCGCAGCCCTCATCGCCGGTGGCGCGGAGGCAGCCGAACAGCTCGAGGTACGGCGGGGGTGGCGGGCTGGCGGCGGTGGTGGGTGCGGTCATCTCTCTCATCTCCGTGCTGCGTGTGGTGCTGGGGTCTCCGCGGCCTGTCCAACCCCCCGGTAGACCGGGCCGCGGAGACCGTCTAAGGGGCCGGCCAGTGCCGGCGGTGGTGGCCCGTCCCACGAGTGCCGGGACAGGCCCTTGGGGTAGGCGTCGGGGAACGCCTCATCGGTGATCGCGGTGTGACACGGCCTGGCCACGACCGCCATGTTCGGCGGGTCGGTGATGCTGCCACCGCGGGCGCGGGACAAGATTTCGTGGACGTCGTCAGCGAGCCGGCCGCAACCGCAGTCGCACAGCGGCGGCGGCTCATACACGGGGAACAGGACGGCGATCACCTTGGCGCGGACCCGGTTTTCCGCCGCCCGCTTGGCGGACACCGCCCGGATCGGGCCGCCCCGCTCGAGCGAGCTGGACCGGCCGGGCTCCCCCGTCCGCGTCAGCGGGGTGCGGGAGACCAGCGGGACGGTGCGCGGCTTCATCGGGGAACGCTTCACGACCGGGCCGCCTCCCGGTCCTCATCACGCCATCCCGGGGGTTGCCGGGCGCGGTCGGTGTCGATCGCGGCGACCAGGCGCCGGGCGGCGAAGTACAGGGCTGTCTCAGCGCGCATGAGTGCGGGGACGGAGTCTTCGGTCATGGCCAGTTCGAGTTCGGCCAGCAGCAGCGCGAGGGCACGGTGTACCGCGTCGCGGGCGGCAGCGGCGACGCCGGGGGTTTCATGGTCGTCGTCCCGCCAGCCTTTGGGTTGCCGGGCACGGTTGGCGTCCAGGCAGCGGACCAGCCGCCGGCAGGCGAAGTACAGGGCCGCCTCAGTGCCCCGGTCGCGGGCCAGCAGCAGTTTGATGGAATGACGTTTTACGGTCTCCCGGGCTGCGATCACCTCACCGCCGACTAGGCTCATGCGGCCTCGCCGGTGAGTTCGGTGTACCGGGCTTTGAGGTAGTCGATCAGGGGCTCATGGACGTCGGGGTCGTGGTCAGTGCACACCGACGTGTCTGGCGGGACCTGCTGGCGCTTGCACTGGGCGACCAGTTTGTTGATGTCGTCGCCACTGGTGGCCAGGCCGGCGAGATCCGCGATCCGCTGCGCCGCGTCCTCTTCGGTGGTGAGCATGGCGGCCAGATCCTCGATCCGCTCAGCGGCATCCTCCGGCGGGGGCACGTCGCCGGGATTGGCCCGGTCTGCGAGAGCTGCGGGCAGGGCGCGCTGTTCCGGCACGCCCTTCAACTGGGCGATCAGGCCGGCCGGCCCGGCGGGCAGTTGCCCTTGAGCGATCTGCCGCATGGACAGGCCGATTTGCAGGCTCAGCACCGGGTACGGGCTGCCGTCATCGGCGCGCTTCCGCCAGTGGATGAACAGCACTGCCGGGAGGTAGACCCCGCCTTCGCGGGCGATTTCCATCGCCTCACCGGAGTCCGCGATCTCTACGGCAGCGTTTTCGCTGCCGGTGTTGATCCTGAACACGCCGGTCATGCCGGGCAGGTCGGGGATGGTGACACTGATGCGGGTCAGCACCTTGCACGCCTGCGGCGGCCGCAACTTGGACAGGCGATTGCGCTCATCGTGGGCGCGGCGCACCGACGCTGCGTCGGTGGGGTCATCGGCCAGCGGGCACATGCAGGACTTGCCTGAGAGTTCCTCAGTGATCCCGTCGCAGCGGCGCAGGCGGCGCTGGCCGTCCCACAGTTCCATGCTGGTGTCGACCGGCTGGCCGCGGGCGGGCACCCACACGTCCAGGGCGGTGCGGTCGGTGATGACCTCGAAGTAGCCCCGGCGCTGCGGCCAGGGGGCGACCGTGCCGCTCTCGTAGTGGGCGGCGACCGCCTCAGCAGTCTGCCGGGTGGGGAGGGTGAACCGGAACGTATCGAGGCGGACCGGCTGGCGGCCTTTCTTGCCGGGCACCTCCTTGGAGGTGCCGATACGGATCTCACCGAGCGGGAGACTGCGGCGTTGCAGGCCGAGCAACTCAGGGGCACGTATGGGCATGGGGGGTCACGCCGCCTTCACTTTGGGGGGTTCGTCCGCGAGTCGCAGGCCGTGATCGGCCAGCATGATCCGGATGGTTTCGATGAGCTTCGGGCCGATGCCCTTGATCGCGAGGACGTCAGCCGGGGTGAACCGGGCCAGGTCCTCAAGTTCGGCGTCCGCTCCCAGTGCTTTGCGGAGCGGGGCGAGGGCGTGGCCGTAGCCTTCGCTGGCCAGGTCGCACACCCGCGGGCCGGGCAGCGTCCCGTCGGGCCGCAGCGCCCGGATGACCTTCCCGGGCTTGGCCTTGACTTTCTGCCGGTCACGGAAGATCCCCGCGGCGACCTGGAATCGTTGCCACGCGGCTTCGTCGTCGTCACCGGCGACCAGCATGAGCAGGTAGCCACCGGGGTATTCGGGCCGCAGGTGCAGCACGGCACCGGCGTCGGACGGCGGGGTCGGGTGCATCTCACGGAGGCGCAGCGCGCATTCGGGCATGCGCCGGTAGGCGGCGAGTTGCTCTTTCCAGGTCCCTTCCGGGTTCTTCCCTGTTTTGGTGTCGATGCAGAGCACCAGCAGGTTGCCGGGGGACGCGATGACCTGCCCGTTGAGGATGGCGTAACCCTCAAGCACGACGATCATGTCGAGTGTGCCGGCGATGCCAAGCGGCTGGTTGTACACCTGCATCTCAGTCGCGAGGAACCGGGGGTTGAAGTCGTGGACCCACTGGACGAACCCGTCCGCCATGAAGTCAACGACGTCGGTGAGGGGCAGCCATTCGTCGGCGCCCATGTTGTACCAGGCGTCGGCCAGATGATCCGGGAGCAGCGGATAGGGGACGGTGGCGCCCTCAGCGCCTGCGGCGGCCCAGTAGATCAGGGCTTCCTGCACGTCGTGGATGTAGGTGCCGGCTTCGGCCCGCATCTCGCGGATCCGTTCCGCCTCATCCTTCCCGAGTTGGATGGCTTCGTCGCGGCCCTGGTCGCGGAGGGTCTGGGCGAGCAAGGTCATGTGGTCGACGGCCCACGCCATCGACACCCCGCCGGACCATTTGACCAGCCACGGTTTCGCGTCGGTGGCACCGATCACGGTGGTGACGGAGTCGAGCAGTTCCCCGGTCGGCGGGTACGGGTAGTGCCGGCCGTCCCGGTCCTCAAATCTGGCGGCCGGGTCTGCGGCTGGGGGTGCGGCGGTCACCGTGTCCACCACCCGGCGGTCAGCGCGGTGAGCGCCTGCGTGGCGTAGACATCTGCGATCTCCGCAGCGACTTCCTGCCGGCCGGGGCAGGTCAGGCCGGGATCCACCTCACGCCAGTCCGCCACCCCGGACAGCAGGTCGTCGCGCAGCGCGACCGCCTCAGCGGCCTCTTCCCACCGGATGCGCAGCGCCTCGCCGCCCAGCGCCGCCCATGCGTCCAGGCAGGTAGCGACATGGCGGGGGGAGCGGGTGCCTTCGACGTAGCCGGCGGCGAGGCTGTCCAGCAGCCCGGTCAGCAGCCGGTCCCGGGTCCGGTCCGGGGCGTAGACCAGGGTGACCCGTTCGGGGGCGACCGCGGTCATGACGTGCTGCCGGCTGTGGCGGGCGCAGTCTCGCGGAGGCAGTTAGCGTCGCACCACGCGCGGAGTTTCCCGCCCACCTGATACAGGGCGGGCCGGTCCTCGCGGGCGAAATCCCCGACGATGGCCGGGACGATCAGCGTCTGATGGTCGGCGCGGGTGTACAGGGCGCGCGGCGGCATCCGGGTCCGCTTCGCCTTGACCGGCGGCGGATCGGCGCGGCCGTCCAGGTAGGCCCACTGCGGGTGGTCGGCCAGGACCGTTTCCAGGGTGCCGGTCATGCTGCTGCCGCCTTCCGTGCGTTCATTGCGTCCAGCCGGTCCGCGGCCTGCGTCCACGCGGCTGCGTGCGCGCGGGCCAGTTCCGGATCGGTGACCCATCCCCAGGACCCGTCCTCGTACTGGAAGTGCACGGCGGGCCGCGGGTCGTTGCGGGGGTGGTCGGTGAGCAGGGGGACGCCCATCACGGACGGCGGCTGGTAGTGGTAGGCACCGCGCCGGGCGGGGGGTTGTGCCTCCGCCGGCCCGGGGGTGGTGTGTCGTGTCACGGGCTGATCGCCTCTGTTTCTGTTAGAATGCGGACCGGCTGATCGCCGGCCAGCCCCGGTCTGAACCACCGGGGCTGCTGCCTTTTCAGGCCGCCGCAGCTCGCTTGGGGGTAGGGGTTTCGGTGGCGGGGCGGGGGATGTCCTGCTGGCGTGCGGGCGGGTCAAGGAGCAGGGATCCGATCTCCAAGCCGAGGACCAGCTCGAGGATCGCGCGGCGTGCCGTGCCCGGGTTGGCGCCGGCTTCGATGAGGCCGATGTTCCGGCCATCCACCGGGGCCAGGTACTTTTCGCCGCACAGACGGCCTAGGGCCTGCTGTGACAGATTCAGCCGCTTTCGTGCTTCGCGGAGGGCTCCCCCGTCGATCTGGGGGCACTTTGCGAGGGGCATGCTCAGTAAAGTAGCGCCAAAGAAGCGCCGGCCGCAAGTCCTTCGGCCGGCGCGCCCGGCTCGACCTCAGCGCCGCCTTGGCGCTAAGTTGTCTGGCAACACTTCCCCCGGCATCACCGGAAGGGGCACCCCCCAGTGCCAGACACGACCTACAGGTATGCGCGGCTCGCCGCAGAGATGGACAGGGACCGCCGCGCCAACGGCTGGCGGTGGGCTGACATCGCCGCCCGCGGCGGCCCGTCGGTCGCGCAGCTGCGGGACCTGATGCACGGCCGGACCGGGGAGCTGTACCCGTCCACCATCCCGAAGATCGCCCGCGGCATGGGCTGGACGGAAGATCACGTCCGCGGGCTCATCGCTGACGCCGACCCGTTCGACGCCGCAGTCACCGCGGCGTCGCGGGAAGTCGCGGAGGCGTTCGCGGCCCATTTCCGGGGCCAGGACGTCACCCCGGGTGAGATCGACGCGTGGTTCGCAGGTGGTGAGGTGGCGGAGATCGTGACCCGGCACGGCCTGGCACGGCCGCGCAGCCGCGAGGCTTAGCCGGCGACGCGGAGCCGCTGGCGGGTTCCCCCGCCGTCGTTTTCCCCCCGCTGGGCGTTCAGGACGCCGCGGGTGATCGCTTCCACGATCCGCTGATATTCCTCGTCGGGCCGGCGCGGCCGGCGTGGCATCTTGCCGCCCCTGCGGTACCGGACGGCTACGGTGGCTGCGGCTGCGGCGCAGACGGCGGCCGCGGTCAGTGCCCAGGCGGCCTTTCCTGGCATCATCCGGCGGGGTTTCCCTCCCTTGTGGCGTGTCGCGGGGTCCGGGCGTCACGGGTGTGTCTGGTGGGACCTGGGGGTTTGAGCCACCCGCAGGCCACTGAGGTTACCCTCAGTTATCAGCCGGTCGCTAGGGGTAGCGGTGAGTGAGTTATGTCATCCAGGTTAGGTGCAGATGTAGTAAAGGAACCTGGGTTACGGCCGCTATGTGCGGGTAGCGTGCCGCCCATGCGCATATCCCGTAATACATAGCGTGGCCCAGCGTGACCACCGACCACATTGACCACGAGGGCGAAACGCCCATTTACTTGCAGCTTGCGAACATTCTCCGCCAGCAGATACTAGCTGGCGAACTCCTGCCACGACGCCCGATCCCCTCTAAGCGCACACTCACCCAACGGCACGGGATCGCCGGCGTCACAGTGGACAAAGCGACCAGGATCCTCAAAGACGAGGGCCTGCTCAACACAGTGCCCGGGAAGGGATTGTATGTCCGGGCACCCGAAGATCAGGGGGGAGGCGGGGGGACCGGGCTAGTGAGCTAGCCACGTCCGCCATTCCTCCCGGCCGTGAACGGCGGGGAGGAATGGCGGGCCGCCGGCGTGCCGGCCAGTTGCCCCGCCAGATCGTCCAGAGTCTCCGCCTGGATCTCCCCGGGGCGCCCCGGCTTATACGCCGACCAGCCCCCCGGGGAGCGGTAAATCCGGTAGCCGCTGGTCTCACGGAGATGCGCCAGCTGCCGGTCAAGGCGCGACTGCACGGCCCAGGTCGTCATCAGTGCACCCCGCCGCGGCCGGTCCGCTGATCGTGCACCGGGTCTGCCGCGCGCACACCGCGGCCGGTCAGCGGCTGGCATAGCAGCCGGGTTTCCGCCTGGCACACCTGGACGCGGAGCTGGTCGCTGATCGCGGCCAGATCCGCCCACGCCGCCGTGATCGCGGCGGCCGCGGCGGCCGCGGCATCGGGGTCACCCGTCCCGCCCTCCCAGTGGGCCAGGTGATCCCGGAGCGCGCCGACATTGTCTTGCAGTGCGTCAAGATGCCCGGTGGCAGCCATCGTGTCCTCCCCTGACGGGAGGGGACTGCGGCGCTCAAAGGCAGATGGCGCGGCCCCCCCGTTCCGTGGGCACGGCTCGAGGGGACCGCCATTACCGAAGGGTAACCGTCCTGGTCGTCCGCCCGCTGCCTGACCGCGGGGATTACTGCTGCCGTGCCCACGAACAAACCGTAATCAGCCTGCGGCAACGTGTACACCTACTCACCCAGCCGCACCCAGAATGTCACCAGCAGGTTAGGCCGACGTACCCACGGTGAGAGCGGGCAGGTTAACGTACCTGCCCCAGCCGCGCATGCGGCCCCGGATGCACGCCACCCCACGGGCAGTGCTGGCAGCAGCACCGGCCCCGGTCATGCACATCCGCGGCGGGGACGATCGCCGCGACCAGCAGACCGGCCTCAGTCAGCCCGACCGCATGGATGCCGCGCCTGACCACAGCGTCGATCCCGTCGGCCACGCCGGTCACGTCGGCTATCCCGGACGGCTCACGGCCGAGCCCGGTCACGTCGACCTGCATCAGGATCTCGCTCATGCGGCGGCAGACAGGGACATCCCGCTGGCCAGCAGCGCCTGAGCGCGCCGCTTGATGATCAGGTTCCGCGCCGGCCACTCAACGGGGTCGGTGTGCGCCGCGTCCGCAGTCATCTGTGCCGGCCATTTCCGGTACAGCATCCCCACGTCGCGGATGAACCATCCGGTACTGGTCGCGTTCAAAGCCATCATCAGGCCCGTGTCGGCGCCCGCGGGCAGGGCCATCCACCCGCCCAAAGCCATCAGGGCGCCGTACCGGATGCACATGGTGGCCGGATGGACCTGAGCCCGGTAGCCGTGGGTGAGCCAGTGGCCCAGCACCGCACCCTGGTCAAGCGTCCCGGTCAGTGGGTCGTTGCCGAAACCGACGGTGGTGCCGTCGGGCATCAGATCCAGCACCCCGCAGGTCGTCCACATCACATGCGGCCGGGCGGCCAGCACCTTGATTTCCCGGTCCAGTGTGCCGGGGGTGAGCAGGTCGTCGGCGTCCAGGACCTTGACCAGTTCGCCGTCCGCGCGGGACAGTGCCATGTTCCGGGTGATCGCCTCCCCGCCTTTGCGGCCGTGCCCGACGCTGATACGCGGATCCAGATCGGTGAGGTAGTCCACGACGCCGGTCTGGCCGTCTTCCTGCACGCACCATTGCCAGTCCCACCCGCGCGGCATGACCTGCGCGGCCAGCGAGTTGTAGGTGTCGCGGATGTGCCCGGCCGCCGGTGCGTGCACGGGGGTAACAACAGAGACGATGCGGGTCACGCTGGCCACCTTTGCAGCTGGGTTGTGTAGGCGAACACGGTCCGGTCGCCCGGCAGGATCACCTCTGAATACTCCGCCACGTCCCCCGCCGTGTCGATAGACGTTTTCCGGAGCACCAGCACCGATTCGCCATCGTCAAGATCCAGCAGATGCTTTTCGTCGTCGCTCGCCGGCCGGCCGGTGAGCTCGTCGGTGATCTTGTCGATCTCGATCCCGACGGTGCGGAGTTGATGCATGGTGCCGCCTGGCCACGGTTCGTTGCCGGAGTCCAGCAGGTCAGGGTTCGCGGCGACCAGGTCATAGCGCAGCCACGAGGTGACGATGTTCAGCGGCACGTCTTTCGCCTCGCGGACGCTGGTCGCATAGGTGCGGCGCAGCATCGGGGTGCCTTCGGGTATCCCGAATCGTTCCGCGACATCCCCGGGCGCGGCCGTCATCTCATAGCCCGCAGTGAACAGCAGGTCGCCCATTTCAAGGCCGGTGTCGTGCTCGGTGGCACCCGTCTCACCCCGCTCGAGCGGCGTGAGCAGCGCCCGGTCCTTTTCCCACTGGTAGCGGGTGGTGTGGTCGCGGCGCACAGGGTGACGCGGGATCCGGACGAACGTCCCCCGGCCTTTCTCAGTGCGGATTAGTCCTTCGCCGCGGATGACGTCGATCGCGTGCCGGACCGTGGTCCGCGACACCCCGTAGGCGGCGGCGAGTTCAGGTTCGCTTGGCAGCTTCTCCCCCGGGCCCAGGTCGCCGCTCGCGATCCGCTCGCGCAGGCCGGCGGCTACCTGGATGTGCTGCGGCCGGTAGTCGTGTGTGGTCACGGACCACAAGTTAACACGCCGGTATGTCTACCTGTCTGAACAGGTTGGCGTGAACCTGTTGACATGTCTGCCAAGTCTGCTTACGCTGGCAACAGCGCAGAACATGGCAGACATGCCTACAGGTTGGAGACAGCCGATGACGGACGGCGCCGGAACCGTAGCCCCACTCCCCCACCTGGGGGAATGGCTGCCGCCGAAGGAAGTCGCCCCCAAGCTGGGGGTGTCCTGGTCCACCGTCTACAGGCTGATCCGATCAGGTGACCTCAAGGCCCGCCGTATCGGCCGGGGCCGGGGCACCCTCAAAGTTGAGATCAGCGAGATCACCCGCTACCTGGACAGCGCCGAAACGGCAGCAGCAACTGACCTGCTCACGGCGGTGCCGGCGTGATCGCCGTCGGCGCGGATGACCGCGAAGTGATCTTGCGGATCGCGTCCTCAATCACCAGAGCCCAGCACGACCCGATCGAGGTCGTCCGGAACTCAGTCCCGATGCTCACCTGGCTCGAGCACGCCACCGATAAGGGTGACCTGGCTCACCGCCTTGAGGCGCTGAACCGGATGTGGTGCAACCTCCCCGACTCCGATGACCGCGGCCCGGTCCTCGACTCACCCGCCGCGTTCGTCGTCGGGGCGGAGATCTTCTACCTGTTCGCGACCGGAGACCCGGAGATTCCCGACGGCCTGACCGGCGGTGACGCCGTATGAACCGCGTCTGCCCCCGCGACGGCACCGTCCTTGACGGCGGCCCGGTCGTGTTCTGGTGCTCCGGCCGCGGCCGGGATGTCCACGGCAGCTGCGCTCCCCTCGCGGTGACGCACGCTCCCCATGATCGCGTGGCGGGCCGGGCATCGGCCACCCCCGAAGCCGGGCCGGCCCGCCACGCCCACGAACGCGCGGCCGGGCGCGGGCATGCCCCGGCGCCCGGCCGCGCCTCCCAGCCAGCAGCAGCGGAAGGGGGTGCGTGATGGCCGACGTCCTCGTCCCCCTGGACTCCGTCGGGATCATGCTCGCGGCCGACGACGCCGCGGACGACCGCTGGCAGGAACGCGCGCTGTGCGCCCAGACCGATCCGGAGGCGTTTTTCCCGGAGAAGGGCGGCAGCACCCGCGAAGCCAAGAAGGTGTGCCGGGCCTGCGAAGTCCGCGTCGACTGCCTTGAGTACGCGCTCGCGCGGGACGAACGCTTCGGGATCTGGGGCGGACTGTCGGAGCGGGAACGCCGCCGGATGAAGCGCGAGGCGGTCTGAGATGGGCGCCGCAGCCTTCGTGGGCTCGGCCTTCGTCGCCGGCATGGCGATAACCGTCGTCGCGCACGGCGGGATCCCGCTGGCCCACGCCACCAGTCAGGGCGGCCACGGTGCCCCGGCGCGGCCGGCGGCAGTGACGCGGGCGATCAGCTACGCGTGGGCCCAGGTCGGCAGGCAACCGTACTGCTGGGGTGGGACCGGCGCGTCGTGCCCGAACCCGCCATACCACGGCTACGACTGTTCCGGCCTGATGTTCAAGGCCTACGGCTTCCCGCCCGGCCTGCGGACCTCGCAGCAGCAGTGGGCTGGCCTGCCGCACGTCCCCGCCAGCCAGGCCCGGCCCGGCGATCTCGTCTTCGCGCCCGGCAGTGACGGGACGCGGGCCAAGCCCGGCCACGTCGGCATGCTGCTCTCCCGTGACCGCGTCGTGCAGGCGTACGCCCCCGGCTACCTGGTCAGCGTCACGTCGCTCAGCAACTTCGCTGCCGGCGCCGGCGGGATCACCGGCTTCGCACGCCCCACCGGAGGTGCCTGATGCTCGGCAAGATCATCGGCTGGATCATCATCATCCTCACCGTCGTGTGGGTCCTCACTAACCCGCATCACGCTGCGGACGTCGTTCACGGCTGGCTCAGCGGGATCGCGTCCTGGCTCTGGGAGAGGTGGCACCTGTGAGCCGCCGCAGCAGCAGCGGCCGCGGGACGGGTGCCGCTGTCGCGGTGGTGGCCGGGCTGTACCTGTCATCCACGATGCACCCCCACGGGTCGCCCGCAGCGCAGCCCCCCGCGCATCATCACCACGACCGCGCCTCCCTGACGTCCATGCCGCAGGGAAACGGGGGGACGCCCAGCCAGAACCGGGCGCTCGCGAACGCGATGGCGGCCCGCCGCGGGTGGACCGGCGCGCAGACGCAGTGCCTGGACACGCTGTGGATGGGTGAGTCCGCGTTCGACCAGTTCAACACCTACCCCAGCCACGACACCTCGCCGTCGACGCCCGGTTCGCAGATCACGACGGCGTACGGGATCCCGCAGGCGCTCCCGGCGCAGAAGATGGCCGCTGCCGGAGCGGACTGGCAGACCAACCCCCGCACACAGATCAGATGGGGCCTGGGCTACATCCAGGCGACCTACGGCTACCCCTGTACGGCCCTGAACTTCAAGACCACGCACGGAAACAAGGGCTACTAGCCCACCACCCCCACGAAAGGAAACCCCGTCCATGCAGCACACCGGCTTCAACTACTGGATCCACCACGGCAGCGGCGGCGTCATGTTCGGCCTGCTGATCGCATTCCTGGTCCTGGTCGTCATCCCTGTCGCGCTCATCATCGAGGGGCGCATGAAGGCCAGCCGTGCTGAGGCCGCCCGCGCCGAGGCCCGCGCCGCCAGCCGCTACGCCGGCTGACCCACTCTCTAACCGCTTTGACACACCCCGTGGAAGGGCCGGCGACCGTGCCAGACATCACCGACCAGCGGCTGCGGGATCTGCTCCGCCGCCTGCCCGACGTGCCCGACGACCTTGTCTGGCGCGCGGTGCAGGCGGAGGACAAGATCCGGAAGGCCCTCGCAGGCCCGGAGCCGGACTCGCGGGCAGCACGGAACATCGCCTTGCAGTTCTTGCAGGCCGAGCTCACCAACCGGCGCAAGGCCGGCCTGATCAGCACATCGCTGATTGAGGTGCAGCTCGCCGGCACGACCCTCGCCATCGGGATCGAGATCCACAACTGGACCCCGGACCGGCCCGCCGGCCCGTGGCCACCCGGTGGCGGCCAGCTGACGGATGTTTTCTTCCGGAACCTCACTGCAACGTTGGAAGGAGATCAGCAGTGACACACGGCCTGACCGCGCTGCGGGACCTGGCACACAACAGGGGAAGCAGCGACGCCAGCCAGGCGGCCCCCGGCCCGGGCGCCCCCACCGATGAACTCGCCGCGGAACTCGCGGCGTCCCGCGAATGGCTGGACCGCGAGCTGGCTGCCTCAGCCGCCGGCGGCACCATGCCACCGCCGCGCCAGCCGGCCCCCGGGCCCGCCCCGGCCGGGCCGGCCAGTACGGAACCGATCATCCGCCTGCGTGAGGGCCGCAAGATGACAGTCGGGAATGAGGCCCGCGCTGTCGTGGGCCAGGTGTGGCGGCAGGCTCGCCGGAATCTCCGTGAGATGCGGCACCACCCGGGCGGGATGATCAACGGCTGGCTCGCGGCGCAAGGCCCGTCGGTCGATGACCAGATCGCGTACAAGCGGGAAAAGCGGTGGGTGCCCCTCGGTCATGACGACGGGGTGGCGGACAAGGCCGGCACCGCGTACCAGACCGTGATCGGTGTCCCGGGTGTGGCGTTCTTCGGTGCCTGCAAGGCGATCGTCGCCCGGCCGTTCCGGTTCGGGGCCACATTCTTCGCCTGCTACCTGCTCACCGCGTTGACGCTGATCCTCGCCCAGCCGCGGATCGCCGGGGTGGCCATGCTCATTTGCCTGCCCATCGCCGTGATCGCCGCCCTGATCGGCTTGGAGGGCTGGGCCGCCGCGTCCCGCCGCGCCAGCCAACCGCAGCCACCCGACGACGAAGACGACGACGAAGCCGAGGACGACGACCCGGCCGGCTACGAACCCCCATCGGAATAAGGGAATGATCATGCACGCACACACGGTCGCGCTCGCGGCCAACCACGCCGCCGCGCTGACCCCGCCGCACGCGCACGGCTCCGTCATCGTGCTCGCCGTGCTCGCCGGCGCGGCCGGCCTGACCCTGTGGGCGTTCAGGTACACCCGCCGGCTGGTGTGCTGGCTGATCGCGTTCGCCGCCGGGATCTGCGCCATCGGGGTCGGCGTGTGGTCAGACGCCCTGGTCGCCCTGGTCACCAGCGGACCCGGCCAGATCGCGCTGATCGTGATCGTTTTCGCGTCCGGCATCACGTTTTACCTGGTCGCGGTGCATGACGCGCAAGGCCGCAAGATCCGGCAGGCCAAAAGGAAGCGCCGCAAGGACAAGAAGGACCGCGGGCGCGACGACTACGACGATGACGTCAGCGCGGAACTCGCCCTCACCGGCGGGAAAGAGATCGTGATCCCGCGGCGCAGCAACACGCTGGATCGCCGCAGCCACCACCACCACATCGGCTCCCCGGCGGTCGCCGCGATCTTCGGCACGTCGTTTTCCCTGCTGGTGATCACCTTCGGGCTGATCATGACGGACCTGTGGGAGTCGTTCACGTCGCTGGGCAGCACCGTCGCGACCCAGTCCGGCCGGGCCAGCTCCGGTAAGGCAGCGGCCGCCGCGGTGGCCGGGCATGGCCAGTCGCCCGGTCACATCGTGCTGATCGGCGCGGCGATCCTCATCGCGGTCCTGTACGGCGGTCACCGGGTCTCACGGCGGATCCACGGCGACAAGAACAAGAACAACGACGGCGGCAACGGCGGCGGTGGCGGCCGGGGCGGCCGGAAGAAGCGCGGCCGTAACCGTGGCGGCGGCCAGGTGCAGAACAACCGGCCCACGCAGGAACTGGGGTGGCACTAACCCATGGCTGGCATGCAGCAGCAGGGAAGCGAAGCCCGGGTCGTGGAGGCTGAGCATCACGGCCTGCTGGTCCCGTTCTACTGGATGTTCGCCTCCGATGCGACCGTCCTGGCTGCCTCCCTGCTGCTGCCGTCCTGGCGGCTGCTCATCGCCGCCGTGGCCGCCGCGCTTGCGATCGGCAGGCAGGTCCGGCAGGTCCGCCGGATCGAGGATGAGATAGCGGAGGCCACCGGGCAGCCGGTGGTCCGCCACAAGCCACCCATCCTGCGGTGGACGCTCGGCACCCTGTGGCTCCTGATCGCCGCCGCGGCCGGGCTGCGCCTGGTCCCGCAGGTGGTGATGCAGATCCTGCTGATCATCGGCGTGTACGCGATCGCGGCGAAGCACTGGTCCCGCAACCGGGTGCCGCACGACGCCCCGCACACCCGCATCATCACCTCTGGTGCCACCGTGATCCTGGACGACGACGACGCCCAGGCCGCACCGCCGCAGGCCGCACCGTTCGCCACCCCACCCGGCCCGCCGCCCACGCCGGCCCCGCCGCCGCCCGCACCGGCCCCTGCGGAGAGTTCCTATGTGGTGCCCCGGATGGGCACCCTGGCCGCGGGTGTGGTCGCGGCGGCCCGCACCGCAGCCAACGATTCCGTGATCCGGGCGCTCACCGAACTGTTTGACCAGTTCAAGGTGGACGCCCGGGTCACCGGCTTCAAACGCGGTCCGACGGTCACCCGGTATGAGGTGGAACTCGGCCCGGCAGTGAAAGTTGAGCGGGTCACCGCCCTGACCAGGAACATCGCGCTCGCGGTCAAGACGGCGGATGTGCGGATCTTGTCGCCGGTCCCGGGAAGATCCGTGATCGGCATTGAGATCCCCAACGCGGACAAGGACCTGGTCCGGCTGGGGGACATCCTCCGCTCACCCGCCGCACTGATGGACCCCCATCCGATGGTTGTGGGGCTCGGCAAGGACGTTGAGGGCCGCACCGTCATCGCGAACCTCGCGAAGATGCCTCACATGCTCATTGCCGGCGCGACCGGCGCGGGGAAATCCACCTGCATCTACGGGCTGATCACCTCAATCCTCATGCGGGCCACCGTTGAGGACGTCCGGATGATCCTGATCGACCCCAAGCGGGTCGAACTGGCCATCTACGCCGGCATCCCGCACCTGTACACCCCGATCATCACCAGCGCGAAGAAAGCCGCTGAGGCCCTGGCGTGGGTGGTCGGGGAGATGGACCGCCGCTACGACGACCTGGCCGCGTTCGGGTTCCGGCATATAGACGACTTCAACGCCGCGGTCCGCGGCGGCAAGGTCGTCCTCCCGCCGGGCAGTGAGCGGATCCTCAGGCCGTACCCGTACCTGCTGGTCATCGTGGATGAGCTGGCCGACCTGATGATGGTCGCCCCCCGCGACGTTGAAGACTCGATCGTCCGGATCACCCAGCTGGCCCGCGCCGCCGGGATTCATCTGGTGCTCGCCACCCAGCGGCCGTCAGTGGACGTGGTCACCGGGATCATCAAAGCCAACGTGCCCGCCCGGCTCGCGTTCGGCACCTCAAGCCTCACCGACAGCCGGGTCATCCTCGATCAGCCGGGCGCGGAGAAACTCGTCGGGGAAGGCGACTGCCTGTACCTGCCGATGGGGGCGAGCATCCCCACCCGGCTGCAAAACGCGTTCGTCACCGAAGGCGAAGTCCGCGACGTGGTCGCCCAGTGCAAGGCGCAGGGCTCACCGGAATACCGCGAAGACTTCACCACGCCAGACCGGGCGGCCCGGGAAATAGACGCGGAAATCGGTGACGACCTGACGCTGCTCAGGCAAGCCGCCGAACTTATCATCCGCACCCAATTCGGCTCAACATCAATGCTGCAACGCAAACTCCGCGTCGGGTTCGCGAAAGCGGGCCGGCTAATGGACCTGCTCGAGGCACGGCAGATCGTCGGACCCTCCGAAGGGTCGAAGGCCCGCGATGTCCTGGTCCGCCCCGACGACCTGACCCAGACGCTCGCAGCCCTGGACCCAGACAGTGAAAGGACCACCTGATGGACCACCTGACCATGTGGACCATGGCCCACCGGGCCATGAGCCACCCCGCATGGACCACCCTGGCCGGAGGGACCACCGCAGGGGCCGGCGTGGGCCACACCGTGGGCCACGCCGCCGGGAGGATCGCGGCCAGCCTGGGTCACGACGCCGTCACCCACCCAAAGTGGGCCGCCGGGGTCGCCGTAGTGATCGCCGTCGCCGTGTGGATTGGCGTGCGCCGCCGCGGGGGAGCGAGGCGGCGCCCCCCCGTGCGGGTTCCGCATCACGATCATGGCGGCGGCGGTCCGTGGCTCGGCCTGGGCGTCGCGGTCGGGGCGCTCGTGTTCGTCATCGTGCTGGTGGCCAACTGGAAGCCCGCCACGCCCGTCAGGCACACCGCCGCGCCGACGCCGACGCCGACGGTGACGCACACGACCATCGTCCAGCACATCACCCACGTCACCCATGTGACCCGCGCGGCCGCCACCCATATCCCCGACGGCCTGTGGTGGGTCGCGGGGATCACCGTGGTCGCCGTGGTGGTCATCTACCTCAACCGCCGGAGGTCGTCATGACTGACCTGCGAAACCCCTCCCCTCCCCCGGGGGAGCACCCCTCCCCGGCGGCCGATGCGCATACGCCCATGCGCGCATCCGCGGATGCGCGCATGCGCGCGGGCGCGCGTCAGGATAAGGCAGACCCGGCCGAACCGGCCGGAGCCACGCCGGCGGTACCTGAACCCCCCGGGATCGACTGGGTTTCCTCCGCTGGCGGGGCCCTGGTCGGAGGCTTGTGCGCGGCCCTGACGTGGTCCGGCGGTTACGAGTTCGCCCAGCAATGCGACTGGCCCGCGGCGCTCGCCTGGATCCTGCCGCTGATCACGGACATCTACGCCGGGGTTGCCCTGTGGATCATGCTGGGCCTGCGCTGGGCCAGCACGGAAACCCGGCACTTCGCCGCCGGATCCACGGTCCTCGCGGTCGCGGCGTCGGTCGCCATGCAGATCATGTACCACATCCTGCTGAACTCGCCCGGCCACAAGCCCCCCGTGGGTGTGGTGGTCGCCGTGTCGGTGGTCGCCCCGATCATGCTGGCGCTCACCGCGCACCTGATGGCCCGGGTCAACGGTGACCGCGGCGAGCTGGTCAGGGCCGCACACCAGGCGCAGGCCCGGCACGCTGAGACGCAACGGGCGGAAGCCGAGACGCGCGCCGAGACGCAGCGGGCGGAGGCTGCCCGGGTCGCCGCTGACCGTGCCGCCACCGAACGCGCGGCGGCTGAGGCGGACGCAGCCCGGGCGGCAGCGGCGCGGGCCTCGGGCGAGTTGGCAGTTTGGGAGGCGCAGCGCGCCGCAGCCGCCCGGGAGCGCGCCGCAGCGGATGGGCCACCGATGGGCCACCCCGCCGGCGTGGACCATGGGCCAGGCACGGCCGGTGGACCATCCGCAGGTGACGTGGACCATGGGCCAGACGGCGGGGTGGACCATGGTCCACCCCCAGCCGATGGGCCAGACGACGGCGACGACCCCGACGCGGCGTGGACCCTGCCCGACGGTGAACGCGACGAAAAAGGCGACCCCGGCGACATTTACGTCCAGGCCCGCAACGCGTTCCGGCAAAGCTGCCGCGACGGAAAGCCGCTGAGCCCCCGCGCGATCGCCGCGATGTTCCCCGGCAAGTCCCGCAATTGGGGCAAGACACGCATCACCGAAGTCAAGAAAGGGATACACGGGATACGCCTCGCCCGCGCGGCAGGCGAGTAAACCACCAAAGGGAGTAGGAGACCCCCCGAAATGACAGCACCAGCCGTCCAGACCGTCTATGAGGCATGCGAGGAAATGCTCACCCGCTACACCCCGGTCGCCACCCGCGTCGAAGGACACAACAGGTCGATCGTGATCCGCGCCGGAGGTAATAGCCACACGTTCTACGTGCTGGCGCAGGACCTGGACGACGGCACCTGCCACCTGTTCCCGTGGTACACCGGGCTGTCCAGGACCACCGTGATCACCCCCGGCCTGGATGTCCGCGCCGTCCCCAAGCATGCCGTCCAGCTGCTCAGGCATGGTGTGCCCGTCCCGCAGCACGGGATCGCGTTCGGCTGGGTTGGCCGTGGCGACCGGGTCACCGCCCTGGTCCCGGTCGACGTTGAGTACCGCCCGGACAAGCCGCTGCCGACGTTCGCTGTGATGCCGCATGAGGACGCCGGACGCAACGACTGGCCGCCGTTCTATAACGCTGAGGTGTTCGGCCCGGAGATGTGGGAAGCCCAGCGGGCGGGCCGGCTGGTGGTCCTGGACGATGCGATCGCCAGCACCGCCCAGAACGTCTCCTGGATCGAGCGGACCGACGGGGAGGCCGCCAGTTACTGTGACGTGGGCACCGATGTCGCCTGGGATGGGTTCACCATCCCGGCCGGCCGGTACGCCTACTGGCGGCGCCTGCTGTCCCGCGACCGCCGCTGGCCGTCGCCCACCGAACTGCTTGATAACTACACCGCATCCGACCTGGCCCCCCGCTTCCGCTGACCCAAGGGGGCCTCCCCGTGAGCACGCTGACTGAGACAAGCCCGCCCGCCGCTGAGCGCAGCCCGGCCGGACCCAGCGTCGGGCCCTGCCGGTTGTGCAAGGCGGTCGCCTACGGGGGCGACGCTGACGGGCCGGTCCACGCGTGCTGCTTCGAGTGGCGGGCCGCGATCGCCGCCGGGCTGTCCTGCCCGGCGTGCGACGCGGCCCGCCTGTCACGGGCACGCGGCCGGATCGTCCCGCCGCGGCTGCCCCGCAAACTCCCCGACGGCCGGCCCCTCGTCCCGGGCCTGCCCGTCACCCCGGATCAGGCAGAATCAGCGGCATGCTGACCCTGCAACATCAACGATGAGGTGCAGGCCCGCATCTGGAACGACTCGCGGCTGCCACCCGGAACCCGTGAGCTCACCCTCGCGATGATGTGGGTGCTGCACCGCGAACCGGAGCATCCGCCGGGCGGCGGGTACTGGCGGCGGGTCCGTGAACTACTCGGCCGCGCCGGGGTCATCACCCGCGCCGGCCACGGGTGGCGGATTCATGACCTGGTAGCCGGCGACGCACCCCGCTACGACCCGGGTGGCTATTCCTGGGCGAACGGGTCGTGTGAAGGGCCGCGGGTCCGCCCGTACCGGCCGCGCCGCCCCGCCCAGCAGCCGGATCGCTGCCTGGTGTCCGCGCATCACCCCCACCTCGGGGACTGCCGCTACACCCAGGTCCACTACGCCGGCGGTGACTTCCTGTCCGGCGGGCATCCGCTCACCGGGACGACCACCACCCGCCCGGACGGCTGGCCCGGTGAACCGGACCGCGACGACCGGGTGTGCGGCGCGCACGCCACCATCGCTGTCACCGAATACGACATGGTGACCGGGTGGGAAACGGTCCACTGGTTCTGCACCCGGCACCGCGGCCGGGCCGCCGAAGTGTGAAAACCCAGCTCGCCGCGAAAGGTCAGCCGCCGGATCCGATCCCGAACCATGGCGGGCACCTGCCCCGCTACTTCACCGCCGACTGGGCGGCGATCTACGCCCGGCATTGCGGGCTGTCGCTGCGGCCGGGGGCGACGTGCTGGCGGCCGCCGTATCACGGGCTGAACGCTGACGACTGGCCCGTGCCGGGCCGCACCCCGGTCCCGCGGCGGCCACGCCTGTCCATCGTCACCGCCGACGTCTCATGAGCGGCCCGGACGCAGCGCCGGGCGGGGACTGCCTGTGTGGCCGCGGGCCCGCGCTCGGCACGCTCGCCATCACATCGACCAGGATGCTGCTGCGGTCGTCGGGCGGCCACGGCGAGGGCACAGTCAGCGCTCCGCCGGGCGTGGCAGAACGCATCTGAGGCTGAGCGTTGCGCCTGGGCGTCACGCGCCAACAGGCGCGACCTGACCTGACTGGCGGGTACCCGGCCACGGACAGCCACGATCCGGTACCGGGTACCCGCCGGACGGGTCAGGCCATCGCGGCCTGGCGGGCCTGGCGGGGCGTGCTCGAATCACATTCGATGCACGCGTAACCCTCAGGCGGCGTCCCGCCGCACCATTCACACGGCAGCGGCGTGATCATCTCCGTCGGCGTCCTGCCGAAAACCTGGGCCATCCGGTCGACAGTGTCAAGCCCGGTCTGCCGGCCCGCCTCAACCAGGTTGACCGTCGCAGCGGGTTTAGCGGCACCCGGGTTGAACAACTCACCCAGTTTCTCCTGTGACCAGCCCCGCGCGTTGCGGAGCTGGAACACGTTGGCGGCGAAGATGCCGGCGCTGGTCGGCTGGGGGGTAGCGTCCGTGGTCAAGAGAATGACCTTTCCCGGCCCCCCGGCGCCGCAGCGCCCCGGGGCCGTTTCCATGCGCAGGCAGGCATCCCCTGGCCTGCGCGAACCTGGGGTTAGGGCCGGGGCAGGAACGGCCGGCATCCCTGCGGGGAGGGGGGGAAACCCTCCGGGATGGTGCCGTCCCTGCCCCCGGCGAGACGGCACCGGCCAGTAGCCATAAAGCCACGGCAAGTTACCGCCCTGGGAGCATTCTGGATCACCGCAGGTAACCTGTCCACCCGCATCCACCAGCAGGTACCTGCGAATAACCGTGGTGTCATGCCATGCTTGCGCCGCCCCCCGCTTTGCCTAGGCAACCCGGGGGCGGATTGTGGCGATTCAGCGGCCATGCGCACGACGCGAACGGTGCCGGTCCGCAGAAACCACCGTCATAGACGGCGAAACCATCACCACCCCAGCGCAAACACCCGGCACATACTGCCGCTCCGACCGGAACCTGATCTACCGCAGCCTGGCCAGCCTCCCCGAACTGTGGGTCCGCCTGCACCTCGAGCTATCGGTCAAAGCCACCGCGTCCGGCGATAAGGTCGCCGGGTCACGCACCCCGCCCGTCCCACCGAACCTGGCTGCGGACGCCCTGATGCGCGAAACCCTCACCGTCCTCGCCGCGTGGGATGAGCGGATCCGCACCGCCGCCCACCTGACCCGCCCCGACACGCAACTGTCCCGGCTCCGCCGCGACGGCCCGGCGCTGGACGGCATGGTCCGCACCTTGCTCGCCCACCTGGACGGCCTGCTCGCCCTGCCTGCGGATGCGATGTGCCGCGCATACCCGATCGACTCCCATGAAGACATCGGCCGTCTCCCCGAAGGCTGCTACGGCCGGTCGAATCGCACCGGCGGATACGCCGATGTCGCAGTTGAGCTCTCGGGCGCGGACGCCGGTGAGGATATCCTGCGGCTGCACCACCGGGCCCGCGCGTTCCTGGGTGAGACCCGGATGTGCGAGCGGCTGGACGTGCCGTGCCCGGGTTGCGACCTGCTCATGCTCGAGCGGCGGCAAGGCTCGGAGTACGCGGCGGAATGCCGCGAATGCGGGCGGCTGCTCACCACCCCTGAACTGCATCAGTGGGCCCGGCTGTTCGCCGCCCACCTGGTCGCCGTCGGTGTCGCCACACCGGCCCATCTCGCCGCCGCGGGCATGGCCGCCGCATCGTGACCGCAGCTGAGCCGTTCTGGTCCGACGATCAGGTGACGCTGCATCTGGGTGACTGTTTGGAGGTCATGGCGGGTCTGGACGACGCATCGGTTGATGCTGTCGTCACCGACCCGCCGTATTTAGGGCCTTGAGTTCATGGGCCGCGAGTGGGACACCTTCAAGGGCGAGGCGTGGCGCACGGGAGCCGGGCTGAGCAAGCCGGGACTAGGTCCCCGGCCGACTGCGTGGCCGGCGTTCGGTGGATCAGACTCTGCAAATGCGACCTGCGCGCTGTGTGGCGGCCGGATGCGGGGAGCCCGTAAGTGCGGCTGCCCAGAACCCGACTGGCGCGTGAAAGGGCGCCCGCTCAGCGAACGCGATAACCGGGCACCGCAGATGCGCGCCTACCAGGCGTGGTGCGAGAGCTGGGCGGCGGAGTGCCTGCGGGTGCTCCGCCCGGGCGGCCACCTGCTGGCCTTTGGCGGGACGCGGACGTATCACCGGCTGGTCTGCGGTATTGAGGACGCCGGATTTGAGGTGAGGGACTCGCTGCACTGGATTTACGGCAGCGGGTTCTTACCTGTTCCCGAAATCGCTGGACGTGTCCAAAGCCATCGACCGTGCCGCCGGCGCTGAGCGCGAGGTGACCGGCCAGTACGCCAGCCCAGAGGGAACGACGGGGCTGGCCAGCCGCGACGATGAGTTCGGGTTCGGGCTCGGTGACATGAGCAAGCGCCTGGTCACCGCTCCCGCGACCGAGGATGCCGTCCGCTGGTCGGGATGGGGTAGTGCGCTTAAACCTGCCCATGAGCCGATCGTCGTGGCCCGCAAGCCCCTAGCGGGGACGGTGGCACAGAACGTGCTCGAGCACGGCACGGGTGCGCTGAACGTGGACGGCTGCCGGGTGGGGCACGCCGGCGCAGCTGATCTTGCCGTGTCCCGGGCGAAGAACCCCGGCCGCGGCGACACCGCAACGTCGGACGTGTACGGCGCGGGCCGCCCGCAGCAGTCGGTGAACGACGCTGGCCGGTGGCCGCCGAACGTCCTGCTCACCCACGCCGCCGGATGCCAGCGGGCCGGGACACGGCAGGTCCGCGGCGGCATGGCATCACCCAACAGCGGTGCGATCGGCAGCGGCCAGATCTACCGCACGGCCGCCGCCCGCGCGGATGGTGACTTCGGCGGTGGCTATATCGGCCCGGACGGTACCGAGACGGTAGAAGCGTGGGACTGCACGGCTGGCTGCCCGGTGGCCGAACTAGACCGCCAAAGCGGAAGCGTCCGCAGCAGCGGCGTCTACACCCCCGTCGACCACGGCCCGAACGGCAACGCTAAGGCCACCAGCTTCCCCGGGCCGGGCGTGCCCGGCAGCATGTACGCCGACGCCGGCGGTGCGTCCCGGTTCTTCCCCGTCTTCCGCTATGAGGCCAAAGCCAGCGCAGCCGAGCGGCCCCGCAACGCAGACGGCACCGCGCACCCCACGGTCAAGCCCGTCGATCTTCTCGCATGGCTGGTGCGGCTCGTGACGCCACCGGGCGGGCTGGTGCTCGATCCGTTCGCCGGGTCCGGGACGACCGCAGAGGCGTGCATCGTTGAGGGCTTCCGCTGCGTCCTGATCGAACGGGATCCCGCCTACATGGGGCTGATCCGCGCCCGGTTGCGGCGGGGGATCCAGCCAGGCCTGTTCGGTGGCGGCTAGCCGATGTGGGTCCACCGCACCGGGTACGTCAGGCCACGGTCAGAGGTGACCGTCATCTCATGGGACTGCCCGGGTAGCAGCCGGGCGAGGACCTCCGTGCCCGCGGTGGCGATGACGCGGACTGCGCCCTGATCGTCCAGCGCATCGGCGCCGCTGACGGACCGTTCGATCAGCGAATAGCCGCCGCAGCACTGGAACATGATGACGTCCCGGCCACCGCCGGGCAGGTTCGTGCTGATCGACCCGGGCGGGTCCGACGGGGTCATGGTCACCGCTTCCGCCCAGCCGCCCGCGCCGTCCCGCTGGACATCAACCCGCAAACATGCAGCCATGCCGCAAGGGTAGCGGCCCGCACCCCACCCTGACTTGACTCTCCGCGCGTACCCTGTCACGCTGCGTGCGTTAGGACAACCATGACCTGAACCCCCCGCGCGGGTTCGGGTCATTTCGCATTTCCGGGGGTGATCACCACGCTGATCACCCGCGGAGACGGCTACATCACCGGCCCCCAAGCCGCCCAGCTCGCCGGCGTAGACCCGGCCACGATCCGCAAATGGCGGCAACGCGGCCACCTGCGGGCACGCGGCCTGGACGAACACGGCAACCCGCTGTACCACCCCGACGACGTCGCCCGCGCCGACAAACACGTCCGCGACAACGGGCTCCGCACCTCCGGGATCGACCCGCGGGCGCTGCGGCAGCGGAAGGCGGCGGCCTGATGGCCATGTCCTGGTGGCCACGGCCGCAACCATGCAACCACGGCGAGATCCTCACCCAACTCGGAACCATCCAAGAATCACTGCGTGACCTGCACAGAAAGGCAGACAACCTGATGGCTGCTAGTGACGACATCGCCGCGGCGGTAGCCGCGTTGCAGAGCGAGGAAACCGGCGTCGCCGCGACCGCGGCGGACCTCACCACCGCCGCGGCGAACATCCAGGCCGAGCTGGCCGCGCTCGCCGCAGCCAATCCGTCGGTGGACACGACCGCGCTGAACGCCGCCGTCGCCGGCCTGGCCCCCGTGCAGCAGCAGCTCACGGCCGCGCAGTCCGCGGTGGACGCCCTCGAAACCCCGCCCGCTCCGCCGCCGTCCAGCTGATCAACCCCGCGTTCCGCCGCCCGGGTTTTACCGCTCGGCCCGGGCGGCGGAACACCCCCCTGCATCGGAAACATCCTGGGATACGCAAGGGATCAGACACATGCCAGCAGCCAACCCCCTGCGTGACGCGCAGGCCCTCGGCTACCGCGCCCGCGGCTGGACGTATGAGCGCATCGCGAACGAGATGGGCTACGCCAACCGTTCCGGAGCCCAGAAAGCCGTGGAACGGGCCATGGCTACCGCGGTGCGGGAAACCACTGAGGCGGCCAAGACGCTGCTGCTGGCCGACCTGAACGCGCTCAAGAAAGAAGCGTGGGGCGTGCTCGAGGCGACCCACATCACCGTGTCGCATGGCCAGGTCGTCAGGATCGAAGGCCCGGACGGTGAGAAAGTCCCCATCCCCGACGATGGGCCGGTGCTGAACGCGATCGACCGGATCGTGCGGATCGACGCGGAGATAGCGAAGATCTACGGTGCCTACGCACCGACCCGCAGCGAGGTGCTGACCATGGACGCGGTAGAGGCGGAGATCGTCCGCCTCGAGGCGGAAGTCGGCCGCGCTGCCGACTAGCAGGGCCGTGCCTGACCCATTCGCCGCGATGCGGCTGGACCGGCTGCGGCGACTCCGCGACCTGCAACGCGAGGCCGAGCGGATCAACCGTGGCGTGGCCCGCTACTACGACGACCCGGTCGGGTTCGCCCGCGACTGCATCGACTGGCACGGCGACGGACTGACCGGCTACCAGCAGGAAATCATCGGGGAACTGCCATCCCGCAAGCGCATCGCGGTCCGGGGTCCGCACGGGCTGGGGAAAGGGTGCACAGCGTCAGTTGTCATCCTCTGGTTCGCGTTGACCCGCGACGCGGCCGGGGTGGACTGGAAGGTTCCGACCACAGCCGGATCCTGGCATCAGCTGGTGCAGTATTTGTGGCCGGAACTGCACAAGTGGGCTGGCCGGCTCCGGTGGGATGTGGTCCGCGACGGCCGCCCGTTCTCCCGCGCGAACGAGTTGCAAAACCTGAACCTCCGCCTCGCTCACGGCGCCGCGTTCGCCGGGGCGTCCGCGAACGCGGCCCTCATCGAAGGTGCGCACGCCGACAGTCTGCTGTTCGTGTTCGATGAGGCGAAAGCCATCCCGGCGGGCACGTTCGACGCGTGCGAAGGCGCGTTCTCCGGCACAGGTGAGGCGTTCGCCCTGGCCCTCTCGACACCGGGGGCGCCGCAGGGCCGGTTCTATGACATCCAGTCCCGCCGCGCCGGTTATGAGGACTGGTACGCCCGCCACGTCACCCTAGACGAAGCCCTCAAGGCAGGCCGGATCAGCCCGGACTGGGCTGAGCAGCGGGCCCGCCAGTGGGGCAAAACGTCCGCGATCTACGTCAACCGCGTCCTAGGCGAGTTCCACGCCGGCGACGAAGACTCCGTCATCCCCCTCGCCTGGGCTGAGGCGGCGGTCGAACGGTGGCACGAGTGGGCCGCCGCAGGGAAACCCGATACGGGATTCCCCCGCACGGTCGGCGTCGACGTCGCAAGGACCGGCCAGGACAAGACGGTGCTCGCGATCCGCAACGGCCCGGTCCTGACGGAGCTGCGGCGGTACACCAAAGAAGACACCATGCAAACCACCGGGCATGTGATGGGTGTCCTCGAGGCGGGCCGGGACCGGACCGCGATCGTGGATGTCGTTGGTATCGGCGCGGGTGTGGTGGACCGCCTGTTTGAGCTCGGCGCGCTGGTCACCCCGTTCAACGCCTCAGGTGCGTCCCGGCAGCGGGATGTGTCTGGTGAGCTCGGCTTCACCAACCTCCGCAGTGAGGCGTGGTGGTCGCTGCGTGAGCAGCTGGACCCGTCCGCGGGCCCGGATGTGTGCCTGCCCGATGATGAGATGCTGCTGAGCGACTTGAGCGCGCCGCAGTGGGAGGTCAAGTCGGGCGGGAAAATCCAGGTCGAATCGAAAGACACGATCGCGAAGCGGCTGGGCCGGTCGACGGACGATGGTGATGCGGCGGTGCAGGCGTTCCACCCGCAATCCCTGCCGCACACGGCGTCGGTGCGGCCGTGGTCGGGTGGCCGGGATCTGGATCGTGTCGCGGCTGGGACCAGGCCGCCGTTCCAACGGCCGGAAGACAGGCACCGTGACCCGCTCGCCCCCTCGAGGCGGCCGGATGTGTGGGATGAGGATTCGTTCGCCCCGCAACCCGACGACGGCACCGCCGGCCGCCGCGGCGAGCGGCCCAACGTCAGGGGGTGGCGATGAGCAACCGCCGTAAGCTGCGCCGCGCCCGCCCGGCCGCCTGGGCAGGATGGCGGCAGATCGGCACGACCACCCCGGAGCCCGACGCGTTCCGCCCGGCGCCACCTGCGCCCCCAAGGCCGAACGTCGTCTACGGGCCGGGCGAACTGTTCATGGCGCGTCCTGGCGGCCAATGGCAGAGGATCGGCTGAAATGGCTCCGCCGATCTTGTACACCGCGCTGACCGACCTCAAGGTGTCCAGCATGACCGCGAGTTGGCCATGCCCGGCCGGGCATGTGCTGCCGTTGGATCCGGCGAAACCGTCCACCCAGCTGCTGCTAGCCGCTGGATCCATCACGGTCGCCGGGCCCGGCGCGGTTGATAACACGACCCCGGCCCGCATGGTCCGCGGCATCCCCGGCATCCGCGTCGCCGTCTCCAACTAGCACCCATCGCTCATACAGCGGGTCTGTGGTGTCCAGGCACAGGCAGGTGCAGTCCGGGTCGGCCCACACCTTGCCGCAGCCCAGGCACCGCCACCAGCCCGTCATACGGCGGGCCAGCCGTACTGTTCGGCCAGGCCCGCCAACTCGGCGGCTTTGAGCCCGTGCATCGCGACGTACAGCCGCGGCACCCGCCACGCACCCACGCCGTCCACGCGGATCGGGATGACCGCAGGCAGGCCGGCGACCACATCCAGGTACGCGTCGCGTGCGTCGCTGCTGAGCTGGTGAACGGCGCCGCATGGGCAGCCGGCTACCGCGACCAGCCGCCCGCCGTCGTCGTCGTCCGCTCCTACCCCCGTCAGATCCATGACGCCCGATGATCGCATGACACGCGGGGGGCGAGCATGGCGGACGCCCAGGTAGCCCGGCTGGCGAAGTTCCCCGACCTGAAAGCCAAAACCCGGAACACGCTGCTCGGCGGCGAGGCAGGCACACAGTTCGACCTGGGTGAGCGGCTGTTCGCCGCCTACGCCGACGGCGACGTCCTCGACTACGGCGAGTTCACCGCCCGCGACTACACCACCATGCTGTCCCGCGACGGCCAGGCTGCGGCGATCGAATCGGTGCTGACCCTGCCGCTGCGGCAGGCCAACTATGCGATCACCCCCGCCAAACACGATCAGGGTGAGGCGGAGTTCGTCCGGTCCGTGATCATGGCACCCGCGACGGCGGGCGGGATGAAAACACCGTTCGGCACGGTCATCGGGCAGATGACCTCCGCGCAGATCTACAAAAAAGCGTTCTTTGAGAAGGTGTGGGAGCGCCGCGAGTCGGACGGCAAAATCGTGTACGCCAAACTGGCGTACCGGCCGCCCGCGACGTGCGAGTTGAAGCGGGACGCGCAGACCGCCGATGAGGACGGGTTCCGGCAGCAGGTCTGGTTGTACGGCGGTGAACTGCGGACCCGGCATCAGAAAATCCCCGGCTGGGTGGACATCCCCAAAATCCGCTCCTACGTGTATATCCACGGGAAACA